ACTATTTTGTGTAAGTTTAGCTCTACTTTAGTTGTAATAAATGGATTTACTCTATTAAATGTAACATGATTTATAATCAATTCACATTCTTCCATTTTGAGTACTTCTTTTACTTTATCTTTAATCTCATCATCACTATTCTTTACTAGAAATTGAAGTACATCATTGATTCCTTTTGCTAACTTAATAGTATTGTTGTCATCATCATATAAAGAAACTTGATCATATTTAGTTATTTCTTCTTCTGTAAACTTCGTATCGGCCGTTTTTAATCCAATTATATGTTGGAGTACTAATCTTACTTTTTTGTGTACTATATCGTCTCTATCTCTGTTATAGAATGTTTCTGATATGAAGTAGAAGTTCTTTATCTTTAAACCAAAATCTAATAGTTTTTCTTCTAGTTTCTCAATTAGTGATTCATAACTCCTTTTAGAGTTTTTAGAACAAATAACATAAATATCATCTTGACTATTTTTAAGATGTCTAATATTTTCTAAGTGTATTGTGAAATCACCATTTTCGATAATATCTTTGTTCATAAACTCTTGCATTGAGAAGGCAAGTTCTGATATATTTACATTATTATTTTTAGATTTGATTTTAATCTTATTAAAAAGTTCTTCACTTAGCCAATAAGTCTGTCCGTCTATATTAAAGTTTATATTATCTCTTTTATAAACACCTTTTCTTAAAAGATTAAATTCAGACTTTGATATTCTTATCAAAGGTTTATTAGGAGTTCGTGTATTTACTATCCAAACTTTACTATTCATTGTTATTAGACTATTAAGGTCAAAGAAGTGTGCGTTCATAGTACTATATATAAATAAAAAAACCTATCTTTTATGATAGGTTTTTATTTTTTATCTTAAAAACTTTTTACTTAGTGCAAAATCATATAACACTGGTAAGTTTAAATATTCTATAAAGTATTTTCTCATATCTTCTAATGTTTTAGATCTTTTTATAATACTCACAACTAATAATCCAAATTCTTCCTGGAAATCTAAATAACAATCACACCAAGGTCTATTATAATTTTCTAATGTCTTCCATTCTTTCTCACCACCTGTTAGCCAATACAAACTTTTTTCTGGAGATATATTATCAATATTCATTTCTTTAATCTCAGTTTTCCAAACTTGGTCGTTTGCATCACAACTTCTTAATAATAATGAAACTGCTTCTCCTAAATCTGTTGTCATTTCCCTACCTATTTCGAAGAACCATTCATTTCCTTCTCTGCTAATTATTATTGTTTTGTCATCGTAAATGATTTTAGTTCCAATTTCTTTCAGTAAAGTCTTTTTCTTTCTCATAGTTAGTAATTATTTTTATCTAGATAGGTTTATTCAACCCACTCTTCCAAGTCCCTTTAAAAAATCCATCTTCCCAAATGCCGTTTTCCCATGTTCCATGAAAAGCACCATTCTTGAATATCCCGTATTTCCAATCTCCATATTTAAAGATACCTTCGTGCCAAATTAAGGTTTCTTTCTTAATTTCCACAATAGCATTCTCGACCTCGGAATCAATTAACCAATTGAATCCAAACTCTTTTAATTTCTTTAAAATTTCTGATTTTGATGTGATAGATTTATCACTATATTTAAGTTCTATAATTCCCATTCTAAAATAATCTTTTTACAAGTATATATATTTTTTGACACCTGACATTCTTTTTCATTTTATCTAATTTTTCCTCAAAAATGATGATTTCACTTTGAAAAAAATTAAAATAAAATAAAAAACCAAGATTGCTCCTGGTTTTTTATAATAATTTGAATATAACATTTACTTCAGAAGTTATTGTATCAAAAGATAATTTTTCAAAATATTCTTTATTTATTTTTTGTGGTTTCCCTGAGATATTTATATTAATATTCCACCCAGTTTGTTGAGTGAATAGATTATCATCCCCAATCGGTGTTTGTTCTTTTCTATAAACAAAATAAACATCTAATATGTTATAATGTCTCATAACACGTTCTACCATAAATAATAAATGATCTTTAACATCACCAATAATGAAATTATTCTCGTCAGTTTTATTTTCATCACCTTGTCTAACTTGTTTTTCGACTTTAATTCTAGCCTCAGTTTTTCTTTCACCAAATATGGTTTCTCCACCATGTCCTCTTTCAACTGAGTTTTCTACAAATGATATAGTTATAGTAAAGTCATCCTGTAAATAGGTAATAGAATCCAGTACAAACTCTTTAAATTCGGACTGTTTTTCTTCTGAACCAGTTAGGTTATTTTCGGTATTGGGTTCTTGTTCTTTAATTTTATCTTTTATAAATGTTTTAACTTTATTGATAAAACCTTCGTGTGTTTTTATATACTTCATAATTAATATATTTTTATAAGAAAAGTTACTTCATTTATTTCTTCATTATCTGATAGTTCTTCAAACTCTTCAATTGATAATTTTTCTTCTTCTATTTTAACTAACATTTGTACCTTATCATATGTTTTTTCAACTAACTGTGATGTTAGAAGAATATATTCTTTGACTTCTGATAAGTTAAAACTACTTTCTTCATCATCTTCAATATTTCTAAATATATTTACTTTGAATATGGTCTTGTATTTACCGGTAACCAATTCTCCTTCTTTATTTACATAAGTATCATTTTCGCTAAATCCTACCTCTATTTTAAATCTATCATCATCTGATAAATAAGTTACTTCATTTTTAATTAGTTTTGATAAGTCTGCTTTTGGAAATTCATCTGGTAAACTAGGTTTTAATTCAAATAAAATATTGATTAGTTCGATAACCTCGTGAGTATCTAAGTCTTCTGGGTTAGTATATTTTATCTTACCGGTAAAATTTTCATATGTTTTTAAGTTTATCATATGATTATATATAAAAAAAACCAGGTGATTTACCTGGTTTTAATATTATTTTTGAAATTTCATCAATCTATCAACTTCTGTATAATCCTTTCTATCTAATGCCTCATCAATTAAAGATTGTAAGTCTATTTTTCTTAATTTTGATAAGTCTTCAGTAACAAGTACATCATTATTATCTTCTTTTTGTTTATTTCTTAAATACTCAATATATCTATCGAGACTAGGCATTCTGATGTCATAACCTTTTTCTAGAAAATATAAGTAAGCATTTATTGATCTTTCATTTTTTGGTACTTTTGGTACTTTTACTGGCTTCATATTTTTTAATCTATCATAGATTTTTTTAGTAACTGGTGAGAAATTATTAAAAACCATGAATTGTGGGTCATGTAATTTATTGGTATATTTACACATTAGTTGTTCTTCCATGCCAATAACTTCACCTGTATCAGTTGCGATATACAATTTATTAGAACCTGTATTTTTATCACTTACTAATACTTCAAATCCCCAAGAATAGGTTTCTGAAATACTAAAAATTTGTCTTAAATCCATTGTCTTTAGATTTATACAAATTACCTTATCAATATTAAAATCCGCCATAGTTATTTTTATTTTTACAAAGATATAAATAAATTTTTAAATACAAAAAAATGATACTTAATATTTTATATATATACTAAAAATTTTTTTATCATAATGAGATATTTAAACAAAAGAGAAGATTTCTTAAAAAAGAAACAACATATACAAGGAGTTCCATATGAAACATTATTAGAGATGACATCAAGTGCTGGTCCATTTGCAAATGATGTTGGTTGGAATGACTCTTTATTAGGTCGTTTAATAAATCATACTATTAGAAAAGCAAGAATCGCTGCAAAAGTGCCTAGAATAAAAAGCTTAATTAGTCAATTAAAAGATGAGTTTGAACAAATTGTAGGTCAGGCTAAAGTTTATAGTTTATCTGCAGAGGATCAACAGTTGGTAATTCAAATAGAACTAGATGTTTTCTTTAAAGAACTAATATATGCAGTTGAAAATAATTTTAAAGTTGGTATTTTAAAAGGATTGACTGATGGTTGTATCAAAAGAGTAACTGATATGGCAGAGTTTGATAAAAAAACAGTTCTTTTAGAAGAGTTGAAGAAATTTAGAGAATTTTTAGATCAATTTAAAGATGATCAGGGTTCAAATGATGATGAAGAAGATACTAGTGATGAAAAAGATTCTATTGATACTGGTAGTACCACAGGATATGTTACAATGGTTAAAAATTTAAAAGCACTTGCTTTAATTTTGGCTAACTATACAAAGGTCAATACTAAAGTATCAACCTCTACAAAAACTGGTAAACCAACAAGTACATATATTACTGTTGCGGGAGATACTTTGGTTAAGATCCAAAATAACCCTAAAATAAACCCTAATAAATTAGATACGGTTACAATTAGAAGTAAAAATCCTGGCAAATTAGATAAGTATAAACAGGATAATATTACTATGGCTGCAGGTATTACACTTGTTATGGAGGCAACTGTAGATACAATTGGAACAGGTGGGTCTGCAAACAGAGGAACTGTAGTTGCAGGTGAAGACCATTTAACTCAGGCATTCAATAAATTGAAAAAGGATATTGAAGTTTTAATTTCTACAAAGGAAAAAGGAATTGGTGTTGATTATAATTTTATCAATGATATTGCAACAAATTCAAATAATACTACTAATAAGGAACTTATAAAAAATCTTTATAATGAGATAAATAGATATTTGGTTGGTGATAAAAAGGCTACAATACAAGAAAAAGATAAACTTTATACTGAAGGTATTGAGGTACTAAATGATAAGAATAAAACAGTAGTTGTTGCTGAGAAAATTGCAAGATTTGCAAAAAGAGCATTTCAGTTTGAGAAAGAAAACCTATATGGTGGTTTAGGTGATTTAAAAGTTCCATTACAAACATTTGTAACAACCTTGAGAGAAATAAATAAACTACCTATAGTTACTGCTAAAAAGGAATCACTATTAAATTACCATTTATTTTTAGAAGCTAAAAATATATTAGATAATAAAGGTAATAAACAAGAGACAACTGATGGTGATACACCTGCAAGTGCAACTGCATCACAGACACAAGTAAAAGATGATGGTAAAGGTGATGTTAGTGATGTATCTGCAAAGATATTAGAGTTTTTTAATAAGACTTGTATTGAAGTAAGAGCTTATACTGTTTCAGAAGAAGAAAGAAAAGCAATACAGACTAAGATAGATCAAGTAAAAACAGAGGATGGTAAAAAAATAGAGATGACAATAGATCCAATTATTGCAATTATGAATCTATTCATTAAAGCTTATAAGATTTATACTGTTAAAACTATTACTAAAAGAACTGAGAATGTCGATACAAATACATTATCTGAATATACGTCATTCGGTGGGAATGAAGAGACTGGTAGATCAGGTCCTTATAGAAATAATAAACTATTTGATATGTGGGAAGAAGCGGTAAATAATATAAGAAAAGACCGTAAGTACCAAGCGATCTTTACTGATAATGCAAATTTAAGATTACCGAAAGTAACAGATCCAGATCCTGCTAACCCAGAAGATTGGACTATTAAACCTAAGGCAGGTGCATCATTTAGAAAATTCATCAATGATGTGTTAGATGGTGATACGTTATATAAAAATTCTTCAAAAACAGGTGCTGTTGCTACATTTATTGAAAAATATTTTGGAGATGGTACTGTTACTGAGAGTTCTGCTAAAGATCTTGATACTGCTACGATTGCAGAAAATGTTGAGAATGCTACTGCAATTGCAGCAAATGCGATTAAATTAGAATTAAAAAAACAAACTGATATTGCAGCAGAGTCAAATACATTCTTTACAATAGAGGGTAAAGGTGCTTCTGCAACAGATAAAGACACTTTTAATAGAGATATACAAAGATCATTCTTTATAGAGAAGGTTGCGGCTGGTTATGTTTGGATTATATCTACAACATATTTAAAGAAGTTTAATACTTATTTAGATTTATTGGAACCAAAACATGAAATTGGTCAAGGTGATTTTCCAAAACCTTTAAATAATGATAGAAGTGGTGAATTATACTATACTAAGATATCTATTGAGAATTTCAAAAAATTAGAATCTGGTCAGAAGTTAGCTATAGTTACGATAGATTCAAAAGGTATTCAGTCTGAGGTAGATAATATACAGATAACGAATATTTATACACTTAATAAAGTAGAAGGTGAAGAACTATATAAACTTTCTGATGAGGAAAGAACTAAGTTTAATGGAATTCTTAATAAATCAGGAATAAAAAGTGATGTTAAATCCGAAGTTGATAAAAAAACAGGTACTGAAATAAAACCAATATAATGAAACATTTAAAAAAATATGATATATTCTTAGAAGAAGCTGAATTTGATGTTCAACCTACAGATACTCCGGATGTTAAAGTTGCAAAAGATGGTATGAATACTATGAAACTTAATTTAGATGAGTATAAGACAAAGAAATCTCTAATTGATAAGTTATACTTAGAAGTAAAAGATCCTACTCAAATTGAGATTAAGTTAAAGCAAATACTGGGAAATACTGATATACAGAATGGTAAAGATAGAAATCCTTTTTTAGTAGAGTATGCACACTTGGCAAAGTTAAAGGCTGATGTTGAATCAATGAAACAACAAAATGTATATGATAAAGCATTTATTGATGATTTTAATCAAGAGTTAAGAGATTTGGATGCAAATAAGAGTAATGATCCCGCACAAAAATTAGTTATTACTAAAAAAATAGCGGATGTAAATAAAAGAATTATAGATAGAACTCCTAAATTGACACAGATTCAAAATGATTTTAATAAAAGTTTTATGGAACATACTGCTAAAATCAACAAGATAGGTTCAGATATGACCGAATATATCAAAAAAATATCTAATGTTAATCAAAAATAGAGAAAATATGATTTTTTTCTTTTAATATATACATTAAACTAAAAAATTAAAATAAAAAATATGGCAATTCAAATTGGAAAATACAAAAGACCTGGTATCTTCATCGAAGAAATTGACAAGTCTGTATTCAGTACAGCTACTGTAGAAGGAATAAATAACCTTGTAATGGGAGTTTCTAAAAAAGGACCTGTTAATACACCGATTAGACTAACAACTGTAAACGACTTGGAAACAGTTTTCGGTCAGTTGGATAGAAACTTGGAAAGAAAAGGTTCGTTTTTTCACAGAACAGTTTCTAAAATGTTAGAAACAAGTCCTGTTTATGCAATGAACTTATTGATAACTGATGATACATTAGATATTATTGAATATAAATCTTTGTCTTCTTCTGCATTAAAAACTAATGATATTAAGAGAGAAGGACCTTATAGAAGATTCTTTGATACAACTGGTTTTTGGAAGAGAGATACTGAATCATTTATCAATCTAACAAAAAATAATACTGGATACTCTGATAGAGCATTTAGTTTTACTAACTTATCTGATAGATATATTACAGTTTTTGTAGTAAAAACTGCTGTATCTGGATTTGATAGAACTTTATTAGAATGGTATGGTTCTGTTGAAAAAATGCCGGCTTATGTAAGCACTGTAGATTATGCATCTGACTATATGGTTGATGTTGTAGTTGTAGGTGGTGATTGGTCTAACTACAGAGAGTTGGCGGTTGATAACAGATGGGGTCAATATTTTAATGCAGATGGTTTAATTAAAGAACAATTAAGAAATTTTGCAAATGATAGAAATATGACTTTATTAGCTTATTATGAAGGTTTGTCATTGATTCCATATTTTAGAGATTTAAACGGTAAAAATATATTTATCGAAACAACAATAAACAGAGATACTGATTCAACAGGTTTATACTGTGCATTTAATGCAGATTTAGTAGAACAAGACTTCTATACAGGTTTAGTTGACCTTATAGGTGGTACTTTAGTTGGTTCAGAACAAAAAACTATTGATTTCTTATCTTATAAAGAGACTATTGTAGAGTCAGTGGAATTTGAACAAGTTCCATTAGATTTACCTGGAAATGTTGTTGCATTATTTGGTACTTATTCATATATTGATCAAATGGGTCACGCATATGGAGACCCTGCTCAATCTGGTGTTGTTACTAATGGTAAAAACAGAACAGCTTGGTTTACAGAGGGTGCTGTATTACACGTTAGTGTTTTAGAAGGTGCTAACCCAGGATCTGGATATACTTATGGTGGTTCTGGTACGTCATCAACAATAAACGTTAAATATTTAGCGGATGATTCACAATTTGAACCATTCTGTATTATAGGTGGACAATATGTTCCTGTAGTAGGTGGTACTGTATCAACTACATTAAAATCAATAAATTATCCTTATAGTCATGCAACTGCAAGTTATACAACTGCATTTACTCTTAACTCAAATGGAGTTATTTCAAGTGTTAGTAGTTATACTGCTAATCGTAATCCATCAGTTGGTGCAAGTGATATAGTTTTAGGTTACTTAACATTTGATGTTTTTGAAAGTGAATTTGTTGAATCATCAATTGAATTCTCATCTTCTGCAATAAGCACATCTGGTGGTATTTTTGATTATGTTGATCCAAGTTATGTTGATGGTGTTTACCTTACTCAAGGTGTTTATAATGACTTTGGATTTGGTACAAACTCAACAGTTCATGATTATTATGTTTATGATTTAAGTGATACTCCTGGTTATTCACAAGGTGATGTTCAAGTAGTTTTCTGGGGAACAAATGCTGCCGCAGATTCTAAAAACTATAATCAATATAGAAAAATAAAAATGTTTAATACAATTTTATCTTTCATCAATAGTTCTTATAAAGATAGAGCTACTATGGTTGTGAGTGAAGATATAACTGGAAATAGAACTAAGAAAAGTTTAGCGGATATGACTGTAACGAATATAGTTACTGCAACATCTCAAAACAAATCTTTTGTATTAAAAACTGGATTATCTGATGTATCTTATATAGCTGGACATGGTAGATTGATTTTCTACAAAGTAGATAATGAATTTATACTTGGACAAAATCAATTACGTACTCAAAATATTTGTGCGACTGATTTAGTTGGTGTTGTTGCAAAATACTCAACATTCTACGAAAAATACTTTAATGGTTTAATCAATACTGGTGACTTCTTCTATGATAATAGATTATTTACTGATGCTGGTGGAACTAACCCAGAGGTTATCCTTGATAGTGCGGGTAATATTGCAACAGTAAATGTTACTTTTGTAAATGGTGAGGCTTCTCCAAGTCCAACTAACATAACTGCTGCATCTGGAATTACTGGTGATTATGCAGGTTATAACTATATTGTTTTCGAATCATCTGTTGGTGGTGTTGCATCAGAAGCAGCATTAGATTTAGGACCATTGGAAGAAATTTCATTCCCTCAGTCTGAGACTAATACTGGTGTATTTACAATAACTCAAAATAGTGTTAATCCTACAGATAGTGCAGTTGAATTGGCACAGGCATTAGGATTCACTTCAAGTAATAATTTCTTTGCATACCAAGTATCTGAGAATGTTACATTTGAACAAGTAACAGATGTTACTATGGTTTATAATAATTTAGATAAACACTATTTAGAAATGCTTCTTAATTTAGATGATACTTTAGAAGTAAACTTCCTAGACAAGAGCTTATCTTCAGTAGAAAATATTGATGTCTTAACTAACTTTACATTTAATGTTCAGTCAGAATTAAGTAACTTAAAACAAACTATTGAAATTGAAACTCCTTCTGGATATGTTGAAGTACCTAATAAAATTTTAGTAAACGGTGCAAGATATACTGAATTAAAAGTTGGTGATTTCTTATTAACTGATAATGAAGGTGTTGATTTAGTACTTGGTCAAACAATACAAAGAAATCTTACAAGAATTTTAAGTAAAAGACAATATGCCGGTGATACTAGTTTATCTGAGATTACTTGTGATGCGAAAATATTAAAGAAACCATACACTAATGATAATGGTGGTTTAGACTATCAAACAACAAGATATTCAACTGTTGATCAATATACAACAACTTATAAAGGTATTGCAATGAAAGGATTTAGAATTAGACAAGCTTCTTTACCAGATGGTACAGAAACTAAACAAAACCAAGTTTTAAACTTAGTTGCTAAAGGAACTCCTTTATTCAAAGCTTTAATAAATAAAGAAGCATTTGACTTCAGATATTTAATAGATTCATTTGGATTAGGTTTAACTGAAAGATCAAAACAACAATTAGTAGATATTTGTGGTGAAAGATTAAACGTGTTTGGTTTTATAAATATGCCATCATTAAAATCATTCAAAAACTCTTCATCTCCTAGTTTCGTAAACAGTGAAGGTACTTTACAAGTAGAGTTTATTGCTAAAGGTGGAGACCCTGAAAGTAACCCTGCATTCCTTTACTCATTCGGTGATGGAACTGGTGTTTCTACAGTTGGTTATTTCACACCTTACGTAACAGTGAATGATAATGGTAGACCATTAGATTTCCCACCTGCATCTTATGTAGCAACTACTTATATGAGAAAACATATTTCTAATGTAAGTTCAGTTACTCCTTGGACAATTGCAGCTGGTGTTACAAATGGTAGAGTTACTAATATTGCTGGTGTTGAACACGAATTTGATCCAACAGATATTGAATTCTTGAATCAAGCACAAATGAACCCAATCGTATTCAAAAGAAATAGAGGATATGTTATTGAGACAGAAAACACTGCTTTAACAATTTATAAATCAGCATTATCTTTAATCCACGTGAGAGAAGTATTAGTTGAGTTAGAAAGAGAACTTTCTGCAATGTTACTTGATTATCAATGGAAATTCAATACTCCTGATGTTAGAGCTGAAATTAAATTAAGAGCTGACGTTATTTGTGAAACTTATGTAAACAGAAATGGTTTATTCAACTACTTCAACAAAATGGATGATGAGAATAATACATCTGATATTATTGATAGTCAAATTGGAGTTCTTGATACTTATGTAGAACCAATTAAAGGTATGGGTATCATTGTAAACAATGTTACAATTTTAAGAACTGGTGCTATTGCGGCTGGAGGATTCCAAAACGCATAATCACTTAAATAAATATTAAAACCCTTAGAGAAATCTAAGGGTTTTTTATTTTAAACCAATTAGTTATTATTTAATATAATAGAGACATTGATTGTATCAATATATAAATAAAAAATAATAATTAAATTATGTCAGATAATAAGAAAGATATGAGTGAAGAAGATTACCTAAAAAGACATTTAGGTGATATAGACACTAATAAAAAAAGTAATACACCAAGTTCATTTGATGATACTATCACTGAACCAGTACTTGAAAGTACAAGAACTAGTGACCTACAATATTTTAGTTTTGATGTTAGAGACTTTCCTTGTGGAAAATTCTATCCAATTGGAACTATGTTTATGGTTAGACCTGCACAAGTTAGAGAAATTCAGGCTTACTCAATGGTGGATGATAATAACTTCTATGATGTAGTTGAAAAAATGAATGATATGTTACAAGCGTGTGTTCGTATTAAATATACTGATGGTAGAATAGGTTCTTTTTTAGAAGTGAAAGACCAAGATAGAATTTATTTAATTTTCTTAATTAGAGAACTAACATTTCAACAAGGTAATTCACTGACTGTAAATGCAAAGTGTACTTGTGGTGAAGAATTAGCAATAGAATTAAAAAGAGACAATTTTAGATTTCATAAAATTGATGAAAAATTAGACAAATTTTATTCACCTGCATCAAGTTCATTCTCGTTTAAAACAATCAATGGTGGTCAATTTGAAATAACTCCACCAAATATTGGATTGCAAAAAGCGTTTACTGATTATATCATTAAAGAAAATAATGAGAAAAATACACCTAATTTAGCTTTCTTAAAAATTATTCCATTTATGTTAAATGGAAGATCAAGTATCACTTTAGATGGTATTAAAGCAAAATTAAAAGAATTTCAAGAAATGGATGATATTTCATTTCAATTTTTAAATGCCGCAATTGGTAAAATGACTTTCGGTATTGAAAAACTTGGTAAGGCTTGTACGTGTGGTGAGGAGGTTACCACAGAGATGCAGTTTCCCAACGGAACGTCAGGTATTTTCGTTATTCATGATGCCTTTGAAGCATATATTAAAGAATAAATTATTACTTCAAAAACACTTTCATACTCAGGAAGCTGCTATGGACGAATGGCCTTTTTGGATGTTAGAAGAAAACATTAAACTAGTTAATGAAATTCTTGAAGAAGAAGAGAAAAACCAGAAAAAAGAAGAAGAGGGTCAAAGAGGCTCAATGCCTGACACTAGTTCAATGATGAAAAGTGCTCAAAGTATGACAGGAAATATGCAAATGCCTAAATTCTAAAATAAATAAAATAAAAAAAATCCATCAATTTGATGGATTTTTTTTATTTTAATATAAGATGATATTAGTAACCTGAAACCAACGGTGGGTTGATTGTAAAGTTATTATCAATATACTCATCAATGAAGTAATCATATGTAAAAGTACCACTAACATTATCTTGAATGTTATTTGAAGACCAGTCAAGTGAGAATCCTGTTAGTTTGTATAACTGACAGTTTTGGAAAGTAACTCTTCTTAAAACAACTCCTTTTTTATCGTGTTGATTTACAATAATAGTACCAATCAAATCACTTTTATAGTGAAGTGCACCATTTTGAGAGTTGAATGCTAAGTCATACCAAGCTTTCATAGTATTCCAGTTCTCCATAGAACCCTGTTGATTAACATTAACCTGAATAGGAATTGTAATCTCACCAGAGGTTTTTGTAGGAGTTGAAAGAAACTCTCTTGTAGAGTACTTAAATCTCTGTTGTTTAGAGGTTATATCAAATTCAGTTAAGTTAAGGTCTATCTTAGTTGCATTTTGTAACAATAAGATTGGATCTCTACCTTGTGCTTGTAAGATAACAGGTAATATAAATGTTATCTCAAATAAGTTTAAATATACTACTTCATCAGGAAGAGTTCCTGGTCCTCCAGGTGAACCTACTCCTTGTAATTGGGTAAAGTGAGGTAATGGCATGTGTTTTTTAATTATTTTTTGTTTAACTTGAATAACAAATTATTAAATTATATATTTACTTTTCTGTATTCTCTATCTCTATATATTATAATAAAAAAACGTTTTTTTTCTAACTTTATAGATAAATATCATATAAATAAAAAAGAATTTTTATTGATGAGAGTTTTTATGATAACTGATACACATTTCGGTATTTATCTGAATAATTTAGATAAGTGGTTGAATATGATGGAGTCAACGTTTTATGAGTTTGTTATACCTTACTTAAAAGAAAATGTAAAAGAAGGTGATGTTTTAATACACCTTGGTGATTTATTTGATAATAGAACCAGTTTACCTATTATTGTCTTAAATAAAGTAGAAAAAATACTCAGAGAATTGGCTCAAATTCTCCCTATTCATATAATGGTTGGAAATCATGATCTTTGGAATAAAGGATCGAATGAAGTAAACTCTGTTAGATTATATGGTTATATTGATAACATTACCGTATATGAAGAAACAACAATCTTACAATTAGGTGGTCAAAGAATCGTTTTAATGCCTTGGGTTGAGAAACGTTTAGATATGGTAAATGAAATTAGAGCAAATCAAGGAGATTATTTAATGTGTCACTCTGACTTAAATGGATGTAAAATGCACCTTAATTCGGTTGCACATAGAAACGCGGATAAGATTGATGTAGAAGATTTTAAGTCATATAAGAGAGCTTTCTCTGGTCATATACACATTCGCCAGGAGAATAGTAATTTCACGTTTATAGGGTCTTTATATCAAATGGATAGAAATGATTTTGGTGATCAAAAGGGAATAACAATGTTAGATTTATCTGATGATGAAGTTACTTTTATACCAAATACATATTCACCAGTATTCAGAAAATATAATGTTATTAGTGAGACTGATGTTGATGGATTGGATGCTTTAAGAAATTCAAAAGATTATATCGATTTATCTATTTCAAATAACTTACTTATTAGCAATAGAAAGTTAAGAAGAAAATTAGAAGTTTTATTAGAGAATAGTGGATTCTCTTCAGTTGATTATATTGATGATATAGTTACTAAAGTTGACGAATCAGTTGATTCAACACCTGATGAAGAATTTGATGAAGAAAAATTAGACATTTCTATACAACTTGATTATGCAGATTATATAAAAGAGTATATAAATAAACAAAAGTATGATAATGATACTTTTAGAGAAGGAGTAGTAGCTGAATATGATGAGGTTATTAGAATTTATAATGAGAACTATAGTTCTAAAAAAGATTAAAAATGAGAGCAGAAAACGTATTTAAAAGAATTACAAATGGAATACTATACAATCGTAATTTAAAGATTTATACAAAAGATTATTTACAAGGAATTGTAAGAGAACTTGAACAACAAGAGCAGTTTGAGAAATGTATAATACTAAATGATTTTATAAGTAAAAGATTTAACCACGAGTTAAATTACAAAAACCCTATTAGATAATAGGGTTTTTATTTTTAAAATTTTATAAATAATACTTGTACTGGTATACCAAGTTGAAGAGCTATAGTAGACCTTTTGTGTCCTCCAATCAATCTATTATCATTACCTTGATTGTCCTTTAAGTTTATAACAAAGGGCGTGGGTAAAGATATTTTACCATTATTTTTAATCAAATCATCATAAGTTATTAAGTATCGTTCAACATCTGCTTTAATTGGACAAGTAGGTAATGCACTTTTTAGTTCTTCAATACCTTTTATACCTTTATTTTTAACTTGAAAAGAACCTTTCCATCCTCCCTTTCCAGATGTACTACCGAATATTTTTGTTAAATCTCCCATATTTCCGGTTGAATCAACATCTTTCCAAGTAACTACACTACATGATTTTATAAAATTTGATACTTCTTTTATACAAGTTGGATCACCGCCCTCTACAATACCATCTTTATCTGGAACACCAACTATATCCTTTTTAAATTCAATGTTTCCAAATCCTAAACTTTCAGGATTTTTATTTAACAATAGTTTTTTAATTTCTTCCTTATCGGTTGTTTCTTTTTTAAGATAATTTTTTACTACATAATGAAAAACACTAGGTATTTTAGCATAAACCCTATCAAAGTTATCTGGTTTAAAAAACAACTCCATATTATTTATCAACTCATGTAGTTCTGATAAAATTGTTTTATCATCTGGTGTAACCCAATCGATTTCAAATTTCATCTCATTTTCATCTAGTATGAATGATTCATATACTTTTAAATACCTCATAATTTTTGTAATTTTATTTTCAAATCTCCAGTTCCTTTTATAACTCTGTGATAAACACCCATTGGTATAAAAACTTCACCTTGAATAACTTTAGGTAATTCATCATCTAATTGTACTTGCCAATCTGTTTCACCAATAGATTCAATTATTCTATCTTCTCTATCACGATGCCACATAAACTCACCAGAGTCAGTATCTTGTTTAAACTCTCTGATAAATACATTATCTGATATGATTTCTTCTTTAAATGGTAACATTTAACTTACTATATTTTTATATCTTTCTTTGAATTTATCAATTTTATCTAACCAATTATCTTTCACATCACAATCTTTTACATATTTTTTAACTCTTGGTTCGATATATAATAGAAGTTCTCTTATTTGTCCTATAAATGTGGATAACATTTTAGGATTATTATATAATAAATTAAGATTATCAATTAGTTCTGCATATGTTTTTCCATTTATAAGAGGTTCTCTAAGTCTTTTCATCATAGAACTCAATTCATCAGTTGCGGTTTGATCGACACCCATTTTAGTTATTTGTGAAAATCCCATTGTTATCAACATACCAAAATCAAACAAAAAATCATTGATAAATTTTTTGTTAGTAGATTCAAATATTTTATATTCTTTTAAGTATTTCATAGTTTACCAGTATCCAGGGTAAGTTTTTCCACCCCACAGATGTCCGTATTTATTTATTCTACACGCCCAATAACCTGCAGTAGTTCTATCTTTTTTAGTTGAACACTTATGTCTAGCAGCAAAAGAACTTCTTGCTTTAGGATTACTTACCTTGGCAGTTAAACCACCATGAACATCACCAAATGAAATCTTTTTAACTTTTCCAGTTTTAGGATTTTTAACAAAAACTTGGTATTTTTTAGTACCACCTCTCATTGGATAATTTAACTTAACTTCTCTACCTTTATATTCTGCTTCATTTAACTCATATATAGTTTCCATTGGTAAATCTAATGGAACTATTTGGCCTTCATACTCAGCAAATCGACCTATATCAGTTGATTCAAATAGCTCGGTGTCTAATTCAGATAATTCGATTTGATTTGCATCAAATAATTGTCTTGCTTCTTTAATTAGATTAAAGTATTGATTAGATCCAGGCCTAAATACATTTTCTACAATAGGTTTATTATTATCTATGTGATATTGTAGATTTTCTGATATTCTACCAGAGAATGATTCAAATAGTTTTAAGTACTTCATATAAGTAAATAATTTTTTAGTATATATTAAATATCAAGAACTCAAAATTTAATATATAATCAAAACTCAATAAACTAAATGTCTAGCCACGAAAATTTATATTTCTTTAATAAACAAGGAGACGCTCTAAACTTCAGATATGATGAAACAACTCAATTATTTCAAGGAGATATCCTTTTTGATGAGAACTCAACAGATACTTTTAAAACATATGCTCTTTATACATTAGAGAGAATACCATCATTTGAATTTGAATCACCAGGTGAACTAGGAACTAATAAATTTCAGTTGTTTAACGAGTATGGCTTCCAATTTTATGGATGTACAAACTCATTAGATAAACAAATAACTAAGATAGAACCAGTAAATAATGATCCTGATTTCTATTCTAAATGGATATATGGTAATAACTTTGAGTCTATATTTCCCGTTGGAACTTTGGTTATATTTAATCAATCATTATTAGAGTTTACTAATACAGAACAAACATTTGTTGTCGTTGGTACAAAAAAGAATGCCATTCTAATTATATCAACAGTAGATAACTCTACTTTTGAGACCACATATTACGGAGACTATTCAGATAATTCCCTTTATGTAGGTAAGACTATATCCGGTATAAATGCAGTTGGTATTTATAACTATATTGATACAAATTATGTAAATAATCTATCACCTTGGAATGAACCAAACTTCTATGATAAAGTTTATAGAGGTAAAAAGTTAAATGTAGTAAATAGCAATATAAATGATGGTATTTATACTATAAAGGGTCCGGAGATAACAGATATAATTCATTTTGAATATTTAACTAGTCCTGCTTTATTACCTACGAACTCTGATTTAATTATTGAGGTTGTTTTAGGAACAGACTTGCCAAAATTATATGATGGTGGATTAGAAATAACTGCTGATGGTAAAATATTAGTAACTGATTATATACACTATCCAACTGCACTAAAATCGGGACAAGAATTTAAAGTGGTTGGTTCTGTAACAAATGAAAACTTTTTTACTACTGTTGATACTTATGACTTCACTTCAAATAATAATATAAAATTTTATAATTTGGATGATCAAGTTACATTTAATGGTAAGTTATACCAATGTGTTCTGGCTTATACTCATAGTCATGCGGATGAGTCAACTAGGTTTATAAATCCTAGTAATGATAATATACACTGGTCAAATCCAACATATATAAGAGTAAATGAGTCGACAGTGGATGAATCATTATTATTTGCTCAAATATATTTAACAAAGGAAAAGTATTACTACGATTATGGATTTACACAATCCAGTTCGGCAACATTAGCAGCTGCTGCGGAAAAATATAAAACCGATTTAAGTATATTTAATGTTGATCTTTATTATGATAAAGGTTATTTGAAAGGAGATTTAGTTTATCCAAGTAGATATGCGGTAGTAAATTTTTATCACACACAAGTTGGACCTACATATTCAATTGGAGATGAATATAGATCATTTGAGAGACTTATTGAAGTAAATGAGACTCTTATACCAGAATTTAATTATGATTATTCTGAGAACTTTAAATACAATATTGTTTTTACTGATTTAGATGAGTATGGTTTAAAGATAATCATAAACAAAATGGTATATGAAGAAGAAATATCTTATGTTTATACCGGTATTGGTTTGGATTTACCAAGAACAATTGATAGAACACTTAGAAATTGGCTAACAAGAAATTATATTACTTTATATAAATTAGGTATAAATGCTGAATTGGAATATACATATGTTGTTGGTGGTCCTATTAGTTCAGTGTTTTTCAATTCTATTGTTATTAAAACTGAATATCCAAATGTGCCAATTGATGTTAGTTCTGTATTAGTTGGAACTACTGCAAATTATTTTATTGAACATTCAAGGGTACTTTTTAATAATTTAGGACCTTCTTTAAATGTAAAGATAAATAATAAAGATTACATTGTACAAAGTACAACATCCTCATTATCTACCGCAACAGCATCGGTCTTTGATATTCCACTAACTTTGAAATCTTGGGTTGATTTATATTCAAATGATTTAAAAGAGTATGGTTTTTTTATTAGTAATATAAATAGTGTTTTAAAGTTTGATATTAAACAAACTGATGTTGCGTTTGATTATACTATTATAACAGGTAAAGTAAATTTACCAGGTTTAGATGATTATAGAATAACTAAAAAGATAAAGGGTAATCAAGGTACTTTGGTTACTTCTAATGAAGTTATTTTATCTGCAACATCATCTTTATCATTTGAGCAGGAAGGATTCGCTACAGGTATGGTATTTTCACTTAACAATACATATTGGCCTTGGATGAATCAAGAGTTTGCTATTGAGTTTTTAGATCCACATGTATTAAATTTGAGTTATCAAGGTCCTTTTTGGGATTATAACAATACAATTTGTAATAAATCACCATTTGTTACTATCGCATTTAATTTAGGATTTGGACAGACAGAGTGTGATCCAATTAGTTCTACTGGTGGTGGCCAATTTAACCAGTATCAGTTTAGTGATACACAATTTAATATAAACTTCTATCCTAACACTTATACAGTTACTGAATATGAATCAACTACTAATTTAGTTGATATTAAATATATTCAACTATCGGAGACTGTACTTTCTTTGGGTGACGACTTGGTTATACATGATTCATATAGTGGAACATATATTACAACAATTACTTTGGATGGTAATACTGATAGTATTAAAATGGAATTTAACCCTATAAATAATTATGTTTATTGTTTATCTTTAAATAAAGTATGGATTGTTGATCCATCTACTAATTACTTACTTACGTCATTCTCTTTAGTTTATAATGCAGTTGATTTATTAGTAAACCCTGATAGCGGTGATGTTTATATTAGCTATAGTAATTTATCAAAGGTTCATATCTTTAAATCTACAACGTTTAATTCGGTACAAGATTATACAGTTGATTCTGTATTTGGTAGTACTGGTAAAATGTGTTATAATGAATTTGAAAATGATATTTATGTTGTTACACTTGATAATATTTTAAGAATAGATGGTAACACAAGACAACTACAAACGGTTTATAATTTACCAGGAGTTATTGATTATATATTATATGAGCCTGCAAATGAGTCTATATTTTTATATGATTCTACAAATCTATATAAAATTGATAATGGTACACTTGTTTCCTTATCAGTTACAACACAAGTATTTAATGATATTATTTTTAATAACTTGACTGGTGATATGAATATTTCGGATTCATCTTTTGATGTAACAAAGTTGGCACTAGATGGTAGTATTTTAAGACAGACTAATATTGCAAACTATGGATATATGGCACTAAATCAATATGATGGTGCAATTTATATATCATCACAAAATGGAAACTCAGTAGTTGTTATAGATTCAATAACACAACAATTAGTTTACTTGAATTCACTTGCGGCGCCAACAACAAAAATAATTTATAATCCTGATAGAAAATCTATGTGGGTATTACAACCATCATTTAATCAAATTGTTGAGATTGTTGTAGAATTAAACAATGATGCTACGGTAATAGTCGCAACTGCAAGTTATATAAGTGATAATTTATATGGTACTTTAGATCCTAATTTTAAAGAAAGAGATGATATGTGGTTAAAAACCAGAGATTATTTTAGAAGACCTAGAGAGAATTTCACAGATGATTATAGAGTACAATATTATTGGAAATGGTTTTCTGATAATGTACCACAATTCTTTTTATATGACTTTTCTGGTGATCAATTATCTAGAACTACGACTGGATCATATTCGTATATTGGACAAACACCTTTAAATAATATTGTTTTAAATAGAAATTCTAATACTGATATATCTAAAGTATCTATATCTGAATACCAACAAACAATCTTTGATAAAATTGAATATTCATTAAGTTATATTGATGATGAAGTTGATATTTCCACGTCGGTAGAACCACTTCAATTATTTGTTGGTTTTCAATCACAAAATGAGGGTGCTCTTCGTTCTATACTACAATTGTATAAAAAAGAAGATATAAACTTTACTATTGAGACTAAAGAGGATACAGAGGTAATTCTACAAACATTAGATGTAAATGGTCCAGATAAAAGAGGTTTAATATCACTTAGTTCATATTCAACAGAGTACTTTACTGATAAAGGATTAAAACCAGGTCAACATATTGTTATCTATCTTAAAGATAAAACTAGTCATATAAATCAATATTTATCATATAATAATGGTACTTTACTTAAAATTAGAGAAGTTTATTCAAAATCTTTAATAGTAGATTTCTTTAATTTAACAACTGATATTTTGGAATTAGAATCAACAACTGTTAATCATCCAACTGAGAATGATGTGCTTTATTTAAGTTTTGGTATTAAAGTTATTGATAAAGAAATTGGTAGATTTTTTACTTATGGTCAAACAGAGGAAGAAGATATTAGACATAAGATTGAATTAGGTAATGTTGGTAAACTAATCTCACCAGATGATGTATTTATATTTAAACAATATGATATTGAAGAAGGTGGTATTGACTGGGTTTATTTGAATATGAAGAGAAAGGAAATGTTGATGATGAAGCATTTAATATACCCTTATATCGGATCTTATAAATCAATCATAAATGCTATAAACTTCTTTGGTTATAATGATTTACAATTAAATGAGTATTATAGAAATATTGATGCTAGTTCTGCTAATTTTTTAAAATTATTTAAAGTTGAGATTCCTGATATCTTTGACAATAGTGTTGAGGGTTGGACTGAGAATGACTTTATTAAACATACGATGCCGAATGATAACTTTGAAGATACTAATTTATTTAATTTAACATACTTTATTACTGATAAAGAAGGTAATAATACTTTGAATTATACATTAGATGAGGTTATTATAAAACTTCAAGGATTGAAATATTGGTTAAAGAAAAATATTATACCTTTAACACATAAGATACTTGATATCACCGGTAATGCTTATTTTACTGGAGGAACTCAAATACAACATAAATTACAAGATACTAGAATAGTCAATATTTATGATAATATGACACCAATTACATCTAAATTAGATGAGGCTTATCTTATGCCAGTAAATAGTGGTTCTACTGTTTATAACTGTGTATTGGATTTCTACTCAATTATTCCTGAGGTTGGTGCAGATAAAACTAAAAATGGCTTGGTTATTCCACCAAAACCTTTTAATGGTAAAATATTAAATTTACCAGATTACTTTACTATTAAAATTAGAACTTATAAAACATATAAAGAATGGGCCCCATTTGTTAGTTATGATTTTGGTGATAGGGTTACTTACTATGGTAAGTTATATGAATCTATTTATCAGACTGTAGAGTTTAATAATTTAACAAGAGTTTACGAGTTAGTACAGAGTACCAATAAAGTAAATTCTCCTAGAAAATATGAAAATGTTACTTCTTGGGTATCCAATCAGTCCTATTTAGAAACAAGTTTAGTTGAATACAATAGAGATATTTATGTTTTATTAAGTCCGACTCAATCAAATACTACACCTTATTCTGATTTTACTAATAATCTTTCAAGTGGAACTTATATTTGGAAGAATGTAACAGAATGGAAAGAAATCGATTGGGATCCAGTTCAGACTATTTCTGAGTTTAGACAAGGAAATGATTTATTGCCATTCAATTTTACATTGGATTCAAATATTGATCCATTTGTAACTGTTGAGGTAATATCAGACAATGGATATGGTTGTATTTATAATGATAAAAAGAATTATGAAATAAGAGGATTAAAGGATTTAGTAGAACCTTATAAACCTATTGAAACAATAGGACCATTTGAACCTATTATAATCAATACTAATACACCTGCACTACCTCGACGTTCATTCTCTTCAATCTTTTTTCAAGAGATCGAAGAGATTATTCGACCCTAAAATAAAAAAACCCTTAGATTTCTCTAAGGGTTTTTTATTATTTTACTTCTTCAAATTCAATTTCTGTTTGATTACTAACTTCTTTAGAAACTCCTTCTTCAAAACAAGCAACCCAGTCTAAAACATCTGTTGCAACATTTTTTCCAATAGTATCATAATAGTTAAAAACTTTACTAACAGCACCAATTCTTTTAAGAATTTCAGAAAATGTATAAGTATCTTTTGTAAGACCTTTAACTTTATGTTCTGCAATTAAGTGATAGATGTATGTTATCTCTGTAGCATCTACTAAGAATGGAATAGATTCTGTATCATTTGTGAATTTATCAGATCTCATAGTTCCTAATATATCTGTTAGTTCGATTGCTAAGAATACGGTATTTACATCATATTCTAATTTACTTTGGATTAAATCACTTAAAAATTTCCATTGAACTCTATTTAAGTTAAAGTTATACTTAGTTGATTTTAATGCATTTGTATATTCAATACAAAGTTCTTGTGCACTTTTATAAAGATTATCCTTTTCTAGATCTGTTTTACCTTTACCATCATTATTTTTGATAAAGTCTAATATTGTTTGATATTTATTATCTAGATTAGATTCAAAATCTTCACCAATATTTCTATAATCCATATCATTTTCTGTAAAAATAACACTTGGTTTAATTACATTTGTTTGTATATCTGACATACTTTTTTAATTATTTTTATACGATAAAATCGTTATCTTGGTCTTCCTTTTGTTCAACAAAAAGTGCTTCAACTTGATTGGCTCTACTAACTTTTTCGACACCATATTTTACTACGATTGAAGAGAATGTATTAAAGTCAGTTCCTACTAATTTAATTTTACCACTTTCTAAGTTCATGTTGATTTTATCAATTTCTTGTTCAATTAGAATTGTTCTTGATTCTTCATCAAATGCATCCATTAAATCTTCATTGATAGTAACTTTTAAATCTTTTTTAAGAACAAATGCGTAATCATCTGCAATCTTGGCGATTTTAATAAGTTGTTTTTGTTTTTTTACTCCGATGAATTGGAAGTCAATTTGTACCGGAAATGTTTTTTTATTAAAAACATCGAAAAAATCATTTATTGTATCTTCTGATAGCTCATAAAAATTATCCATATTATATTTTATATTTTTATATTATAAAAAAATATGAAAGAAAGTTTACTAATTTTTAAGTAAAAAGTAAGATATGATGCCTAATATTGTTAAGAATGGAATAAATTTATAATATAAGTTATTATAAAATTCATTGCTTTGGAATAAAGAAAATCCAATTACAATTAAATAAGAATATTTATCTACTTTTTTAATCTCATATGATCTAAAAAGTTCAACTAATCCTTTAGAGTTTAAGAATCGTGCAACTTCTGCACTATACTCTCTAATATAAGTTTCTGATATTCTGTCAATATCTGATTTTTTTAGTGAATAAGCTTCACCAATAAGTTCTTCAGGAACATTTAATACTGTGTACAATCTATATGCGTTATCTACTCTTATATTTAGATTACTTTCAAGATCTACTTTATTTTGTTTAACTATTTTTCTATAAGATAGAAAAAGTTTTATTTTTTTTAAAAAAGATATTTTATTCATAATTAATTATATATATTTATATTACATTTGTTTAGAGTGAATTATTACCAGTTAAACCAACCACCACCTCCGCTATTCCCGCCACCGGATACACTAGTAGTTTGTACTTTACCTTCAGCTGCACCAGAAACATGTTGATCTAAAGTCATAGTAGTTTGATTTATATTACCTAATAATTGAATAATCATATCAAGTTGTGCATGAGTATCCATTTTTGATTTACCTCCTGGTTTTCCTGGTGTTGTAGGTGCTGCTTTTTTGTCTCCAACTGCAGGACGTTTTGTTTTCGTACCATCATATTCAACCAACTTACTAAATACACTTGCTCTTTCTTCAAGAGTTTTCATCATATTTTCTAAATTATCCTGATTCATTGAAGCTAATACTGCTAAATTACCAGTTAGATTTCTTATTAGGTTGACCTTCTTACCATCTATTGATGAAAGTGCCCCACCAAATTTCTTCAATGATGTTGCTAACTTATCATAAGCTCCTGCAATAGTAATCATGCCTTTTGCCGCTTGTGAAATAGGATCTAAACCAAGTAATGATTTAACTCCACCGAAAACACCAGAATTTTTATTAGTACTAGTTAAGTAATTTGCTAGTTTTGCATAGTCCATTACGTTTTTAGATAAATTCTTCATATAATTAGGATCAATATTTTTTGAAAAATATTGCCTTCCTGACCATATAGTTTTTGCTACTTTTACTAATGAAAGTGCCACTAAATTAGTTTTTGCTAATCCCATTAAACTAGTACTTGCTAAACGACTACTTAAATTCCTATATCCGGTTAAGTTTCTCGTTAAACTTGTAACAAAAGTAGTATTCATGGTGGTAAAATATCTCTTATTATTGGCTATAGTTTTAGCAGTATTTATTAATGATCTTGTAACTAAGTTAATCTTTGTAATTGCAATGATTCCTATACCACTTGCAGTTTTTGCAATATTGGAAAATCCTTTAAATGAGGCGGCCACTGAATTAATCCAATCTTTACTTGGATATGAAGTAAATAGACCCTTACTAAAAACTTTATCAATATCTACTATTGCTTCTGCAACATCAGTAACACCACCTCCAAAAAAGTCTGCGAGTCCTCCTTTTAATACAGATAGAAATGATGTATCATCCATAATTTTTACAAATCCCGTTATAGAGTTTGCAACTCCATCTATCCAATCTTTGCTAGGAAACTTTTTAAATTTACCTTCTTCAAATATCTTATCTACTCCTAGTAATGTTGTTGCAACTGCCAAAATCGATAATGCACCCAAAACTATCAATGGTAGAAAGATTGATAAACCAACTGCAATCAGTCCTGTATCAAGTATTGTTTTTGTAGCACCTTTTAACCAATCCTCATTAGGGAATTTTTTATATTTACCTTCTTCAAATATCTTATCTACTGCAAGTATAGTTGCTGCAACTGCTAAGATAGAAACTGCTCCTATAATAATAAACGCTGCTAGTGGAGCTATTGCAGTTGCAATTAGTGCTAATCCTAGTATAATTGCAGTTGCACCCATTGCCCATTGAATTGATGGGAATTTCCCAACATCAAAATTACCTAGTCCAAATATTAAAGATACTCCTACAACAGTGGCTGCTACAAGAAGAATTACTCCTAAACCTGCATAGAAGAATGGATTTAAAACTTGTGTACCTAATAAGACCGCACCTATTCCAAAGGCGGCCAGACTTAAACCAACACCTAATGCCCACGAGACACTTGGATAATTTTCATATGCTCCTAGTCCTAGTATTAGTGAAGTTGCTACTATTACTGCGGCAAGCACTAGTATTGCGGCGGCACCTAATGCAAGTGCAGCACCACCGATACCAGATTCGATTATTAAACCAAAAATAGTTGCTATTAAACCAAATGCTAATATAGATGCTCCTGTACCAAGTAACCAATCCATGCCAGGATATGTATCATATTTACCCTCAGCGACTAAAAGTGATGATGCAGCGACAACGGCTGCTAATATAACAATACACAATCCACCTTCTATAATTTTCTTAACTCCTATTTTCGCGAGTACAAACGCAGCAAATCCCATTGCAATTGCAGATATTGCAAAAACAATAGAAAATACTACAATATTAAATAGTAGTGCATAATCAATTGGTGTAGTCTGTGCTAATATTTTAGAAGATAACATAATTGCAAGTGATAATGTCGTAAATAATAAAGGTAGTATAATAACATCCTTGGGTTTTATTTTTTCAATTGCGGGTGTCATTAGTTTAAGTGCAAATGCTAATACTACAAATACTATTGATATACCTATTGCAGTTAAAAATTGATCAAATCCTATAGGAGTTATTTTTGCTAAAAAGAATGATGATGCAGCTATTGCCATTGACATAGCAATTAGTAATAAAGGCATAGATATTGCAGCAATTGCTACTTCTGCTGGATCTAATCCTTTAAACGCACCTATTAGTTTTTTGATTCCAAATGAAATTACTGTGAACATTGCGGCAATTAAAATACCTGTTATTGCTTGTGCAAATGATATTGGAACTATCATCTGTAATACCCAAGATGATGCGGCAATACCCAATGCTATTGCAGGTAATATTAAAGGTAAAAATAAAATAGCTTTACCTAATGTTGTTATATCAGCACCTAGTGCATTTATTAGTTTTTTAATTCCAAACGCAATTACTGTAAACATACCTGCAATTAAAATCGCTGTTATTGCTTGTCCGAATGATATAGGATTTATAAATGCTAATACCCAAGACGATAGTGTTATTCCTAACGCTATTGCAGGTAATAAAATTGGTAGAAAAACAATGGCTTTAACCAAAGTTCCTATATTCTCACCTAGTGCATTTATTAGTTTTTTAATTCCAAATGCAATTACTGTAAACATACCTGCAATTAAAATCGCTGTTATAGATTGTCCAAATGATATTGGTTTTATAAAAGATAGAACCCAAGATGATAGCATAATAGCTATAGACATTATAACCATAACTTTACCAGCTACTATTGCCTCTTCAACGGTTATCTTGGCTTCTGCTACTTTCTGAAATGCGTGTGATATTAAAACGATTGCCAAACCAAGTGAGACGACTGATAAGAAGTCAACCTTGCCTATTATCTTAAATGCTAAACCAATTGCTAATACGGCAACTGCTATTAAAAGTATTGTAGTTACACCCTTTTTTAAATCACTCTGTTTTTTAGGATCTTCACCAGTTTCATCAATGGCATTTTTTTTGTCAGAGTCTTTCTGTTTCTGCATCTCTAAAATAGTGTTTTGTTTCTCCAAAATCTTTTTAGTGTCTGACTTAATAGATTTTAAGCTAACTGTAATTTCAGTTAGTTGTTTTGAGAAATTACCACTTTGTAAAGCATTTGTAGTTGTTGTATTACTACTATCTTTTTTTTCAAGTGCCTTTGAGATCATCTCAAGTGAATCTGATAAATTATTTAATGCTTCTAATAACTGTTTATCCATAAAAGTATATATTAAAAAACTTAATCCTTTTAACATTTTATATATTTTTTACTATAATAAAAAATAATATATACTAAATAAAACAAATCATATGGAGATGGGACTAAAGAAGACTTTGAAGTACTATATTCTTGGTGAGTCTTTGAAGGAAATTGAAGCTAATCGTATTTTAGATAAAATTTCTAAAAAGAAAACACTCTCTGATAGAGAAAAAAGATTTTTGGAATTATATAATCATAAATCCGAAGAAACTCCTAAAGACCTTATGTACTTGTCTAAGAATACAACTTGTGAAAGAGTTAGAACTTTACTTGATACTGGTAAATCAGTAATCTGTGATTTAAGTGATAGAAATGGTAAAATTGGATTACAGATTTTAAATATAGAGAATGTTCATACTGATGATGATTGTACTATATTTATGAAAGGTAATGAAACATATAGACTCCAAGATAGATTTTTATACAACATAATTTATAATCAAAAATTAAACAAGTATTCTCTTCAAGAGCAAGGTGAATATTATGAAAAAATAGAACAAAATAATGAAGATTAAAACATTTGATAACTTTGTAAATGAAGTAAGTGGTACTGAATTAGTTGGTCCAGAAATGGGTATGGGATTTGGTACAACCCCACTAAATAACAATACAATAAGTTCATCAGATAGTTTAGTTATTTTTAGTGATATAGATAATAAAATTTATACATTAGATGATTATAATCAACTATATCAAGACTATTTAAAAGTAGGTGGTAGTCCACTAAATGGATTTACCAAAGAGAATTTAGAAAAAGTTATAGTTTCTTTGCAGGAACAACAGTAGAATACAATATATATAACAAATTGATAAAAAAACAGAAATCAAGTTATGAGTAAATTAGTTACCTTAAATGGTATAAATGATGAAGAATTATTAAATTCTTTATTTAGTAATGAAATATCTATTATAGAAGATATACAAGGAAGTAAAATTTGGGTTAATTGGAATGGTAAAGAATTTACAATTAAAACTAAGAGTATTTCGAGTGAGCCAATCAATCTTATAGATTTAGCAATGCAGAATTATTATAATCCTGCAATAAATTATTTTAATTCTTTAGACAGTCGAGTAAAATCTTTGTTAAATAGAAAATGGTGGTTTTGTTTTGAATATTTTCCAGACGAACAACCTGCTAACATAGAGTATAGTAGAGTTCCTAAAAACAAATTAGTTTTAACTGCGATAAATAAAGCAGGTAAGTATGAATTTGTTTTAGAAGAATTAAATGAATATGCAAGACTTTTTGATGTTGAGATTATACCAGTTGTTTTTCAAGGAAAACTAACTGATAAGATGATTGAGGCAATTAAATATTTTTTAAATACTAGTGAAGAGGATTTAGATTATATTTTTGGTGAAAAGTCATTTACATTTTTCTTTTATAAGATATTAAATCCACTTTCAGAAGGTTCATTTTTAATGGATGATGATTTTCAAAAAAATATTGAAAAGTTGATTATTAGAAATAACTCAGATGATATGTCATTTGAGTTACTAAATCCTTTATATACTAGACTAGGTGAGAATAATGATACGGAATTTGTGGAAATATATACACTTATACTAATCAATTTCTTAAATTTTTGTCAATCCGTTGATTTAAAAGATATAAAACTAAAGGGTTCTACAAAAGATGAGATTTATATCTATCTAATATGTAAACTTTATAATATCTATATTAGTGAAGTAAAACAGGATTTATTAGATTTTGATTTTGTAGTACCAGAATTTTTTGATAAAGATAAGTTTAAGATAAATACAGAACTTATTTTAAATAAGATGACTAAAGAATATTTATCAGAATCTGAGAAACTTGAATATATCTTCAAAGTTATTCTTGGTTCATTCAGTAAGAAAAGAAAGAAAGCGATTGGTATATTTACTGATAATACAGTAAAACTATTCAATAAATTTATAGATGATATTGAAGATCATATTGGAACTTACTTACAAAGAATTAGTGAGATAGAATTGACAAGAGCTGGATTATTAGATTTTGGAGATTTCTTTGATATTCAATATGATGTTGATGGAGAAGGAGAAGTTTATCCAGATGTTTACTCTGAATTTGAAAAAGGAGTATCAAATGATAAAAAGAAAAAAGGTAAAGGTGGTAAAATGCCAATAGAGCCAATAAATACAACAAAAAAACCCATATAAAAATGGGTTTTTCTAATATAGAAATATGAAAGAAATAAACTTAGAAATAAAGTCTGTTAGTGTAGAAGCAAAATCAAGAAAAATTAAATGTGAATATTCCAGAGAGTTAGTAACGGATCTAAATTCTTTTCACAATATTGATGTAGAGTCTGAATTAGAGAGATTATTGGGTAGTGAGATTAGAAAACAAAATAGAAAGAAAAAAATTGAAAATTTAACGAAACATACTGCTTAATTTTGATATAAAAACTATGTATATTGAAAATGTAATAATCACTAAAGAAAGCTCTGAAAGCGTATCAAAACGCCTAGATGATAAATTATTTTCCCTTCAATTTTTACCAGAATGTTTATATGGAATATCAACTATAAAAACATTAGAATTTAATGGAGTTAAACTTAAAACAAACTATCTAATTGATATAGTACATAATTTAATATTAAAGTATTATTTTAAAAAAGAAAATCGATTCGCATTAAATGCCACTATTCTAAAAGATAAGTATGGCTATCTTTATAACTATTATATAAACTACTTGGTATCAAATCGTATTTTAATACTTAAAACAAACTATCAGAATGGAGTTACATCAAGAATATATGCATTAGATGAAAATATATTTACAGATAAAATAAAAAGATATAAAAATCTTGATAAAGTACTTTTAAAAAAGTATAAAAATAAATTTGTTGATATGATCCATATCAATAATACTTCTAAAGTAAGTTTAATTGAACCTACTATAAAGGAAAAACTAGTATCTGATTTATTTAGTGTTAAAATTGAATATGATAGAGCAATTTTCTTCTTGGATTCCTTAAAACATCAAGATATAGACATTTACAATAGAAACATATACTCTGTTGATTGTATCAATGATAAACACATCTTCTACCACTTCGATGATTATGGTAGAATGCATACAAACTATACAATACTTAAATCATTTATTAGAAAAAACTGTTTACTTATAGATGGTGAGGAAACTTGTGAGATTGATATACCAAATAGTCAACCACTTTTCCTAACTAAAATAATTGATATGGATTCCAGTTTAGTTGATGAAAAAGAATTTCAATTATTCAAAGAACTTACTACATCTGGAACATACTATCAATATGTTATGAGTCAATTAGGTGAGGATAATAAGAAAAAAGTTAAAGAGATGACATATAAAGTTCTTTTTGGTAGAAATATTACATCAAGTAGGGTAGATAAGAATTTTAAAAAGTTATTCCCAACAATTCATCAGTTTATTAGAAATTATAAAAAGGAACATGGTGATTATAAAATTCTTGCTTATGATTTACAAAAAGCAGAATCAGATTTAATTTTCAATACTGTTATAAAGAAAGTAATGCAATTTTATCCAGAAATAAAGCTAATAACAATACATGATAGTATCGTTGTGCCTAGAAAATATAAAGAGGAAGTAAATCAAATTTTCGAAATAGAACTCAAAAAAGAGTTTAACATAAACTAAAAATAATATATAAGAAATGAAAACATTTTATTTAAGAACAAAGAAATCAAAAGAGGTTTTAATAAAAACATCTTGTTATAGCATTGAAGAAGCAATTGAATACTTTTCAAAAGTTAAACAATTACCAAAAAAAGATTTAGTAAGTATATTCATGATTACTGAGTCAGAAAAATAATATATACTTTGTGAACTTAGAAAACCCAAATATATCTTATCTTATATTATCATCTGATGGATTGGATGATATGACATCTGTTCTTTATGCTAAGGATTATCAGATACTTCCTTTACAAACATATTATAAAGAAGAGTTTGATAATTCTGCTATGGGTTATAGTGATGTCGATAATGATACATTAAGAAAAGATGTTATATTCTTATTAAATCACTTTCACCAAGAATCTGCAATTATTAAATATAAAGGTGAGAAAACGCCAAGAAGAATTTACCGAACAGGTGCTGAGAAACTATTAGAAATCAATATGTTTAATACTGATTCTGAAAATGTTTCATATTTGTATAGAGGACTTTCTTTTTCATTCGTTGAATCAAAAAGATATTGGATTCCTAAATCTAAAGAAGATTTTAAAGTGGGTATGATAGTTGAATATTTAAACAATAATCAGTGGTCTGAAAAAGTTGTTGAAAATCCTAATGATGAATGGGAGCGAATGTATAAACTACTTTTAAAATATGATAAAGTTAGAGTACAATCTATAAATTAAAAAACCTCTCAATTGAGAGGTTTTTCTTATTTTATATGAAACCACATAATTCTATTTTTTAGACTCGGTGTTTCTTTCATAAAGTATTTATCTTCATTAAGTGATTTTATTACAAATAGTCCATCTTCACTACCGCCATTTATATCCGCTCTTAAAATAATAAATTTATCTTTTGAGATCACTTTAGATTCGATTAAAGTATAATTTGCAACATTTACAAGTTGTTTATCTCCATAGAAATATTTTGATATAGTTTCTGGATGAACAATTAAAGTAGTTCCTGGACCACGTCTATTTGTCGTCGCAATATAGTTGCCACAGCTAACTAATTTGGATATAATTCTTCTTTGATTGTACTCATAGTTCTCTTTATCTGTTTTACTAGTATCATTAGTTAAAGTTAAATCAAATGAAGACATTCCATTATTTAAAACTGGCTGTCCTTGTGTAAAGTTTTCCATATAGTTTATTAGATCTGTATGTAAGTCTTCGTATGATGTAAAGTGTGTTGCTTGTATACTCATAGAAAATATCTTTAGACCCATAGTTGGTATTGTACTTTCATCAATTTTTGGTAAATCAACTCTTTTATTCCAAGCAGATTCCTCTTTTTCACCAGTCATAATATCAATTGCGAGTTCACGATTTTGTGATTTTGCTTTTAATTGATCTTCAAGTGTATTTTCTTCTACATAATCTAGGTAAGAAATTTGTGCATTATTACCACTATGTTGTTTTTCAGAGAAATTACATAAGTACGTTATCTCTTTTTTTATTTCATCTTCGGTTTTAAAATGTATCATAGAAATTACTCATACCAATTTTTTGTGAACTCATATTTATAGATCTAACTAAATCTTCTTTGGATATTGTAGTCATTTGTTGAAGAATTTTTTCATTTACTGGATTACTTTCAATTTTATTATGAAAGAAATGATATGCACTTATTGGTAATTCATTACTTGTTAAAAAGTTTTTAACTTTATGTGATAAAAACTCCTCCGCACCACCTAATCCAATAAATGATTCATTCCAACCACCTATTTTCTGTATGGCGGATTTTCTAAAAATAGAAATTCCACTACACAAAGAAGTTGTTTTACCAGGTCTATTAATTCTTAATATGTCTTCATATTGAGTATTTCCCTCATTAGGATAAAGATCAATAATAGAATTATGTGGACTAACCATTTCATATTTATCAAGTAATTGAATCGCTTCAATAAGTTTGTTTGGGTCTATTATAATGTCAGCATCACCAAATATTGCAATATTTGTATTTGAAGATTTTAATCCAACATTATAACCCCAAGATTTGTTATATGGTTTATCAGTTTTGATAAAGATATGTTTGCATTTTAAAGATAGGTGTGATATTTTAGAGTGTTTATCTTGTTCGACAAGAATAACTTCTACGTTTGCAAACCCATTTATCCAATCTAGAACTCGTCTAAGATTATTTAGTCTATCTGGGCTGTGTCTATATCCAATTATATAGGTAAAAGAATGTGTATTCATTACTAATTTATTATTTTTCTAATTATATTGTATTTTATCAATTAGTTTAGTGGGTTTATATAACCATTTTGTTGTGTTATAAGTAGCATTTGAGTAGTTGATAGTTGATTGTGGTTCCAACCCATTTTTTTACAATATTCTACTAAAAATTTTTCTCTTAAAAAAGAAATTTCTTGTTTTGTTTTAGTTTTCATAACTTTGATTTTTGTTTTATATATAATTTTACTATCTTTGTCGTATGGTATTTAAAGTAAGAGGTATATTAGATTTCAGTCCAGAGGACAAAACTAAGAAGCATGTTAGTCAAGCTTCTTGGAAGAGAGTTGCTATGATCCGTACTAATTGTGAATTGGATAGATATTATGCTTGGTTTTTAAAGAAAAGATTTAGTCTTGAATTAAATAGTACCTTGAGAGGAACTCACGTTACTTTTATCAATGATAAAATGGATACTAAAACATTTGAACAGTTTGCACAAATCTTTAATGGTAAAGAAATAGACTTTTATGTTGAAACTGAGCCAAGAAGTAATGGTGAGCACTGGTGGTTAAGAGTTCACTGCCCAGAAGCAGAAAGTATTAGAGAAGTTATGGGTTTATCAAGAGAACCATTCTACGGAATGCACCTAACATTAGGATATGCTCTAGTTAAATATCCAGAGGCTACTGCACTAAATGATAGTCCACTTGCAATTAAAGTAAGAAAAGATTATATAGAACATTCTAAGTATATTTTAGAGTGTTGTAAAAGAAACGAATTGATTTCTAATGAACCAAGAAAACCATTAAGTGAATTAAAAGTAGTAGAATGGAAGAAATAGTAAATTATATTGAAAATGCATATGAGTTTGAAATTGTACCTTGTTCAATTCCTGCTAGTGATTTTCAATACATAAAAAGAAACTTTTATATTTGGATAATGAATAGTGTGAGTAAAAAACTATTCTACTTTTTAAGAGATAAAGTTTCACCTATAAAGTTTTTAGAAGAAAGACCTGATGGTACTATTTGGTTGAGAAAAAGAATGTCTGATAATAAGTTATGTGAAATTGAAGTTAAGACAATTTATCTATATGACCATAGTAATGAGTATTTAATATCATTACATACTAAAGATGAATTATATCATCAGTGGAATTTACAAATTGATAAATTAAATACATCTTTGATTGATAAGTATATTTATCAAGTTCCAGAATTAAAAGAGTTTAATAGAAATAAAAAACTTGAAAATATATTAAATAGTCACGAGATAATAGAGTTTAAATAAAAAAGAGGACTTAGTCCTCTTTTTTATGTTCTTGATTGATACCACATTTGTTTTGGTTCTTCTTTAGGTTCTTCCAATTGTTTTGGTTCTTCTTTAGGTTCTTCCTTTTTAGTAACTTCTCTTGGTATATCTGCAATATTATAACGAAACCATTTATTATTTGGATTTCTAAGATCTGCAGAACCTCTAAGTGTTTCAACATCATCATACAAATGATTTACTTTTATACCATATTTTAATGCGTGTATACATCTTTGAAAGTTTCTAGGATCACCTAATAGTGAAAATATCTTCCAAATTTCTCCTTCAATTTGATCATCTATTAGACTTGGTAGTAATTTCTTAAACCTAAATGCACTATTTCTATCTGAGAATATACCATAATGATACATATTTACTGCTTCTCTACCACCCATCCACATAGGTTTTGGATTAGATTGTGGTATTGACAGACTAATTGCCAAATCGGCAGTATCATCATAAAGTTCTTGTAGTGTGTATTGTTTTGGTGCATCTTCTTCATCCCATTCATCTGGATTATTCCAGCTTTCTAATCCATCATCCCAGTTAGACATATTTATTTTAAACGAAAATAAAGGAACATCCCATCCTGGTAAAGAATTACCCATTTTTGATTTTGTTTCTTCTAATGGATCAAAATAAAATTGTATCGTGAAGTATAATTCTCTTTGTGCATCAGTCCAAAGATCAAGCATTTCTTCTACTGATATATCTTCATATCTTGTATTGATATCATTTAATCCAGGTGTTTCTTTTCTATTTAAAATAAATTTTGCCTTAGGTTTTGTAAATTTAACCTTTCTAGATATATCACCATAGTTTTTAACGAGTTCTATATTATAAACACCCCATTCTTTTTCGGAACCATAATCTTTTAACTTTCTACCTTTCTCTACTTTATGAGGCATATTCATAAATCTTTGTCCAGCATCTCTATAGATTCTCGGTGTTAGTTCTTCATAAGTTTTAATCCATTTCATAAACTATATATTATTTTTTAAACTCACATTTATATTCATCATATAATAAATATGAGAGAACTAACATTACAAGAAAGAGTACAACTATTTTGTACCAAGTATAAAAAACATATCTCTTATGGTATCGACTTGACACATGAGGACTTGGACAAACATGATATTGCTAGAAATATTGAAACTAATTTGAAAAAAGATATATAACTAGAAAATAACAGATTATTAAATGAGTGATATTACAACAATTGGTTACTTAGAAGATTTAGTTGAACAAGTTAAAAACTTGGATACTGCTGAGTTATCTGATAAATTAAGTAAAGAAGAACAAGAGATAAAACAAGTAGTTGAAGAACAGAAAGTTTATTTTTGGATAAGGCTTTATTTGAAAGAAGAAGACTCTAACTTAGAGATAGGGGATGATATTTCCATCAAATGGACACCAACTGGTGAAGAGTTAAAAATAAAGTTTATTTGTTTTGGTAAAACTGGATTACAGAAAGATTATGATGAAGAAATAGTGAATTATAATTCGGAAGATGATAAAAAAGTTCTTTGTCTAATGGTTGATGAGGGTCAAGTAAATTATAATGAAGATATTCCTTTTGTTAGAACTTTATTCAAAGTGGGTCGTCATTTTGAATATCAATTAGTTAAAAGATCTGAATTACTATTTGTCAATGATAGAAATGGTATGATTTTGGATTACTTTGATTGTGATTTTTAATTTATGGATACAGACTCAATAGAATATTTATTATTATCTTACTTTAATGAAGTAATTTGGGTGGATAAAAATCCAGTCGAGTTTACTATTAGTGAAACATTTAAAGAAAATGGAAATATAAAAACCTCAAATAAAGTAGAGGTTTATCAACTACAAGATTTGTTAGTAACTTCTTTAGAAGATACTAACACTTTTTTATTTGAAATAATGTCTGATTGTCAGACAATAGAATTAGATTTTTATCCTAAAAATATATTATCTAAGTTATTCAATTTAAGGTCAAATAAACAACTTAAAAAAGAATTAGATGGTCTTACATCAAATAACTGGATAATTACTTCTAATGAGATATACGATACTTATATCAAAGATTTAGGATATAATGTTTACTTATCAGACGAGTTTGAAAATCAAATTGTAATTGGTGAAAAATCATCTAAATTGATATTAAATAAAAATCTAAAAGAATTCTATTTAGATAAGTCTATGATTAAAGTAATAAAGTTAAAATAAAAAAGTCGAGATAATTCTCGACTTTTTTATTATTCTATTCCTAATTGCTTTAGTTTAAGATCTCTTTTAACAGAATCATCAACTATAAGTTGAACTTGATTTTTCTCAACCCATTTATCATTCATAAATTGAATAATACCTGGTCTTCTTGTAGCATCTCTTCCAATTTGATCTGTTGATGTGAAATCAACTGCTTTAACCTTAACTCTAGTCTCAGTCACTTCTAGAACTTCTAACTCATAAGTTACTTTAAAAGATTCTGGTTTCATTTTGTTACCATCTTTGTCAGTATCAGTATAAGTAAGTCCATAGTCTGGATAAATAACTTTATGACCTGGTTCGATTGCAATTAAATCTTTCTTAAAAGCATCAGCTTTATCTTTTTCTCTTTTAATCTTATCTTTTTCCTTTGAGACTTTATCTTTTTCGGCTCTTATCTCTTCGCATTTAGAGTAAAGTATAATATTGCCTATTAGAGAACCTAAAAGACATAGTGATACTATAAATACTGCAGTCTGCAACATTAAAATCGCGGTCATATTTTTTTAATTTATTAAAGTTCGTAATACATTTCACCATAAATTGGAGATCTTCTAATTATCTCCTTAATCAATTCAATTCCAATATCCTGAAGTAAATATAAGAATACTTGATCGTTCTCATTTTTGGTTACCATTTCACCTTTTGCCAATTTTCTTATGTCTTCCTTAGTGAAGTAAACATCAGTTTTATTATAATCAATGCCATGTTTTGCCATTCCACTTTTACATAAGTTTGTAAATGTAATCTCATTAAATATAGTTCTTGTTTCGTTTTGCATATTAAAATCTTTTTTAACTATATAGTTTTTTTATTAGTTTGTTTATTGATTATGCAAATATATGAAAAAATATCTTTTTAGGTTATTATTTTTAATATATAAATCACAATAAATTATAATTATACTAATATGAAATGGATCAAAAATAGAAATCTTTTTTTAGAAGCTAAATTACGTGATGTTATTCTACCAAGACAAGCAAAGGCAGTAATATCAAAATGGGGAGAAAAATACTTAGATTATGAAGAGGTAACTCCTACAGATAAGATTATACAAGGAAGTTGGAAATTATCAGAAGAAGATAAGAATGAAGTATTAGGTGTTTTTTGTCAAACAGATATGCCACAACTTTTTACTTTATTTTCAAATTTACCAGAACAATTTGGTAATGTTTTAAATCAATCTATCAATACTGACTTATTTAGAGAAGATAAGGCTACATATGAAAGAATTTTTGAAGGATTTGATATTAGAAAACCTAAATTAGATCAAATACTTGCTATATTCAGTTCAGTTTTTAGAAAACTATCAATTGCTGATACTATGGCAACTTCTATAATCTCTAAAGATGAATCAAATAGACCAATCAGAGATGAACAAGGTAATATGATTAGAGTTGAAAAGAAGGCAGGTGATTTAGTTTTTAGTAATAACTTAATCAATATAAACTCTTTCATTGGTGATTATAATGACTTAGTTGATAAATGTATTGATGCAAATGTTGAAGGATGGTCTGAAACGGATAAAATGGCATCATCAAACTTATTTTCAGAAAACAGAAACTTAGGTAGTTTTATAAACTTTGCTGCTACAAATGAGAATACACAATATAAATTAGACTTTGAGATTTTTAACAAAGATATTTTCCTAAAAATCAGTCATAATCCAAAAGACATTTTAAATATGTCTATTTCTAAATTTTACTCTTCTTGTCAACACTTATATAGTGGTGGATATAGTTCTAAAGTTTTGGCAAATGTATTTGATCCGAATAGTATACCGGCTTTTTTAATTTTTGAAACTCCTATTTTCTGGGAAGGTGAAAAAATATCAGAACATTTACCATTATCTAGAATGATTATTAGAAATTTAGAATCATTTGAAGAAAATGCTACTACAAAATTATATTTTGATAGAGCTTATCCAGATAGAATGCAAAGTAAATTTGAAGAAATTATCACTAAATATAGTGGAAATGTAAGTACTGGTCAAAGAGGTGATAGATATCTATATACACCAGATTTAGATTTTGAAGATTCATTAGAAAGTCCATATCAAGATAAACTATCACTTACTCAAGGTAAGATGATTGGTAAAAATATCAAAACATTATATTTAAGTCAGATAGGAAATTGGAAAAATGTTAGAATTGATCCTAATGCACGAATAAAAGAATTAATAATCGAAACTACTGAAATACCTGATAGTTTGCTAACCTTAAATATTACTTTAGATTGGATTAAGTTTAAATTTATTGAAATACATACTTTAAAAGACTTTGATAATATCAAAACAACAAATATAGCATTTGATAAATGTAAATTCTCTAATGATGTATTACAAGATATTAATAAATCAAATCCAAATATTACAAAATTACAAATAATTAGTTGTGATAATGTTGGATCTTTTGATTTCTCTACTTTCAAAGCATTAGAAGAGTTACAAGTAATATATACTTTAGATTCTGCAGAAGATTTGAAATCAATTGTATCAGAAAACTTGAAGAAATTGATAATTTCTGGAGACTTAGTAACTAAAGAAAGTAAATCAATAATATCATCTCTTAAAAGTAAAGGATTAAAAATAGAAATAGTTGGACCAGTAATATGAAAAATCTAAAATATATAAAATTATTTGAAGCATTTGATGCAAGAACTCTTAATGTAACTTTAAAACATATTAAGGGAAAAGATGATAAAAAGATCTTTTTATCAAATCTAAAAACAGTATGTCAAAAATTTGATATACCTGAATCTAAACTTAGTGATGACTTATTTACTTATTTGCCTTTTAACAAAGCGTTGAAATTCAACAATGTTGTTTCTGATGACCAACCTTGTGATGCAGTAGGTGAATTTGTTCATGGTGAAAGATGTGACAATGGTAAAGTAAGAAGACCTTGGGGTAGAGGATTTAGAGTTGTTGATTGTGGTACTTGTAAAGGTACTGGTATCAAACCTAAAAGATCGGATTTATCTTTACTTAAATTTTGGTTTAATTCAGAAGGTAAATATATTGCAACAACTGCAGTAGATGGTATTTATAGGGCATCAACTAATACTGCAGCTACAACATTCTCACAAAATATTGCAGATTATGATGTAGTTAAAAGAATTCCTAAGACACAGATAAAAAATCAATTAGAAACTGGTGATATAATAGCATTAGATCTTGTGGATGTTCATTGGAATGGAACAACTTATAATGCAGAGACACAGATTGTTGCATATGTTTATAAAGAAGTGAGATATGCTAATGAGATTAAAGTATTTGCAATTCAAAATAGAAGAGGAAGATATCCTAGACCTTGGAATAGTGACTGGAGAACTATTGGTAATGAGTCTTGGACTCTTACACCTTCTAAATGTAATAATATAACTTTGTTGAAAGCTAAAGCTAATGCGGGTGGTCAAGATCCGTATGGATATAATACATTATTTGATATGTCTAACTTCCGTGTTAGACCAGTTCAAGTTACTTCTACATTAAAAGATGCAAACTTTGCAATTATATTAGACTTCGCTAAATTAGATAAGTTAGCAGTTGTAAAGAAAACAGAAGTAAAATCTGGTAGAACTGAATCAAGAGCAGGTGCAACAGCACTTATATCTAATGATGATATAAAGAAAGCAAATATTAAAAGATATTTTGATAAAATTGCAACTGGTTTTAAACTAACTGGTGAATTACAAGATGTTAGTAAATTTACTAGTATGGCGGTTAGAGTACTTGGTGGTAGATATTCTATGTACTTCTTAAATAGTTCTGCAAGTAGTAATGAAACAGATTCTTTATCAACTATCGCAGGTTATATCTTTAAGATGATTAAAAAAATAAAAACTGCAGAGAAGGCAGATATTCGATCTGCAGAAGATGGATTAGTAGGAACTGCAGTTGAAGATTTAAAAACAGATAGGGATTTTATAGATATTGTTACTATTATTAATGATAAGTATAAAAGTTTATTAGATAACTCAATTAAAAAAGTAGATAGTACAACTAGATTCCTTAAACAACTTAAAGATAAAGTTAAGACAGATAATAATGAAGAGTGGGTAGAAAAAGATCTTAGAATATTATCTAATATAGATAACCTATCTACAGAAATCAATAAATATATCTCATCAATTAAAGTAGACACTTTAGAAGATGTTGAGTTTCTAATACAGGAAATTTATTCTATAAAAAGTTTATTAAGATCTGATAGAATGAGTGTATCAAACCTAAATAGTTTCTTTGATAGAATGCGTCCAGGTAGTTATTATAATGAAGTTCGTTATTTATACCCTGCACTTACAGATAGAAGAACATACTATGGTAATATAAATAATGGTATTCAATCTATAATTACAATTATTAGAAAAAAACTAGCAATGTTAGACTAAATGAAACACTTGAGAATATTTGATAATTTTCGAGATAAACAAACATTGATAATTGTCGATGTTCAAAAGTCTTTTAGAAAGTTTTTTACTGAAATGTACTTACATGAATTAAAAAAATATTGTAAGAAGTTTGAATCTGTTTATCAAATTTGGGATAATCACGTCGATGGTAAAAATGTGGATAAAGATTATCTATATGATGAGAATCCAGATATTCCAGTTCATAAAGACTTATATCGTTTCCCTAATCAAAAGGATTTAATAGAGAAAAGATACAACTATGATGTAGATGTAGATTTTTATAAAAATATTCTATCTAAAGATGTTTATGAAGATCTAAAGGAAAAAGAATCTAATAAAGAATTAAAAAGAGGTGATACATTCAATACTAAGGAAGGCACATTTATAATTTATATTGGCAACAATCACAAATGGTATCATTTACCAAAGAAATTACAGGAATTATTCACTGAACTAAAAGGACAAGAAGTTGTTATGGTTGGTGGTTCTGACTCAGAGTGTTATTTAGATGTTGAAACTGCTGCTAAATCATTTGGTGTTAAGATAAAAAGAGATTTTAAATATATCTACTCGGCTAATCATTGTCCAATAAAATAATAATAAATATGAGATACTTAAAAACTTTTGAGAATTTTGATTTTGACAGAATAGACTCTGATGAGACTGACTATTTATATGTAGAAACTTCACAGATACCTAATTCTGGTAGAGGTTTATTCACTGCAATTGATATTGAAAAAGATGAAGTTATTTCAGTTTTTAAAGGGGAAATACTTTCTGATAAAGAAATCAAATCAAGAACTGAATCAGGAGATGATGATTACTTTATGAATTTACCAAATGGTGATATATTAGATTGTAAAAAAACTGAATGTTTTGCAAAATATGCTAATGATGCAGGAGGTTCTAATACGAGTTTTAAAAATAATTGCATTATCTCAATGGAAGGTGATGATGTTGTTCTTGTTGCAACAAGAGATATAGAATCTGGTGAGGAAATATTTGTTGAATATGGTGAAAACTATTGGAGTAATAATTCTTACAGACTTTAATTTACAGTCGCATAAACTTGATAATCAGAAACGGTAAAACTTATAACCATATATTCTTGGTATCTTTCAGGATCTTCAAAAAACTCTACAAATAATTCATAAGGAACAGAATCTACCTCTGGTATATAATCTGCAATCTGTGCCATTAGCTCTCCTTCAATTGATTCTGATGATAATCTAGTTTCATGTAATAGTTCTGTTAGATTTGCCCCAAAGTTAGGTTCACCTAAAACTTCACCTTTATTAGTAAAGATAATCATTTCATACTTTTGTATGATAACTCTGATTACATCATCTTCAACAAGCTCGGTCAATTGAAACATTGGATGTCCTGGGTAACAGATATAAAAGTCTATAAAATTAAAATTCGCCATAAACTATATATAAAAAAATAAAACCCAGTTAGACTGGGTTTTTTAATATATCTCTAAATTTTCCGATAATTGTAATTCCTAATATAAGAGGATCTGTTGCAGTTTCTAACCTTGAAGAGTAATCTGCGATTACATACGCAGTTTCAAATAATTTATTAACACTTTCTTTTTTATCTATAATGCACCAATCAATAAAGGGCTTTCCTAATAATTTGATCATTACATCAATTTTTTCGGCACCGAAGTTTGACATTAAAAAATGATATGTTTTTTCAAAGTCTAAATCCTCATATAAAGTATTATAAAGTTCTAACTTTACTTTAGCAGAAACATTACCTGTTCCATCACTTATAGAACCTGTTTCTAAATAACTTTGTACTTCAACTAATACAGAACGAAAGTCTGGAAACTTTTTAGTAATAATATTTACTAAATCTTCTTTTGGTATTTCTGATTCTTCTTTTGGGAGAATATCATTGTTAATTTTTTTATAGATCTCTTGTTTAAGATACTTTTCTTCTTCTACTCCTTGACAATCAAATCCAATCTGTTTAATCCTTGATTTTAATCCATCTGATATTTTATTGATATGGTTCGTTGTAATTATAAAACGAACATTTCTGTTGTATCTTTCTATAAATGCTTTAAAAGCGTCTTGGAAGTTCCCAGAAACTCTCTCAAACTCATCTAAGAATACATACTTAATATCTGAATTAGTTTCCATCATTGGAGTAAACTTACAGAAGTTATCGATTTCAGTTCTAAGTACATCAATGGATGTATCCATTGAACAGTTTAATTCCAAGTAAGGAGTTTCCTTGGTGTATCTACCGATTAGTATTCTAGCTAAACTAGTTTTACCGGTTCCATAGTGACCGTGAAAGATATAGTGTTGGTTTACACCATTTTCTAATTCTTTTCTAATTCTTGGAAGTAATATGATATCCTCTATAGTTTTCGGACGCCATTTCTCCCATAATAATAATTTATTTACTGACATATTTTATCTCATTTTCTCATGAGTATATCAAAAATTATCAAAAAAGTTTATACTATTGGACGTCCAATTAGATATTCTTCTTCTGTTATGGTTTGGTCTGGAAGAGTTCTTGTATAAATACCTTTTCTTATCCAATTTATTTCTGAATTTGGAAAAATTTTACTAACTGTTTGTTTATCACAGTATTTACAATCTGCTCCTATAAGTATCTCTGCCGGTCTTCCGGAAACTTCAATCCAAAATCCTTCTCTATGTAATAGGACAATCAATTGTTTCATTAGTTCTTTTCTCGCTTCTTTTGTTCCATCGTGACCCCAACCAGAAATCTTGTGTCCGTGAGACTCTCTAGAAAATATAACAACGTCTGCATTAGGATCCTTATCTATATCAACAGCTGTCCAAAAAGTTAAATCTGGATCATTTACAACTGCATCAGGACTTGATATTCTAACGTGACCACCAAGTGGTTTGTAAGCCAAATCAACAATTTCCCATATCTCCTTTTTAAGTTTTTTTCTATCTTCCATAGAAAGTTCAACCCATTTATTCTTATCGTATAAATCAGAGAATGTAAAATCTTCAAATAGTTTAATGTAATTCATTATTCTATATATTAAGATTAGAGAGTTATTTTTTTTAATATATACTTTTATGATTGGAGATAGATTTAATTTTGAAGATGTGTTCTTTAGAGATTTGACTGTATGTGTATTGGATACGTTAGAAGGACAAGTAAAGTGGGTAAATAAGTTTACTTCTGGTGATAAATTTGTAGAGGTTCCTTTTTACTATTCAATGACTGGTGATGAAAGATTTCTATTAGATTCATTTACTGATGATATAGTTTCTGGTGATTCTACTGGAAATGGTCGTTATCTTGAATTAAATACTGATATCATACCAAGAGGTCATTTAACTATGAAATCATTTGCAATTCGTTCAGATGAATTTGCAAATCCAAATGTTTGGTTAAGAACGGTTGTTGAGAATGAAGTTGAAATAAAAAAGGTTTTAGGAAGAATTAGAGCGGTTCCAGTAACTGTTAGTTATGATTTGGTAATCACTTTATCGAGTGAAATAGATAGTTTTAAATGTAGTCAAGCTATTATGGATACACTATGGATTTATAAATTCATGTATTTTGAACATAATTTTATGAATATTGATGCAGTTATTTTAATGCCTGATTCAAATTCTATTGAAATGACAAGAGAGAAGAATTTAACATCAGATAATTCAATAAAAATGACAGTTTCATTTGAAGTACAGACATACTATCCTGCATTTAGAAGAGATAGAGTAGACTTCCCTGGTTATACAAAAGAAAATAGTGGTATGTCGGATATGAATGGATATACAATAGAAGGTGGTTACTCCGACTTTTTTAATAATGTACGTGGTGGATCTACTGCAGGAGAATCAAATGCCGGATTCTTTGCAACTCCTAAGAGAACACGCTGGTTTAATAATATTCTACGATCTAGAGAGCAAAGTTCTAGAAGATATGATAATCCAAATGGTGATTTAGGAAATAAAGATAAATAAAATAAAAAAGGAAAAAAATGGCTTTTTTACCTTAATATATAGTAATATAAAAAAAATAATAAATTAGAAATATGAAGAATCTTAAACTTGAATTGTTTAACTTCAAAAAGGATCTTTCTCTTGATCAAGAAGAAATATCTACGATTGTAGAAGGACATATGAATGCTTGTAATCAACATTCAGAGAAAACTATAATTACTTCTCTTAATGAAAGATTAAAACCTTATACTTATGATAAAGGTGTAAAGATGTTATTAGAAGGTCTTAATGATGATATGGCTACATTTGAATTATTATATGAGTTGAAAAATTTATATGGTGTTCTTAATACAAGAAATCAAGGAGAACTTTACAGACAACCTATAAATGTTTTATTACAAACTATTAATCTTGAGTCAGATCAAGATAGAATGTCAAAAATTCTTAATGAATTGGCAGTTTATGACTGGGTTCCAGAAATTAAAGTATTCGTACACAATTTAACAAAATCTCCAGAAAAAAGATCTAATCTTCTAAGTGGTGGTAATGGTGAATCAATTTTTACTGTTGTAGAACAAGTTGAAGAAGGACATGTTGCTTTGGTTAGAGATTCTTGGTTTTTATTAACAGAGAATTCAATCGAAAAAACTTTATTAGAAAATCACATTAAAGATGAAACTGCATTAAGAAGTTTAAGAACTTTAGAAACAGCTATGAAATATTCAACTGTTACTGAAAGTAGAATTAACTTCAGAATTTCAGAATATTTAACAATTGGTTTGGCAGTTGGTAAAAAAGGTGGTTTATTCATCAATGATGATGAGTTAAATGAAGAAACTACATTAGAAAGCTTATTTAACTCTCCAATTATTCCTATCGTTAACAAAAACTTTTATCCAGTTTTATTAGAAACTTCTAAAAACTTAGATAAATTTGTTGAATTAGATGTTGTAAAAAGAGTTAATAACTTAGTAAATCCTTATTTAGAAGTATTTGCTTTCAATTACAAAAACAATACATTTGTTTACAGATGTGATGAAAGATATGGTAACTCATTCTTTAAATATGAATCTGCTTTAGAATTAGTAAATGAAGTAAGAAATGAATTAAACTATGATTTAACTTATTTCTACGAAAACAAACTAAGTAAAGAATTAATTGTTAAAAGAAAACTTGAAGATAAAGAAAGAGAAATCTCTCTTAAATTAGAAGATGTTGAATTTAATATAGATAAAGTTAAAGGTTCTTTAAAAATGATTGGTGAATCAGAGGTTTTAACAACTGCATTATCTAATTTAGAAAAAAGACAAACTAATCTTATTACTGAATTACAGGCAGTTAAAGAATTACAATACAAAGAAAGAATTAAAGGATAATTATTACTAAATATAAAAAAAAATACTCAAACTTTGTTTGAGTATTTTTTTTTTAAACTTTTTCTAATGAATATATATAACATGAATGAATAGCATTACAGAGTTCAACTCTGAAAAAAAATAAATGCTATATATGTACTTAAATAATAAAGAATTATACATCGAGATTATTGTGTCAAAGGCACAAGGTCGACTAACAAGAAATGCGGAGAAAATGCTAGAGTTACTAGCAAAAAAGACAATAAGAAAAATGAGATACTGGTCAAATGATGATAAGTTAGATTGCTACCAAAGTGGTCTACTAGATATGTTTCAAAACTGGTTCAACTTTAATGAAGACAAATCAATCAATGCATTTGCGTATTTTACCGAAATATTTAAAAGAGGTTTGGCTAAAGGATGGAATGACCTTTATAAAAAGAAAGGAGATAACGAACATTTGATTAAACTTATTTCAATAAACGGTGCTAATGATGGAAATGGATTACACTCAATATAAGATACAAACATTTGATATAGTGACTGATCCAGGATTTGGATCAGTCAGTATAAAAAATTTATCTACTAAGAATTATATAAGAATGAAAATAATAAGAAACTTATTTATTTTTTAGTATAGAATACTTTTAAACAATTTTTTATGAATAAAGTTTATCTTCAAATCTGGGAAGAGTCAATTAGTAATGAGGGAATAAGACCTGATGGTTGTTCACTACATATCGATCTAGAGTCAAATCAAAAATATTTAAAATCAATCTATGAATTTAGAGAGAATTTAAAAATACCAAATGATTATGATTCTGCCGTTGGAGAACCAATAGAGGTTTTAGTAAATGATTCAGTTTACGTCTTAGTAAAGGTGGATAAAACAATTAGATTATTACAAAATGAGTTTAATAATCTAATACAATTAAAAGATATATTAGTGCAATGATTATAGTTTACGACTTGCTACCAATAATATTTATTTTAAATATTATTTATTTTATAAAAAATAGAGATTATCTACAAAAAAGTTATTCTGAAAAAGATACATCGATAATTAGAGGTAGCGATTTAGTATATTATTATGTAAACCTAATTTATTATCTCTTTATATTTTTTGGATTACTAATAGATAATACTTATTGGTTATTACTTTTGGCTTATTTTATTAAATTTCCAATTTATCATATAAATAAAAGATTTTATAGAATCTACTCCTATTTGTATCCTTATATAAGTATAGTATTTTTATTATATCTACTATATTCCAAACTTTTTTAAGTGTTGTTCAGTTATGATAATAAAATCATAGCCTTTCTTATCACACCAAGATATCATAGTCTCCCATTTATTCTTATTCTTATAAGCCATTTTAAGGTCATACTCGAAGTTCTTTAACTTCTTTAAACCATTTGTAGGAACATTCATTTTACCTTCTTTTAAATCAATTACCATTTGATATTCTTTCATTGGTTTTACTTCAACTACAACTCTTTTTCTACTACCATCTGCAAGTTGCATTTCATAATAAAAGTCTGGATAGTAACAGTGTTCTTTAACTTTCATATCACCATTATCAAAATGAGTCATTTGGTAAGGTATTTTAAGACACTCTGCACCCCACATTAAAATATTTGAGTTATTATCTAACCAAGTCATTATTCTTTTCTCCCAAGAGCTTCTAAAGTAAACACCACCATTGGTATTTAGTTTCATTACTTTATCCTTATTTGTAGGGATGAAATTTCCCTGATTATAGTTCTTATTATTTGGTTTTGAATTTATCATATTTTATATATAAATAAAAATAATTCTCTTATGGCGGTTGTTGATTCTTTATTAGAACGTATTAAACTAGCATTACTTTATAATGGAAATGGTATAGTTGAGAATTTTAAAAATAATTCTTTATTTTTTTATAATAAATATAATAAATCAGGTAAAGATGTTGAATCTATAAATATTAAAGATATTTACCCTGGTGGTTTTTACTTTTTTCATTATAAAGATGATTCTAATTGGATGAAATATGCACCAGTATTTGTTGTTGATTTTAAAAAATTTGAAGATAAAGTAATTTTATTTGCAGTGAATTTTAATTTTATTCCAATGGAAATAAGAGCTCAGATATTTGATAAGTATATACAACCAAATGATTTTGAAAATAATAATTTCTTAAAAGTAAATTATGAAGGAATGTATAAAGAACTATTAAATTCTGGATTTGAATACGCTTTGATGGAATTTAATGCAATACAATTAGTTCTAGTTCATAGAATACATTTAGAATTACTACCTAGATTTCTTTATTCACAACATCCTATAAACAAATATGACCCACAAAAACTAGTACAAATTTGGCAAGCAAAACTTTCTAGTAGAAATGAAAGACACAAAGAAGTAATCTCATCTATTTTAAGTGATTTTTATGACGTAAATAATGAAATATCGGATAAATATAATGTTATGAGAGATCATATAAAACGTCTACAGACCAGTCTGAATAAGTACGGGAAGAGGTAAAATAGGAAAACTCAAAATTTAATATATACATAAATTTTAAAATTTAATACATATGGCATCTTATAATAACTTCAGTCAAGAAAATCAAAATAACGTTGGATCAAACTTTGCGATGGTAAATTCATCTGGAGTTGAGAATAAAGGTTTATTTAGTAGGATTTTGAGAAACTTATCATCATACGGAATGAACTTCGATGATATGATTGTTAGAAATCAAGTAGGTATTGGTATCAATGAAGATCCATATGCGGCTAAAGGAAATTCGATGTACGACTTCTTCTCCCAGCGAGCCGTTGCATCAGTATTAAACAGAAAATCAATACCTTATCTAGACAAAGCTTACGCAGACAAGAGAAGAATTTTAAGAGAGTATTCAGTTAAAGACGAGATTAGAGACTTTATAAGCACGATTGCAGACGAATGTATAGTATATAATGATGAAAAGGACTTCTGTTCTATTACGGCTCTTCCAACGTCTTATTCACAGGAAGTACAAGATAAGTACCAAGAGTATTTTGAAAAAATTTATAATAGGTTTGGATTTGCGGATAATATAACAGCTTGGAACATGATGAAAGACTTCTTGATTGATGGTTATTTGGCACTTGAGATTATTTACGATGATAAAAAGAAGAATATTATTGGATTTAATAGAATTAGACCAGAGACAGTAGTTCCTGCATATGAGCCGAGTATAGGACACTTATGGATTCAGTTTCCTGAAGATCCACAATTAAGAAGAATATTTCTAGATTCACAATTAGTTTATATTTCATATTCAACTCAAAATGAATTTTCTGAGACATCGTATATAGAAGGTTTAATTAAGCCTTATAATCAATTAAAGATTTTACAACAAACAAGAATAATGTTTAACATTATCAATGCTACTGTTTATCAAAAGTTTACTATTCCTATTAAAGGTATGTCTAGACAAAGAGCGGAGGAACAAATAGGTCAATTAATACATGATTATTCAGAAGAAGTAGAATGGGATGAATCATTAGGCACAATGACTATTAATGGTTCTAAACACTTACCTTACAACAAACAAATTTGGTTCCCTGAAGGGGATGGTGGTACACCTAATATGGAATTAGTTTCTCCAACTGGACATAACTTAAATGATGACTCAATGTTGGATTGGTTCTTCAAAGCTTTAAAAAGATCTTCTAAGATTCCAATGTCAAGATTTGAAAGTGATAATGGTGGTGGTAATTTAGTTACTGATGCTGCTGAGATGACAAGAGATGAGATTAAATTTCATAACTTTATTAGTAGGTTAAGAGCAAATTTCAAAGAATTGATTGTTAAACCATTGAGACTACAAATGTTGATAGAGTTTCCTGAGTTTATAGAGGATGAATTCTTTACAAATGCGGTGGATATTACTTTCTTCTCAAATCAAGTATTTGAAGAATGGAAGAAATTAAATAATTTAGAAAAGAAAGCAGGTATTGTTGGTACAATGCTTGGTGTGATGAATGGTGAAAAACCTTACTTTCATATTGAGTGGATTATGGATAATATCTTTAAACTTAGTCCTGAGGAAAAGGCGGAAAATCAAAAATACTGGGATAAAGACGCTATGAACGCAGCCGCTGGTGCAACTGGTGAGCCTGGAATGCCATCGGAAGGTGGTGGAGGTGGCGTTGGAATGCCAGAAGGTGGTGCTCCAGAAGGTGGTGGTCAAATAGCTCCAGAAGGTGGTGGTCAATCTGCTCCAGAAGGTGGTGGTCAATCTGCTCCACAGACTACACCACAAGCTGCACCTGAAGCACCTGCTCCTGAAGCACCGGGTGGTGGAGAGTTTGAATTCTAATATAAATAAAAAATCCTTTCAATTTGAAAGGATTTTTTATTTATGCTACATTTTTTGGTGTCTCTATTATAAAGTTTAAATTTTTATCATATATAAATTGACTTACTTTAACTTCCATACCTACCTGTATCATTGTTTTGACTATCTTACCACATTCTGTATCAAGTACTTTAGATTTTAAAGTAAGTTTATCAATCTTATTATTATTTATTATAAATGTCATTCCGTTTACAGAGCAACATACTTTTTGTAAGGATATCTGATGACTATGCTGATCATCGAGTGTAATATATTTCTGAATATCATCAATATCAAACTGTATTTTTTTACTACCTTCTAAAAGATAGTTTAATTTTATCTCACGATAAATGGATTTCCACGTTGGATAACTAGAAAGTGCTAAATTATAATCATCAAATTCTAAATCACTACCTAATATGACATCAAATAGATAGTCCATTAGAACAATTCAAAGTCAATTTGTTTTCTATCTAAGTCAACTGCTTTAACAATTACTTTTACTTCATCACCTAATCTTACTGATCCACCTGATTTTAAATTTACTGTATAGTTTTCTGCATCTACTTTATGATTTCCATTATATCTAACCATACCTTCACATTTACTTTCAATAAGTTCAACATACATTCCCCAGTCAGTTACTCCTGATATAATTCCATCAAATACTTGTCCGATTTTATCTTCTAAGAATTCAATTTGTTTATATTTAATAGAGTCTCTCTGTGCCTTTGCTGCTAATATTTCTCTTTCAGAACACCATTTAGCCATACCTTCAATTTTTTGAGGACTTCCATTAGATTTCTTATTTAAGAAGTCTAATAAGACTCTATGAGTAATTAAATCCGGATATCTTCTAATTGGTGAAGTAAAGTGAGAATAGTGAGTAAACCCTAATCCATAGTGTCCAGAGTTTACTATTGTATAACTTGCTTTAGACATACATCTTGTGATTAAAGTTTCTATCATATTTTCTTCTGGTTTACCTTTTATATCAGCAACTAATTCATTTATAGATTTTTTCAAATCTTGTGTATTTTCAACAACATCTAAAGTATAACCAAAGTTTTTACATATTAGAGAAAGTGCTTCTAACTTTTCGACATTAGGAGTACTATGCACTCTATAAACATTGTGATACTTAGCATCATAAAGAAGTTTTGCGACTAATTTATTTGCAAGTAACATATATTCTTCAATTAGTTTATTTGCATCTTTCTGTTCTTTGAAGAAAACCCCAATAGGTTTCTTAGTAGTTGGTTCTAATTTGAATCTAACTTCTATACCACCCATTTCGATAGAACCATCACTAATTCTTTGTTTTCTCATTTTTTTAGCAATAGTATCTAATAATAGTATTTCTGTTTTGAAATCTCCTTCTTTACCTTCAATTATCTCTTGTGCTTCTTCATAAGAATATCTTCTATCTGAATGTATAACCGTTTTTCCAAACCATTTATCTAATAGTTTTCCTTCACTATCTAGTTTAACTATAACTGAGAAGCAAAGCTTATCTTCATTAGGTCTTAATGAACATACACCATTACTCAACCTTTCTGGTAACATTGGTACACATCTATCAACTAAGTAAACAGAGGTTGCTCTTTTAATAGCTTCTTCATCAATTATACCACCTTCTTTAACATAATGTGAAACATCTGCGATATGTATACCTACTTCTACTGTATTATCATCAAGTATATTAACCGAAAGAGCGTCGTCAAAATCTTTGGCGTCAACTGGATCAATTGTAAATGTTGTAATATTTCTTAAATCTCGTCTGTTATTGATTTCTGATTCAGGAATTGTAAAGTCTATCAATTCCGCTTCGGCTTCTACCATTAAAGGAAAGTTGTTTGGTAAACCGTACTCATACATTATTGAGTTCATTTCTGTATTATTGTCACCTGAACTACCAAGTATTTCTACTATTTTTGCTTTAGGCGATTTTGTTCCTGGTTCCCAGTCAATTAGTTCGACAAGAACTTTTTGATCGTGTGTTGCGTCGTGTTCTCCTTTTATATAAAAGTCAACCGCAATTTTTTGACTATCTGGTACTACAAATATAAGTCTTTTATTTTCTTTGTTTATTTGTACCTTACCAACAAATTGAGTCCTAAATCTTTCAAGAACTTCTATAACTTCGGCTTCAATTTTGTTGTTCTTAGTTATTATTTTAATTTTAACTTTATCACCATTAAGTGAGTTAAGTGTATTTTTCTTAAATATGAAGATATTTTTATCTTCTATATTTATAGAGGCATTTCCGCTGTTTGCGAAATCGATAGTGCCTTCAAAAACACTATCTTCTTTAATTTTATTCATTATTTAATTTTTTTTTGTTTTTAGAAATGTTATCTACTCCATACTTCTGTACTAATGTTTTCTTCATCTTTTCTAAAACTTTTTTATTCTGTATCGGATAATCAACTCCGAAATTTTTTCTTAATGTTTCTTTTCTTTTAACTTCAGAACACCTTCTACAATAATAATCTCCCCAATCATTATCATATTTTAAGTAGTTCTTATAGATTACTTCTTTTTCAATTCCACAAGTGTCACATTTACACTTGATTTTGTAGTGTGATCCTTTTGGTAGTAATTCAACTGGAATTACAATTTCTTCACTTATATATACATCATATCCTAAATCATCATAATAGTTGTAATTTGATTCAGTGATTTTCACATTTATCTCTCTTGATAGGATCATAAAAAACCGCATTTTTTTAAGTATTTATTAAATATGGCGTTTCTCCTCCAAAACTTTTACAAAGATAAAAAATCCACTTGATATACCTAATAAAAATAAAAAAAATATTTTTACCATAAAAAATCCACCTTTAAAATTTTATTGTTTTCCAGGTTAAATATATACCATCGTAATAACTACAAAAAATAATTATTTTAAATGAAACCGGTTTTAATAGTAGAAAATTCAACAAGTTCGCTTATTAGAGAGTCAGCCTCTACTAATAAGGAGTATGTATTGGGTGGTACTTTTACTGAGTTTGGTGTAAAGAATCGTAATGAGAGAATATATCAAGCTGAGAAATTTTTACCAGCACTACAAGAAATGAATGAAAGAATGAGCAGCCTAGGTGTTGTTTATGGTGAATTCGATCACCCGGATGTCTTTGATACATCGTTATCAAGAGCATCACACATTATTACAAAAGCAGAATTTGTTGCAGAAAAGAACATAGTTGCTGGAGAAATAAAATTGCTAAGTACTTACTGGGGTAAAGAAGCTAAATCATTAGTTGACGACGGATGTCCAGTTTTTGTATCATCAAGAGCTGCTGGTATAACAGAATCAGATGGTTCAGTATCATTGAAAAAACTTTTTACTTATGACATTGTTGCAGATCCTGGATTTGCATCAGCAAAAATGAGTGTTAGAGTATTAAATGAATCGTTAGGTTTTTGCCCAGAAGGACAAATCGAAAAAAATAACTTTAGGATATATGAATTATCTGACGAGTCAAAAATAAATGAACTATTCAATATGAACAAAGATGAATTTGTAACCAAGAAACAGTTAAGTGACTATTCACAGTATTTGGTTAAAGAGATTGCTTCAACAAAAAGTGAAGTAAAAAATGCAATTTCAAAAGGTAATATGAGCCCACAGAAATTGGAACAATTGTTAGAGTATTATGAAGAATTAAATAATACTAATTCACAAGTTGCTAAATACTTAGATTATTTAGCTGACAAAATTCAAGTTGTAGTTAATGAAAATAAATCATTAAAAGATACAACTGATAAATTGGCTAAACACAATGACTATTTAGCAGAAAATTTAGAAAAAGCTATTGCTTACTCTGAATATGTTGCTGAAAACTTAGATAAAAACATTGAGTATTCTGAATACTTAGCTGAAAACTTAGACAAAAACATTAACTATTCAGAATATATTGCTGAGAACTTAGATAAAAACATCTCTTACTCAGAATACTTAGCTGAAAACTTAGATAAAAACATTGAGTATTCTGAATACTTGGCTGAAAATTTAGACAAGAATATTGCTTACTCAGAATATATCGCTGAAAACTTAGACAAAAACATCGCTTATTCAGAATATATCGCAGAGTCAGTTGATAACTCAATTGCTTACTCAGAATACTTAGCAGAACATGTTGAAGGTAACATTGCTTACTCAGAATACATTGCTGAACATTTAGATGATAACATCGCTTACTCAGAATATGTTGCAGAAAGTTTAGATAAATCTATTTCTTACCAAGGAATGATCGTTGAAAGATTAAATGGTGGTTTTAAATTAAATGAATCTACTGAAGAGGGTGATGAAGCACAATTTCCTACATTACAAGACGCTGGTTTTGAAGAAAATGAGGAAGAATTAGAAGGACAAGGAGAAGGTGAAGAACACGAAGGTCACGAAGATTTTGCCGAAGAAGCTAAAGAATTTGCTGAAGAAGCTAAAGAATTTGCTGAAGATGCTGCAGAGTTTGCTGGAGAACACGGTGGTGAAGAACACGAAGGTGAAGAACACGAAGGTGAAGAACATGAAGGTGAAGAACACGAAGGTGAAGAACACGAAGGTGAAGAAGGTCAAGGATTTGAATCTCAATTTATGGGAGAAGAAGACTCAGAACTATCTGAATCAATAAATAGATTAATTGAAGAAGCTAAAAAACGTAAAGTTTCTGAAAGCAGTGATTTGAACTTTTTAAAGTTCTTAAACAAATCACAAGTTGATAGCTTTTATGCACTATCAGACGAAGAGCAAGAAAATGTGAAACTACACATAAACGAAAGTAGTTATTTTACACAAAAAGAAGTTCTTACTTTGATTGCAGAGTCATTATCAACAAAAAATGAATCTCTTGAAGAAAGAGTAATCAGATTGATGCCGGAAAACATGAAGCCGATCTGGGGTCAGTTAAACGAATCTGCTAAAAAATCTGTCTTGTCACAAGCTAGATTATATCCAGAGGATGTATTAAAAACTGAAAATCAAATTGAGCATTTCTGGGGAACTAGAAATATCAAAAAAAATGAATCTACAACTAAGAAATTAGTAGCACACGAAGCTTTAATCCAAGAAGACAAATTGTCTGATAATGAGATGACTGCAATAATGGAAAGATTCAAAAGTATATAATCTATAAAAAATCCATACTTGCGAAAAACGAGTAAAAACAAGGATATATATAGTATTGTAAAAAAACTAAAAAAAAAATTAAAATTTTATGTCACACATTAGAATAGATAATCAAAAAGCCATGAAAAAATGGTCTCCAGTGTTGGAAAACATGGGAGTTACAGGTGATAGAGTAGAATGGATGTCAGAATATGCTGAATTTCACTCAATCAACGAAAACGCATACGTAAACGGTTCAAACGTTGCTGGTATGGGTGCTGTTGTTGCTGCACAACCTTCTGGATATGCAGGACAAACAATCGGAAACGGTTCATCATTTGGATTAAATGGTTCACCAGGTTCAGGTGATGTTGGTCAAAACTTGTTACCAGTTGCAATGAAAATTGCTGCTCAAACAATTGGTCTTGACTTAGTTGCTGTTAAACCAACTCCAGGTCCGAAAATCGATTTACTTTATATTGACTTTCAATATGATGATACTCGTTTAGGAGATGCTGACGAAAAACCACAAGTTTTCAAAGCACAAGATACAAACTCTACAACTGCTGCTGCTATTACTGCTGCATTAAGAACTGCAATGGCTACTAATAATATCACTGAAACACAAGGTGGTTTATATGGTGGTAGATTATGGGTTTCTGGTATCAATGCAAACTCTACAGTTACAACTACAGAAAACCCTAATACTAAAGCTAACTTAGTTGAATTCTTAGGATTCTCTCGTATCGATGGATACCCAATGTTTAGAGCTTACAGACAAGTAAATACTGCAGCGACTAATAATCCTGGTTCATCAGTAGGTACTAACTGGACATTTGATGCAACAAGAAACACATTTGGTGCAACTTCATCAATGAAAGACTCTTTAAAAAGTATTGCTGGTGTAACTACATCTACTGTTGATGTTCAATTAGTATCTGCATTAGAAGATCACATTCCTGGTTTCTCTGCAAACTGGTTCGGACCTTCAACAGAATCTGCTGGTGCTTACCCAATGTCAAGATTAGAAGATGATAGCACTTACTCAGGAGTTATTGGACCAAAAATTTCATCTAAAACAGTTGCTGTTGGTACTATTGAAGTATCTTCTGCACTTAGAAGAACTGAAATTGAAGACATCAAAGCTAACACTGGTATGGATATCGTTCAAAAAATGGAATCAATCCTTGTTAATGAATTGTCTCAAACAATCTCTAAACAAATTGTTAATAAAATCTTCGAAATGGGAGATTTAAACAGAACTAATGCACCTTTAGCAGGAAGTACTTTCTCAAGTTCTATCACTAATCAAACATTGTTTGACTTAGATACTAAATATGCTTCAACTAACGTTGGTGGTGAAACTACTCACGCTGTACAAAGAAAATTGATCACGAAAATTGCTCATGCTTCTAACTACATCGCAACAGAAGGACGTGTTGGGCCAGCTCAATACTTAATCACAAATGGAGGTTTAGCTGCTGCTTTACAAGATATCGCTGGATACACAATCAATCCATTGAAATCTAAAATGAACTCTCAAGGTCAATTGTACCCAGTAGGTTCAATCGGAGACATCTCTATCTATGTTGATCCATACATGAGATATAACGATAACAGAATCGTTTTAGGAAGAAAAAATAATCCTGATCAACCAGGTATTATTTTCGTACCTTACTTAATGGCTCAGTCAATTAGCATCATCTCTGAGGCTACATTCGCACCAAGAATGTTACTTAGATCAAGATATGCAGTAACTGAAGTTGGTTGGTACCCACAAAAACAGTTCATGACTATCAGAGTTTCTGATACTTTAGGATTACTTAACTAATCATTAGTTATTATATTTTCAAAAAAAGACCCAATTGGGTCTTTTTTTGTTTTATATAAATAATATATATGTTATGAGATTAAAGAAATATAAACAATTTAATGAAAGTAAAAAAGACAAATTTCCTAATATTAAAAAAATGGAGATCGATGGATTTATTATTCATTTAGGTAAAGATGCAAAATCTAACGATCACTTAACATTTAATGTTGCCGATAATGATGATATATGGATGCACGTAAAAGGTGTTCCGGGAAGTCATGTAGTTATTGTTGTTAAGGATAATATACCTACACCAGAAGTTATTAAAAAGGTTGCAGAAATTGCAAAAGATAATAGTAAAGCAAAAGGTACTGAGAAAGCCACTGTGGTTTACTGTAAAAGTAGATTTGTTTCAAAAAGACCAGGTATGAATGATGGTCAAGTTATGGTTGATTATAAAAATGCACATGAAGTCACTATATAATTTTAATATATAATAAAATAAAAATAAAACATTTTAAATGGCAAATGATTATAAAATGAAATATGCAGATGAGATAAAGATTGCATTTTCTGCTAGGTTAGTAAAACTTCTAACTACAATGGAAGATGATCATGATGATTATATCGCATATGAACTTAACTGGATGGCAGATCCTAGGTCTAAATATGCCAATGATATGAATATATCTAGATTGGATATTTCTGATTCGGATTATTTCTTTGATGCTATAATAGGTGGAAGAAGACAATATATCAAAATAGGAACATTTTTAAGAAGCTATTTCCCTGGTGTTTATGATGAGGAAAGTATTAGAAAATTTTCTAGTACTATTGTAAATCTTAAAAAAGGTGTGAAGATTCCAGTACAACCAGTTGGTACACCAATAGAACATAAACCATTCGTTTATAATCCTAAAGATGTTCGTTCAACATTCTTATCATTAGTAACAAAAACTTACCCAATGGGTCATGAAACTGAAGTTTTAGAGTTTTTACCAGACCTAGAAATAGATAAATTTGGTAATTATTATAAAGTAATTGCAGGAGATGATACTACAATGTTTACGTCTCACTTAGATACTGCAGATAGAACACAATTACCTACTAAATTATTATCAAAAATAGAAGATGGTGATGAGTATATTTATACTGATGGTACGTCTATATTAGGAGCAGATGATAAAGCAGGAGTTGCAGTAATGTTATATATGATGGAAAATAAAATACCCGGAATTTATTACTTCTTTATTGGAGAAGAAAGAGGTGGTATTGGTTCAAGAGATTTGGCGAGTGAATATAGTTCATTTGAATTTCTAAAAAATATTAAAAAGTGTGTTTCTTTTGATAGAAGAAAAACTGGATCAGTTATTACTTCTCAATATGGTAGAGTTTGTTGTTCAAATGAATTCGCTACCGCACTTTGTAAAGAATATAATAAAAGTGGATTAAATTTATCTACTGATCCAACAGGAGTATTTACCGATTCTGCATCATTTATAGATGATATATCAGAATGTACTAATGTATCTGTTGGATATAATAATGAACATACATTTAGAGAGATACAAAATATGACTTATTTAGAGAAATTAGCAAAAGCTTCTTTAAAAGTAAATTGGTCACAATTACCATCTGTAAGAAAAGTAGGTATAAATGAAGAATTATTGAGAAAACATAAAACTTTAATTGATACTGTTAAAAAATCTATCTTTGGTTTAGATGTTAAAGTAGTTGGTGTTCAAGATAAAATTTTTATTAAAATAGATTTAGACCTTGCGGATGTTAAAACTATCTTTGATACATTATCACAGGTACAAGGTTTATTATATAAACACAGAACTGCAGACCCTTATGTTGTTTTTGACGAAACAACTATCAAAATAGAATTAAAATAATATGATACAAAAGTATAAAAGATTTATAGAAAGAGTTGATGATGATGCCTGGGAAGGTACAGATCAAGATTGGAATGATGATTGGGCAGGTGGTTCTAGAAGTGGAAAATCACTACCATCTCGTTTTGATATGTCAGGTGAAATTTCAGATGATGATGAAGACTTTTACGATGATGAATACTACGGTCATAACTTTGGTCATTATGATAATAAAGATGGTGATACAGATAGGGATCCAGATTTAAGTGATGAGGATATTGAAGATGATGATATGGAACACTTAAAATATCTATTAAGAGGCATGTTTAAAAATAAAGGTATTGAGAATGTTTCTATTACAAATGATAACCTAGATTTATCTATTAGATGTTCTATGGGTCACAGAGAAAAATTAAGTGATGTAATAAATGTTTTTGATCTTTTAAATAAATTAAAAATGGACATTTTACCTCAATATGACTCAGAATTTGATATGTGGGAAAGTCAAAAAGGACAAACTTTAGAATTTGGATTCTATTATGATGAAGGATTAAATGATGATACTGATGAAGATTTTGGAGAAGATGATGAAAGTCCATTTTAATTTTGTATATTTGTAAAAAATTAAACAATTATGACAAAAAATGAAAGTATAAATCCTTTAGATATAAAGGATACTTTTTTGAAACTAACTGAATATACAATTCCCTATGGTGATGAAACCAAATTGGAGAAATATTTACCAACCGGATATAAAAAAGATTCTATTGGTAACTACTATATTCAAGTAGGTAATTCAGAAACATTATTCACAACACACTTAGATACTTATTGTACTAAATATGAGAAGGTAAATCACGTTATCGAAGGTGATATTATTAAAACTGATGAAACAACCATATTAGGTGGTGATAATAAATTAGGAATGTCTATTTTATTATACATGATTTCTAAAGGAATACCTGGAACTTATTACTTCTTCTTGGGAGAAGAACCAATTTTAAGTGGTGGTTTATGGGGTTCACAAAATGCTTTAAAAGCAGATCCAGAATTCTTCAAAGGGTTTAAAAGAGCTGTTGCTTTTGATAGAAAACAAACAGGTTCTGTTGTTCTAAGACAGAAGGGTAGATTTTGTTGTTCTATTGACTTTGCAGATGCATTATCAGATGAACTAACTAATTTAGGTGTTGCTTCTAAACCAGACCCAAACGCTTATTATACAGATACTGCTACTTTCTTAGATATTATTCCAGAGTGTACTAATATTAGTGCAGGTGGATGGAATGAACACTATAAAACAGAGTATGTTGATTTATCTTATACTAAAAAAGTTGCAGAAGCCGCTTGTAAAATTGATTGGGAGAACTTACCAACTGAAAGAAAAGTAACTTATTTTGAACCAAAATATAAAATTGCACCAAGACATCGTTTCTCTAATAAGAGTGTTGTAAAAGAAGTTAAAAGTATTTTAAATAAATATGACTTACTTCACACAAATACATTAGAGTATGATACATATAATACAGATACACTTGTATTTAATACTTGGTTTGAAGATGTTGATATTAAAGTAACTATTTTAGATGATATTTTAGTTCAAATTGAAGGTCAGAAAGATGTTAAATTTGATTTCAAAGATGTTAAAAAATTAAATACATATTTAGGTAACTTATTTGGTATTGATATTAGTCCAGATGATTATAAGATGATGATCTTTACTGACGACTCAGTGAGTGTACTAGGGATGCGTTTTAAGAGTTTTGAAGACTATGTTAAATACTTTGATAGTATAAACACAGATGATACGTCATATGTCGTTAAAAAGGGTGGTGAACAATATACAGAGTATTATGGTGATGTGATACCAAAAGAACTAGTTATTAAGTGGTTTACTGATAATGTTCTTGAATAGTAAAAAAAAATAAAGCCAAAAACTAAACTTTTTGGCTTTTTTAATCTAATATATAAACAAACAATTGGGGATGTAATAGCATTGATTCTTAGTTGATTAATAATTATGCAAGTATCGGGTGGCCTACAATGACCGATTAATAAATTAGATGGTACAATTTTAAACGGCAACGTTAATCAAGTAGGAACAAGTGAAGATTTAGTAGCTTGCTTACAAAACAATTTGATCTCTAACAGAGATTTAGTAGTAGCTTAATCAAATAAGACTAATACACCAAAAATTCTACAGCTGTGGTCACCAGTCTAAAAGTGAAACCTTTTTATTAGTACTTTGAGATTCAAAAACTGATTATTTTGTAAGACTTAGAAAAACTTACTAAACTTGTAAACGAATAATTTGCGATGACTGAAAAGACACGTTGGGCAGTTCAACGTCATCTCCACAACAAAATTCCCACTCAATGAGTGGGTTTTTTTATAAATATATAAAATTATGATAACAAAATTTGATGGTAGATATGGATTTTTATCAAACTTCTACCCCTGTAAAATAGAATATCAAGGTATTACTTACAATAGTGTCGAGACATATTATGTTGCAATGAAGTGTAATAATGACCAAATGATTGATGGTAGATACTATACGTCTGCAGACTTTAGAGAATTGGTTGCTAATATGGCACCAGGTAAGGCCAAACAATTAGGTAAGGTTATAAAAATACGCTCTGATTGGGATTCAAAGAAATTAGGTTTTATGGAATGGGCAGTTAAAGAGAAGTTTAAAGATGAAACTTTAAAGGAAATGTTACTAATGACTGAAAATAAAGAAATTATTGAAGGTAATTATTGGCACGATTGTTACTGGGGTCAATGTACTTGTGATAAATGTGCTGGTAAAGGTAAGAATAAGTTAGGAAAAATTCTAATGGATATAAGAAGTGAGTTAAATGGTACTAAAAAACCAAATCTCTTTGATGTTTTATTTAAAGACAAAAAAGCTTAGATTTCTCTAAGCTTTTTTTAATTTCTGTTATCTTCATATCTACCATTAGTTGATCTAAGTCTCATAGAATATCCTTTTGGTGGATAAGATTGTAATATTCCTTTAGAATAATCATCTGCGAGAACTTCTGTTTTACGACTAAATATATTTAATGTAAGAACTTCTACTGGTTGTTCAACAATAACTTTCTTTTGATGAAAAGTTAAATACATAAATGTATCTAAGTATGGCCACTCATCAATATCAGTAGTATCCAAATCAATAAATAGTTTCATTTGTGAGTTTATAACATCTTGAAATGATAAATATCCCTCTTTTTCTCTAATCTCGTCAAATTTAGATAAAACCCATTCATCACAAATGTAAGGTTTGTCCATTATCTTTCGTCCACAATTAGTTGTCCATACCAAACATCTACCAACAATTTTATCAAACATTTTAATTGCAACCATGTTGATCTTATCCAGATTTTTTGTATAAAGATCTAAATAACTTAATTTATCTGTCATACAAGATCCACCTAATGATGATTTAGATGCTTGATAATTTTCTCTTTTATATCCTTCTAATATTTGTTTACCTTTTAAATACTCAACTTTAATGTGTCCACCAGTTTGATACAATACATAATCATTATGAGTTTTTTCTACTTTTTTATTATCAAATAAAGATTCCATTTTAAATATATCTTTATATTGTTTAGAGAATGAATTTAAAAATCTACCAAATTTTAAATCAGTACTTCTATTCTTTGTAGAATCTACTAATTTAATCATTCCTTTGGTTTCTGATATATCAAACCTATTATAATCTGGAAACATTCTTTTATCTTCTATCGAAAGAATATCAATTCTTTTACTTTGAAAAAAAGTAAGTAATTTTTCGGATATTTCAAATTTATCTTTTAAGTTTTCAACACCATTTAGACCCAATATAACAACACCATCAGTAAGTGTTCCATCACCTTCTTGTTTAAATGCCCAAGAGTAACTATAACCTAGTCTATCATTGGCTTGATTTCCTGATTTTTCGGGTTCATTATGACAAATATAGTAGTATGGATCCTCTTGTTGGATTTTACCTTCAATTTGCACACCATCTACATTTGCAATTACTCTACTCCCTGGTTTGTATTGAATACCTTTGTATATAAGCATAGTTTTCTATTTTTTATCTTGACAAAAGTAATAAAAAAAAATTATATACCAAACATTTTCCAATAAAATTATATAAACAATAAAAAATATACAAAAATGTCAATCATCTCATACTTTGGCGGTAAGGCCAACTTTCAATCCTTTATCACACCTAACATTCCAACAGATTGTAAAACATATATTGAGCCATTTTCTGGTTCATTTGCAATATATTTAGACTCTAACTTAGAATTTACTAATGTTGTATTTAATGATAGAAACAGACATCAAGCAAATCTAATGAAATGTTGTTCTCAACCACAAGATTTCTTAGTAGAACTAAAGTCTTTATTGGCACCAGGTGGATTACTTCACACTACTGAAACAGAATTAGATAAAAAATGGGATTTCTTTAAAGCGATTTATAGAACTTATGTTACTAATGATTTCTTAGATGATATGAACTTTGAAATTGGTGATTTTAAAGTAGGTGCAATTTATGCATTCTTAATCACTTCAAGTTTTAGTTCAGTTTATCCGAGAGGTGGTGGTTTTACCGGATTCAAGAAAAAAACTAATAAATTGAACTTGCAAATCTTAATCAATAAGTTAGAGAAAAATAAATATACTGAAAGATTACAAAAGATTACGGATTTTCATAATTTAGATTTTGAAGATGTAATTACTATGTATGATGCAGAAGATACTTACATGTATTTAGATCCACCTTACGCTCGTTTTAACGACTTAAAAAATGATGATGATGGTAGAAGATTATTTTGGTATGGTTGTGATACAGAGAACACCTTTGGGGTTTCTTCACACAGACGCTTATTAGAATTATTAAAGAGTTCTAAAAGTAGATGGTCATTATCATATTACTATTTTCCTTTATTAGAAGAATTATTACCAAGAGATGAGTATCTTTGGACTTCAAAAGAATTTCATAGACCATCTGCGGTTATTAAAACTGAGGGAGTTGAGAAAGAAAAAGGTATTGAATTATTGATTATGAACTATAATCCTGAAACAGGAGAAATGTTAAACACTAAACAAGATGTATTATAAAAACAAAGATGTTAGATATGAGAATTATTGTAATATTATAACAGGTTTTCCAAAATATTACAAAGTATTTTCTGATGGATTTAGAGTAATTGATACTTATGATTTGATTAGTGTTCCTTATTATCGAAAAATTAATGTTAAAAACTTAGTACCAATTGATAAAGAAGAATGGGATATAGTTGAAGATATTGTCTCTAAGACATATCAAAAACGTAGAGATCAATTCTTCGGTGGTTAGAAATAAATTAAAAAATCAATAAAAATTTTTATTGATTTTTTAATTTTCTATCTAATAATTTGGCAATATTTGATCCAATTAAATAGTGAATATTCTTGATTCCATCAACCTCAATTGTTTCTATTTCATCCATAAATCTAAATTGAAATTTATATTTATCTTGATCTTCTGGGTCTTCTGTAATATCTTTATCAATCTTATGTATTGATAACTCAATATCATAACTATTATTGATATTTATCTTAAAATCGAATGTGGTTTTATCACAAGAAACCATTTTAAACTTAGGTTCATATTCTACTTCAAATACTGAATATTCGGTAATCTTAGCTCTTTTCATATAATAGTTTAAGAACATCGCAGGTGCTTCAATAAAGTCGGACAGTATTTGTATATCTTCTCCAAAGTTATTTGACTCAATAATATCATCAATTTTCTTTTTCATATCAATAATACTATTAAACTCGATCTTATGATAGACACAGTTTATATCATAAAGATATAAAAATGAATTATCAATAATATTTCTTTTATTTAGATCAGTTTTAAAGATGAATTTGGTGTGTATAATAGATATGTCTTCAGTTGATAAACCATGTAAACAAATTACAAGTTTTAAAAACTCTTCATCATCAGATTTTTCATAAACTGTGTCGATTGATGTAACTACACCTTCTTCTTCACTGAAAATCTCTTTAAATGCTTCTTCTATTTCTGATATTCTAATGTTCATAATTATTCAAATTGTTTATCATAAGCATATCTTTTAAGTTTCATAACTTTTTCAATATACCCATTACGTCTTAATAGTTTGAAAACTAAATTACCTAATGAAAGTTCACCACCTTCACTATCTAAACCACTTTTTCTGTAGTTTTTTATTTTCTCCCAAACTTTTTTAATCTTTTCACTAAATTGTTCATATTTATCCTCGTCTACTTCATCTTCTAAGTCATCAACTAACATCATTACTGACTTACCTTTCTCTCTAATTTCCTCATCATCTGGTGTAAAATCAATTTTCTCTGGTTTTACAATCCATTTATTATTAAGTAGTGAGAACATACCAGATGCCTTATGATCTTCTGAGACATCTTGTATATAAACTTCTACTTCATAACCTTTTATTTTAATATCATGATCCTTATTAAAGTTATTCTTTGCCGCATCTACATACTTTTTAACTAATTCAATATCTTCACTTACGTCATTGAAGTTTATTAAGATATGTAAATCATAATCAGAATATTTTTCTGACCAGTTATAGTTTGATAATGAACCTGTTAGAACAACATCTTTAACATCTACTTTTAAATCAGTAGAATTATAAAAGTCTTGTGCTATTCTCAATAAATCTTCTCTAACTTCTTGATCAAGTTCAAAATCTGTCCATAGTTTAGGATTCAACTCATCTTTTAAATGAAATGATTTTACTGGCTCAAAATCAGCTTGTACAAACTCAAAATATTTCTTCATAGTGTATATATTTAATTTAACTTTTGGTATCCAGTATTTTTAATTATCTAATTGTTTCCAAGCTCCATTCAAATAACAATAAATGTGTTGAGCAGCGCCTACTCCGTAAACCGCAATCATACCGTTTACTGGGCTTGACGGAGCCGATGTTGTAGGTGTTAAAACTAATACTTGGTCTATTGTTACTATTCTACTAGCGAAGTCTCCTCCGATTAAAGGTGTTCCTATAGTATTGGATATATATAATTTATTATTTTCTGCTATTGAGGCAGTTGGACCTGAGTTAAACCCTATATAAACATTATTTGCACCATTTTCAAGAAAATAACCTGCATTAGATCCAATAGCAGTATTTCCGTTTGCAGTATTATTACGATATAAAGTATTATTACCAATTGCAGTGTTACTTGCCCCGGTGCTATTTTGTCTTGCCGCAGATACACCAATTGCCGTGTTAAAGGCACCTCCGTTAGTATTTAATAGTGCTTGCATACCAATAGCTGTATTTTGAGATCCACTAGTATTTGTTTTTAAAGATTGAAAGCCATATGCTGTATTATAAAGTCCAAACGAGTTATTTGCCGCCAATGATTCTTCTCCAAAAGAGGTATTTCCGCTAACATTACCTTTACCGTTATTCCAAATAGTTAAATCTGTTGCGTTTGATTCTAACCAAGCTATTGTTGATCCGGTAGCACCAGTTGATCCGGTAGCACCAGTTGATCCGGTAGCACCAGTTGATCCAGTAGCACCAGTTGATCCAGTAGCACCAGTTGATCCGGTAGCACCAGTTGATCCGGTAGCACCAGTTGATCCGGTAGCACCAGTTGATCCGGTAGCACCAGTTGATCCAGTAGCACCAGTAGCACCAGTTGATCCGGTAACACCAGTACCTTGAATACCCTGGGGACCGATTGGACCTTGAGATCCTTGTGCTGCCAATAATGTCCAATTGATATGTGTTATATCTAAATCAGGTGATACTACAGATGCAGTTGAACTAACTGTCGCAACACACCACCAAGATGCTGACGCATAACCAACAGCATCATTCATATTATAAAGTGAGTTATTACTCCAAGAACCTTGCCAAGTTAAACCAGAAACACCAACAGGACCTTCGATACCTTGTGGTCCTTGTACACCAGAAGTTCCAGAAGAACCTGAAGTACCACTTGTTCCAGGTACACCTGTTTCTCCATTAGCAACCGCAATCCAATCAAAATTCTCAGCAAACATTTGTGTTGTAACTCTGAACCCTGAAGCAGTCTTATTTGTTATTGCCACATCCGTACCACTATTTGTAATATCGATGGAGATGGAATAATTTGTAGACCCGAATGGCTGCGCGAAGACAACATCATAGGCAGTACCAACCCATCCTGGGTCAGCTGATGAAACAATTCCAGATTTAGCACTTAACCCAGTACCATCCGTACCTGAAGTACCACTTGTTCCACTTGAACCTGATGTTCCACTTGAACCTGATGTTCCACTTGAACCTGATGTTCCAGAAGAACCACTATCACCTTGTACACCTTGTGCACCCATCGGACCTTGAGATCCTTGTGCTGCTAATAATACCCAATTTATATTTGTTATATCTAAATCAGGTGCAATCACTGATGCGGTTGAACTAACTGTTGCAACACACCACCAAGATGCTGACGCATAACCAACGGCATCATTCATATTATATAAAGAGTCATTACTCCAAGGACCTTGCCAACTTAAACCAGAAACACCAACAGGGCCTTCGATACCTTGTGCACCTTGTGCACCAGAAGTTCCAGAGGTTCCAGAGGTTCCAGATGCGGTTGATCCTGGTGATGAAGTACCTGCAATTGCTTCTATCCATTGAAATAAACCGGTTCCATCATTAGAAAGAACCCAACTTGCGGTTGCGGTATTTACGGAATTGATATGATCTATTGTTAGGCTATTATCTAAAACTATCGCAGAAACAGAAGGTCCATTTACAGTCATCTCTGATGATAACTGAATAGTATCCGTTGTGTTAAAAGTAATAGTATTGGTTAAGTCGACTAAAACCAACTCACCTGCCATTAAATTATTAAAACTTCCACTATTTACAAGATTTAACGCACCATTTGCTATAATAACATGACCATAATTTTCTATTGATCCTTCTATTGTTAAGTCACCATATACCCAGTATTGTTCGTTTTCTTGAACAGTAATAACTTCACCGGGCGCTATATAATATTGTATATTATATGCATCTGATGGAAAAGGATTTGTCATTTGAAAATAAGTTCCATCATAAGTTAAACTATAAACACCATTTACTGTAATATCATTTGAAATTAAATCTCTTAAACCTGTTTTGGTTGCAATTTTAATATCTTTATACCCTAATCCATTTATATTAATTGATGCAGTACCATTATTTACCGTACTAAACTTAGTTAAAAATATTAAATCATTACTATATTCATTGAATATTGGATCTGTGCTTACTGAATAAGTTACTCCACTTATTGATGTCGGTTCAATATAAAATACTTGTGTTACTTTTTCTTTTTTCCATACACCAGTAGGAAAATCACCTTCATATTTATACATTGAATTATTGTCACTATCTGTTCTAACAGTCATACCATTAGTTGGTATAGTAGTATTCCAATATCCTGAAACATTAGCATCATATTCTACAATTATTGTACCATATGAGTAAATATCCCAGTTTGTACCTGATGGAAGTAAACCTGGGATAGTTCCAAGTAAATATCTATCACCCGTATTAGGTTCTAATGTAGGTTCAACACTTAAAATTGAAATTACAGAGTCAACCCATTCAGTTGATGAATTTTTATCTATATTAGTTTTTACCCAATTTGAGTTATCTAATATATCTGCATTTGTATAATCATATGTAAGTTGATATGTACCGTTAAGATCAGAATCAGAATCATTATAAACAGTTACTAACATACCCCACTGTCTTCTTGGAAGTGGTATAACTATCATTTCATCAAATGTTTCATATCCATGAATACCTCCTTTTATCTCATTACTATATGCTGATGCAATTTGATCTAATGAGTCATTCGGACGAATTGCTGCTGATACTAAAGTTCCTATATTTTGTGACATTTATATTCTTATTTTTTTAACTTATTATAATATTTAATGGTGAGTTTTGTGCAGTATTTGATATCCAAACTTCATAATTTGTCATAACACCATGTATATTGGTAAAACTCCAACCAGTTTTTAAATTTGTAAATCCTGTATTCTGCAGTCCGTTTACTGTAAATACTGGACTTGTTGCGTTTGGAACATTACTTGGCCAAGCAAAAAGTAGATAATTACCAGCACCATTTATATTTGTGTATGTCTTATCTTTAATCTTAGATAATACATTACCTGTTCCAACTCCTGCACCAGTCAACCCAAGTATTATAGAACTATTTATTGTAATAGAAGGAGCTAATATTGGCTCTTCGGTAAGATTTGGATTCAAAATTGATGTAAGATCTAATGATCCCCAATATATTTTGTTCATCCAATCAAATGATGTGTTTATTGTTGTTATTGTTGTTGAATCATCACCAACCACCATTGTAAAGGTATTTGTAGTATAAACTTCAGGAGTACTCCAAGTTCCAGTTACTAATTTTGTTCCACTCTGATTATAACCTGTTGGTATAAATATTTGTCCATCAACAACAATCGATGTAATTATATTAGACTTCTTAGTAACATTCCAAGATAAAGTAGAATTTAGATTTTGTCCATACTCTTTATTAGATAAAGTAGATAAACTTAATACAGGTGAAACATATGGATATAAAAGAGCATCAAACATCTGCTGTACTGTATGTGGTGTAGAGAATGTTGTTCCTTCTGGAATACCACCAACAGTTATTGTAGTTGGGTTTGAATTTTGAAAGTATGGTGATACTGAAGACGCAGATACTGCTATTATTTCAACATCACTTATTCTCTCCCATAAAGTAAAGACCGCATCTCTTACATGATTTGCAAAAATCAAATTAGCATTATTATCTTTTACTTGATCTAATAAATTTTGTACGGTGGACCAACGTTTGGATTCGTAATTACTGGCAGTACCATATTTGTATAAAAATGACATATATAATTAATGTTTTTATGTATATATTAAAATATTATTTTCATAATAAATAAAAAAGAGAGTTAAACTCTCTTTTTTATTATTGTTTTTTTATCCAAAGATAATAATCATCTGTTTTTTCAAAATCAAATTTTGTATAGTTCATCTCAAGAGAGTCATTTATTAAATCCGTTATTAAACTATCACTCAGTTTAGACTCTATATCTGTATAGAATTTATCTTTATCCACAAGTTTATTTAGTCTTAAAGATACTCCAACAATTAAATCAATTTGTTGTTTAAGAAGTTCTTCATATAAATACTCTTTCATATTTTCTTTAATAATATCAAATTCATCTTTATTGTAAACAATTACTAATAGATCTTCATTTTCCCAGTTACTAATTTTAAACATATGTTTATCAGTATCAACTATGTCTATTTGACTTAAATTTGCATCAAAGTGATCTGCTAAAAACTTCTCTGCTTTAATGTCGGTTTTTCCAATACCTTTATAAAGACATTGAATAATTGAAGTAATTTTAAATTCATCTGATTCAAAGACTTTAAATCTTTCAAATGTTAAAACTCCATCAGTTTCCATATGAACTCTATCTTCAATAACATCATTTATAACCTGTTTAATACCATTGATATCTTTTAAACCATTTCTTTCTATAAACTTTTCAAATTTATCAGAACCATTTTTTAAATACCTTTTTAAGTTAGTAGGTTTGATTTTCCACTTATCAATATACTCATCAACTAGTTTATTTACTACTTGGTAATATTTATTTGCATCTTCTCTACTATTTATTGACATTATTTAATTATCTTTTTTATTAGTGTATATATTAAAAACTATTTCTACTTTTTTAAATAAAAAATAATATTTTACTAAACAAACGACATGATTTTTGATATATAATCTTGTATAAAAATTAAAACAAAACAAATTATGAAAAAAGTATTATTCGCTGTAATGGCAATCGCTGCAATTTCTTTAACATCTTGCAAAAAAACTGAAACTGTAGATACAACTACAACTGTTGATTCAACTGCTGTTGATACTACAACTGTTGATTCAACTGCTGTTGATTCTGCTGCTGTTGACACTACTGAAGTAGTTAAGTAATTAAATGTACTTGGTATAAAAAAGAGAAACAGAAATGTTTCTCTTTTTTGTTTTTAGGAATTGTGTATTTAATATATAGTTTATGAATTTAAAACAACTTAGAGACTTTTATAATAATAAACCAGTTGAGTTTGTTATTAAAGAACATTATAACTTAATAGAGGATAATGAATACATACCTCGTTTCTCTTTAAAGAATGTTAAGGATATTGCAAATATACCTATCAATCAACCAATTAAATATTCTGATCAAATAATGACTAAGGCTATTAAGTATGGTATGATGTTTCTATTAAACTATAAAGGTGAAAAAGATAAACACTTCGCAGGTCATGAGAGAGTTATATACCCAATGGTACTTGGACGTTCATCTCAAGGTAAGATGTTGTTAAGAGGATGGCACTTAAATGGATGGTCAGTATCTCAAAGAAGACACATAAATAAGATTTGGAGACTTTTTAGAACAGATAGGATACTTTCTATGACTTTTACCGGATCGTTCTATAGATTACCTCCCGCAGGTTATAATATGAATGATAAAGGTATGAGAGGTGGTATTGTTGTTAGAGCAGATTTCAATGAAATTAGAAGAAATCAACAAGCACTAGTAAATCAAAATAAAATACAAAATAGAGAAGAAGTTACTATTGGTGAAAAAGATAAAACTTTTGCTTCTATTCAAGTTAAGGAAACCGAAGAATCTAAATTAGATTTGATGAAACCATTTGAAAATGTTTATGTAAATAATAATAAAGATATGGCTGGATTAAGAATATCATTCTTAAAAAGTATTTATGGTAACAAGTATATAGCGGTTTTGGGTGCATTGGGACAACCCGGTAATACAGTTAGAGTTTTAACTGATAAACAAGTGAATCTAGGTGTTTTTAAAGTACTTGATTCTATTACTGGTGATGTTTTAAAAAGTATTAAAAATGTAAAGGGTAATGCTTTATATGATTTGTATTTATTCGATAAAAAACTTTAATATATAGTATATAAAAATAATTAAAAAGTTATGATTAAGAAATTTGAAAACTTTGATGATAATTCAGAAGAGTTCAATGAGAAGAAAAATTGGATCAAAGATGCAATTAAGAATCCAGGTGCTTTGAGAAAGTCTTTAGGTAAAAAAGATGATGATAAAATTTCTAAAAAAGAAATCGAGTCAGAACTTTCTAAATTAAAAGCTAAGGATAAAGATAAGAAAAAACCAGGTACTCAATTAGATAAAAAAGATGCTACTAAAAAAAGAAGATTAGAGTTGGCAAAAACTTTAAGTAAACTTAAAGCAATTAAGGAAAATCACGAAGAAGAAAATTATATGTTTTTTAGTAATTTAGAAACTATCAAAAGATTAGTTGATAAGTTATTAGAAATGGATAAAACTGAAATTGATGAAATGTTAAAAGAACACGATTGGGCATCAGATCACGTTACATCATCTAAAGATGATATTGAAGAAGTATTTAACTTTATTGCAGGACATAATGATTCAGAAGAGGATTTTGGATATGCTACACACGATGGTAGTTTTGGTGGTGATGATTCTGAAATTGATGAAGATCCAATGCAACACTTAAAAAGTTTTTTCGCAAAGAAATAATTAAAACCTCTAAAAATAAAATATAAATATGAAATTATCAGAAAACTTAGACTTAGGTGAATTAACAAGAAGTGAGTCTGCTAGAAGAGTAGGTATATCTAATGCACCAACCACAGAACATATTGAAAATATGAAAAAATTAGCTACCAATGTTTTTCAACCAATTAGAGAACATTTTGGTGTTCCTATTTTTATCTCGTCAGGGTACAGAAGCAAGGCTTTAAATACTAAAATCGGTGGAAGTTCTACAAGTCAACATAGTTCAGGCGAAGCAATTGATATTGATATGGATGGTAGTTCAAGTGGAGTTACAAATAAAGAAGTTTTTGATTTTATTAAAGATAACTTAGAGTTTGACCAACTTATTTGGGAATTTGGAAGTAAAAACAATCCTGATTGGGTTCATGTTTCTTATGAGAGTACTGGTAGACAAAGAAAACAAGTTTTAAAAGCAGTTAAAGTAAATGGTGTTACAAAATATGAAAACTATTAATAAAATAATTGTAAAGAATAATTTAAAAACCTCACTATTATAGTGAGGTTTTTTCTTTTAAACTAACATGTTACTATTTCATATAAGTTAAGTTTAACTCCTTAATTAGGAATTAAAAAATAATAGCATATGAATGAACGAATTAGACCTTTTCTTAACTCATCTTTTTACTAATATTGATAATGAAGATATTATCTTATCAAAAAAGATGAAATATGGTTATAGACATTACTACTTAAATGTCAATGTGCAAAAAGAAGAAAAAGAAGACAAAAACTCAATTAATAATTCTGGTATTTATTTATCTGGTGGTGGAGACTTTTGTATCACAATTGATAATCGAAACAAATGTATTGATATATTTTCTAATTTTGATAATATTGTTGTTGAGGATAAAGACTTAGTAGATAAATGGACCGAAATATTTGAACAATATATTCAAACTGGTCTTGAAAAGGAAGTTGGGAATTTAATAAATAATGTATTCTCAAACTCAACACAACGGAATTTATTGAGAGATTATAAATTAAAAAAAATTGATATTTAATATGAACTTATTTAGTCAAGAAGAAATAGATAGAATTACTAAAGCTAAAGAAACTAACGATAAGTTGGAAGAGTACTTTAATGATAAAAGATCAGAGTGGAGTAAAAATGTTGACCCACTTTTTAAATCACTATCATTAGATTTAGTAAATCCTACAAATTCCAAAGTAATATTAGATACACAAGCTATTGCACTTTCATATAGACAAATGTTGAATGAACAAATAAACTTCTTTTTAAATAAACGAAGTAGAGAAATGACTAAAATTAAAAAACTCAAACAAGATAAGTTTGTTTTTTATGCGACAGGATTTGGAATAAAAACAAATATGGGAGAGAAGGGTATTTTAATTGATGGACATTTAGCAGAAAATGATAGAGCAATGGAAATTATAGAAGCTTATATTTCTTATATGAGAGATACTGTTAAAAATCTTGAATCATTAGGATTTGCAGTTAAGAATATGATTGAGTTGATGAATTATTTAGGAAAATAAAAAAAAGAGACATTAAGTCTCTTTTTTTTATTTATCACGCTCTCTTCCCTTTTCAACGTCTATTTCAATACCTGCTTGTTTTAAAACCATTACACCTTCAGAACAACCATAACATAGATTTTTATTCTTTGATTTACCTTCACAGTCATCACATCTTTCACGATCACCATCGGTATCCCATAATCTATAACATTTCCAAGAAGGAACATTAGAAAGTTCATCTTTATCTTTATTTAAACAAAATAATGTATCCATATAAGGATATTTGGAATGTTTACCATCTACCTTAACAGATATTTCTCCAAATACTTCTTTACCATTATACTTAAACTTTACTGCAGGTGTATCACCACAAGCCATACTCTGTTTGTATAACCATCCATTTTTATCTGCATATTGTGTAAATTTATTTACTTCATAATCACGATTTGTATAAACTCTATCCATAAAATATTCTGCATCACAAGGAGATTTATCTAGTTTCCAAACTAATGCTCTACCACATATTTTACCATCTTCAAGAAGAACTAGTAATCTAACTTTCTTCTCATTTTTAGTGTATATTTTAAGAAATGATGGATGTCCAGTCATGCAAGAACTACCAAGAGTTCCAGAACTTGTATCAGAGTAGTTTTTTTCAGTATAACCTGATTTTATTTCATCACCAACATAAAATCTAAAATCATCTTCTCCTTCATCGGCAATTGATTTATAAACATTTACAAAGTCTTCTATTTGTTTATCAGTGATTTTAATGTCATATAAATCTTTTGCTATGTATTTTATGGCTCTACCAACTTTAACATCAGTTCTTCCAGGCATATTATAAGGATCTTTAACCTCATCTTTTATTCTATTTGTTTGGATAAAAGAAACTTTGTCTTTATCATCAGTTGTTTTAAAGAAATCTTGTTTTAAATCTATCTCAGAAACCCAGTCTTTATCATTAATTCTTGATAAAATCATATCTGCAATTGTAGATGAAGTATTCGACTGTCTTGATATTTTATATAATTTAGATAAGAAACTTGTATCTGCACTTAAAAATGCTTCTAATATAAGTGTTGATTCATTTATTAAAAATTGGTTATACTTACTAATCATTATATTATTATAAATTTACCTTTTAGACACATTGAAAGTTTTGAAGCTTTTAATATTTTTCATAAACTATATATTAAATAAAAAACCCATCTTTTTTAAAAAAGATGGGTTGTTTTTAAGAATTGTATTTAAAATTATGATTCTCTTCAATATTTAGAAGAGTTTCATAAATCAACTCTATAACATTTTTAATATCATTCTTATGAACAGTCTCTGTCGTTGTGTGCATATATTTCAATGGCAGTGAAATAAGTGCCGAAGGAGTACCACCATTTGCATAAGCAAACGCATCGGTATCTGTTCCAGTTGATCTCGAAGATGCTGCTAACTGGTGAGGGATTTTTTTAGCCGTTGCTGTATCTAAAATCAATTGTCTTAATTTATTATGAACTGCAGGACCTCTTGTAATAACACCTCCATCACCAGCAATGTGATCCCCTTGTTTACTTGCGGTATAACAAGGTGATGATGTTTCATGACAAACATCAGTTACAATAGCAACATTTGGTTTAATAGTGTGTGCAATCATTTCAGCACCACGTAATCCAATTTCTTCTTGAACAGAATTAACAATGTAAAGTTTAAATGGTAGTTTTCTACCTTTCTCTTTTAATTTTCTCGCAACCTCGGCAATCATAAAACCACCAATTCTGTTGTCAAGAGCTCTACCAGAGTAGTAATCGTTACCAAGTTTCATCAACTCATCTTTAAAAGTAACTACTGTACCAACTTTAATACCCATTTTAGCAACATCTTCTTTTGAAGAAGCTCCAATATCGATAAAAATTGAGTTTAAATCAACCTCTTTCTTTCTATCAGAGATATGTATCGCTGGATGTCCAAAAACACCTGTAACGGCACCTTTTTCTCCCCATAGATTTACTCTCATAGAAGGAGCAATTTGTACGTCAGAGCCACCATTTCTGATAACTCTAATATATCCTTTTGAGTCAATATAGTTTACAAACCAACTGATTTCATCAGAGTGTGCTTCGATAACAACTTTAAAGTCAGACTCTAAATTACCGGTAACACCATAGGCAGTACCATAATTATCAAGTTCTACTGAATCAACATATTTCGCAATATTGTCCATCCAAACTTTTTGTCCACCTAATTCATACTCAAAACCTGTTGGAGAAGTACTATTTAAGTACTCTTTTAAAAACTTTTTGTTTAATTTCATTTTAGATATTTTTAATGTTCTTATATTATACATGAAAATATAATTTAGTTTAAACAAAGTTATCAACTTTGATATAATCATTATGAAATTTAGACTAATTAAAGATTTAATATTAAATACCGGGTTTGAAGAAGAAGTTATTCTTGAAAAAGGTGATGTTGTAGAACCTAGTAGTGAAGGAGATTATTTATTTCCTAAATTAAATAGAAGATATTCCAAAGATGAATTACTTTCAAAATCTGAGATATTTGAAAAATTACCAGAATTAAAATTGGATGTAAGAGAAATTACAGAAGATGACGAAAATAAAATAGGTAATTGGAGAATACAACTTGATATAAAAACATCCAGAAAAAAATTAAAAGAAATAGAGAAGTTTATAAGAGAAAATGTAAATGAAATGCTTTAACTATTTGAAGAATCCAAATCTTCTCATTCTAGTTTTATCAGACATTTTCTTATACTCATCGATTATATAAGACTTTAACTCATCATCTAATTCAACACCAATCTCAAATGCTCTCTCATAGTCATCTTCACTTGAAAATAGAACATCACCATCTATTACTTTAAATGAGAAGTCTTCACCATTGATAGTAACTTCAAGGTCATTACCGTGTACATCTAACGGTTCAATTTCAAAATTAAACTCTTCAAATAAATTTAAGTATTTCATTATTCTTCTGTTTTCAATAGGTCTTCTAAGTATAAGTAGATATATTTATTATATCTTTTTAAGATGAATGGATCAACATTTCTTTTAATATCACCATATAATCTAAATCTACCTAAATTTTGAGTAAGTTTATCTATTCCTTCCCTAGGAGTTGTGATTGTTGGAAACATTGTAACTATTTCTTTAGCAACTGAGAAGGCAAATGCCATAACTTCATCTTTATTAGAGAAATATTTCTTCGGATCTTTTGGTTCTGGTAATGCCATATCTATATTAGGTCTTCTAGAATGTTGTCCAATATGTATTTGTTCGTGTTTAAGTATATCACCAAGTGGAACTTGATCAAAGAAGTCTTTTGGTATAAATGGCATTGGTAAGTTTAAAACAACTCTAGGTTTTTTAGTAACTGGATTCACTAAGGCAAAAAACTGGGCAGATCTTGGTGGTGCGGTTGCTTTATCTCTTTCAGGTAAATCATTTAAGAAAGTATTATAATCAACAATCTCTATGTCATACTCTGTACCAAGTGAAGTCAATTCTGACATTTGGAATCTATGGTGTCTAGGATATGTATTTATTTCTCCCATTAAACCATCTATGTAATCATTTTTATAATCAACAATTGCCTCATTTACTTTACTTTCTGATATACCTAATATAGAGTGAATATCTTTTTCAATCATTTCAACTCCTGCTTCCATTGATTCTACTTGTTCTTCATAGTCAAGTACATCATTGGCAATTTTAGTAACTTTCATATCATCAATGTCAAATTCATATCTAACATTCATACCATTTGCAGAAAAATTTATAAACAACTCATGGTCATCTTTATTCTCCCACTCATATATAAGTGTATCACTATTTTCAGTGTTATCAAGTAAATCTTTGATTTCTTGCATTCTCATGTCTAAATAACTATCTGGGTTAGTGACATTTTCTCTAATAAATTGGTTCCAGTTTTTAATCATTTTAATTGTTCTTTTGTTAGTGTGTATATTCTAGATTCTTTACTACCCATCTCAATAGTAATATCCGTTTTTGTTGCAATTTTATTCCACACTGGATGGTCTTCTGATGATGGTAAATATATCTTACTCAATTTGAACTCATCAAATATTTTATTTAGAAATAACTTACCAACTCCTGAATTACTGGGTGTTGTATCAATTCCAAATAAAAGTAACTCATCATCATTCATTTTAAAAGGAATATTAATAGTTGATTTGTTATCTATCAATAATGCCCTACCTTTTCCTAAATCACATTTAAACTCACAATTGATTCCATATGTTCCTTTAAAAAATTTAAAATCATTAGATTCAAATAATTTATAACTATCCAAGTATTTCATTGATTATATATTAAATTCTATTAAACAAAAAATCAATTTTTTCATATAATCTCTAATAATTAAATTAAATATGGCAGGAAAAGTAAAGTTAAAAGTAGTACCAAGTATGTTTAGTGACTTCGTGGAGAAGTTAAATACTGTAGCATCCATTGATGACACCGTTAAATTAAAGATAGATAGTGAAAATATTCTAATGTATGCAATGTTAGGCGGTGGTAATGTTATTTTGGCATTCAAAAACTTCTTACTACCTACAAAAGAATACTTTGATAATGATATGGATGACTTTTCATTAGATATTATTATACCATCTGCTAAAAAGTTTGTCAAAAACTTAGCATTCATAAAAGATATGGATAAAATCGGATTTGATGTTTCTTATAAAGAATCTTCAGATGATGATTCACTATATATAGCAAGAGGTCTTCAAATATCTTCTGGTAAATTTAAAGTAAATTGGTTAGGTGGAGAAGGCGGAACAATAAGAGACATTGGTAAAGCGGCATTAGCGACTAGATTAGATGTCAGAAATAAAAAATGGACTTTTAATGTTCCTAATAGTGATTTCTTAGATATTAAGAAACTATCTAGTATAAATGGTGAGAGAATCATAAATATGGATGTTGTTAAAGGTGTTGTTACTTTATCAGAGAAATCTTCTTGGGAATTAGAAGTTGATAATCTAAACGATGATAGAGTCGCTAGTTTGATTTTAAATAAAAGATTTTTAAGTTGTATAAATGATAAGATGGATTCAATAGAATTTATTATCTTTGATAACTTTATGTTGATAAAAGATGAGAACTCAAATTTGATGTTGAGCTTCGAGCAAGATTTTAGTGATGACGAGTAATAAAATAAGTTGGAGTGTAAATGAAAATAATCAAAGATTTACATTTAAAATACCACTTAAAGAGTTTGAAAGAAAAAATAAATGGTGGGAAGTCTGGAAAAAGAATGATTTTAATAATAAATATATAAATAGACAAATAAAAATAATAAAGATATTCAACATTGAATAAAAAACAACCAAATAATAAAAGAAAACATAAAATAAATGACGATATTAAGTCATTTGAAGTTAGACTAATCGTTACCGGTGCGGCACCAGAAATAATCAGAACTAAAGACGCACTTCGTCTTGCAGATGAAGAAGGAAAAGATCTTATTTTAATAAATGAGAATCAAGATCCACCTATTGCCAAAATTGAAGATTATGGTAAGTATCTGTATAACATTGAGAAAATGTTAAAAGAACAAAAGAGAAACTCAATTAAGTCAGAATTAAAAGAAATAAAACTTTCTTGTAATATTTCAGATCATGATTTAGAAATTAAAGCCAGAAAAGGTAAAGAGTTTCTTTTAGATAATGATAAAGTAAAATGTGTTATTCAATTAAAAGGAAGACAAAAAGGTAATCCAGATAGAGGACAATTAGTAATGTTAAAATTTGCTACAATGCTTGATGAATTTGGAATTGCAGAAAATGTACCAAAACTTGAATCCAGTAAATGGCTTATGATATTAAAACCAAAAAAGAAGAACTAATGTTCTTCTTTTTTATTATATAACTTTTTTATCTAAAACTTTTTTCACATGAATTATATAATTTCTATGACAAAAGAAGAGAAGAAACAAAAAATAGAAGAACTGAAAATACAAGCAGTACAATTAAAAAAAGATGTTGAATACTATAATGCAATGCAGACCGCACTAAAATTGGTATTAAACGGATCCTACGGTGCTTTTGCAACTGCTTACTTCATATTATATAATAATCACGTAGCAGGTACAATCACAGCACAAGGTCGTGACCTTACCAAAACAATGGATAGAGTGAATGAAGACTATTGGTATAACCAATGGCATCTTGACTTTGAAGTACATGATAAAGTAGGAATAACTAATGTTACCCAAATTGATAAAAATGAACCTGTAAGTATTTACGCTGATACCGATTCATTATTTGTATCATTTAAACCAGCAATTGACCATTGTACCTGGGAAAATCTAATTTTAAAAGATATTGACTCTATAGATAAAAAGTTTATCGTCCTTTCAAAAGATAAGATAAAATATAATAATACAAATTGTGTTGCTATTGTTCATTCAGTTGATGAGTTAAAGGATACAATTTGTAATGCGTATGACTTATTAGTATTTGATGGACACTTTATTAAAGATAGAAATCTTAGTAAGTTGATAAGTGATGGTGTTTTCACATCTGAAATTAAATGGAACTGGACAAGTGAATTGGATTTAATTCAAGGTTTAGATCATTTTAGATATGGTGGATACTTCAAAATGTGTTTAGAGAATTACGCAGCATCATTTGGTGTAGAGAATAAAGAAGATTTTGAGTTAGAAAAGATTTCTGAATCAATTATCAACATTGCTAAAAAGAAATATATTCAGCATATTGTACATGAGGATGGGATTGACTTTGATCCGATGAGTTATATATTCCCTAAGGGAGTTGAACTTGTAAGATCATCAACACCTTTATTTGCTCGAGATAAGATTGTCGATATTGTAAGATATTTATTTTCTAATCCAGATACATTCAACATTAAAGAATTATTAAAATTAGTTAAAAATTTAAGAAAAGAATTTGAATTAGCGGATATTGATGATATAGCAATGCAATCTTCTTGTTCTAACTATGATGCTAAGATTATTGATGATAAGACTTTACCTCTAAGATATGTAAATGGTGCTCACTTCGCAGTAAAGGCCGCTGCTTATCATAATTACTTATTAAATTTAGATAGAGCTGCACAACAAAAATATGAATTTATTAAATCTGGTACAAAGATTAAGTATTATGTTTGTAAGGATAAAACTGTAAATGATCAGTTTGCTTATATGAGAGGTTCATATCCTCATGAGTTCGCTCCAGCGATAGATTATGATGAACAGTTCGCTAAAGCTATACTTTCTCCAATCAATTCAATTATTGAACCATTAGGTTTGCCTGAAATAACTAAAAGATTGTCGGTCGTAATGGACATCTTCGGTGGTTTCTAATAAAAAAATCCTCTCAATTTGAGAGGATTTTTTTTTATGTTTTTGCTACGACTTTATCTTCTTGGAATGTAAAGAAGTTTCCTTCTATTACAACATCTTTACCTTTTACAATTATAAATGATTGGCCTTTATAAACGATTAGGTAGTCTGTATTCAACGATAATGATCCTTGTGAGTGAACTTTAACCTTTCTTGTTGATTCGCTAATAACAGCTCTATCATAAGGTTTAACTTGAATAGTTACTTCTTTACCTAACCAAATAAATTTTCCATCGATTCCAGAAATATCTTCTTCAACTGTTGGTGGAATAAAATTTACTGATATTCCTTTCTTTTCTTGTAAAGATTGTTTAAAAAATCTTAGAGAATTTTGTTCCCCTACATTTCCTCTTCTGGAAGTACTTATTAAGACAGGTAAAGTGATACGTTTAAAATATTTACCTTTCCAGTGATATACATCACTCATACTATTAGTCATAAAATGATAAAATGCTTCTTCTGTTCTAATAAAGTTTTCTCTAATAATTGCTTTAAATACGGTATAGTTATTTACCATTTTACTGATATACTCACTACTTATAATTTGTCCTTCGATGTTCAAATCTTCATTTACACCATACTTAAACCCAAATGGTCCATATACTTCTTCAATATACTTTTTGATTTTGCCATTTAACCAATCTATTGAGTTAAATTTACCATACTTCTGTGTTTTAATATTTCCTAATTTTAAAGAACTTTCGTTTAGTTTGATCCATTTCATAATGTATATATAAAAAAAGAATATATAAAATATGAAAGAAGATGAAATATATCCGTTTTATTTAAAACACTTAGATAATAGACTTACTGAAGGTAAACTAAGTAGAGGTTCATTCTGTTTACTAAGAATGAGTGAAAGTGCTTTTAATGACTTCAAATATAGATTTGAAAATGATAAAAACTTTTCAGTACAATTTATAAGAGATAAAAGAATAGATGACTTATTTGATGACTAAAATATAAATTCATAAATAAAACATTAGGGATCTTAAAAGGAAATATATAGTTATATGAAAAGTATAGTAACCGAAGAATTTTCCGGTCAAGAAAAGACTGATGAATTACTAGATAAAATATCTAAGTATGGTATAGTATCTTTGACTATACATGAAAAAGATTTTCTTGATGCCGTTTCTATAGGTGATGAGGAGATAGTTAAAAATAAGATGATAATTCTAAGTACAGATACTATTTTTGAAGACGATTACTTTAAATTTGAATTAGATGATATAAAGTATGAAGAGAATGGAATCGAATATATTGGAACTTTGTATGTACCAGATTTAGAAAAGCCACATAAAACAATAGAGGGAAACTTAAAAGGTAAAATAATACTTTATAATACAGGTGTTTATTCACTTGATTTCTTAAAAGTTGTAAATGAGAGGGGTAAAGAAGTAGATTATGATGTCTTTGAGTTCTGTAGTGGGTTAGAATATGAATTAGATAGCTTTATAGACTATGTAGTTCAAGAATTAGGATAAAAACAGGTATTTTAAATTTAATATATAATAAAAAAATAATTATTTGATATGATTAAAAAATATAATCAATTCGTAGATGACAAAATAAATGAAGAGTTTACTGCTGGACCTGAACAAGCTCCTGCAAGACCGGCTACAAGACCTGAAACTCCTACTAGACCAGATACAGATAGACCAGCTGCACCTAGACCAACTAGACCAGGTGTTATTCCAGATGATGTCCCAAGTGAACAAGATAACCCATTGGCAAAAAACAGTCCATTTGAACAAGAGTTTGAAGGTGAAGAAGAAGAACAAGAGGATGTTTATTCTAGTAGATTAAAAGAACTAGCAGATGCGTTAGGTTTAGATTCAGATGCAGTTCAAAATAACAAATTAGACTTTGATGGAAAAGAAATTATTTTCCCATCTGAAACCGAAAAGTTTCATGTTGATAGAAAGAAATTTGATACAGTTGAACAAGTTGTAGATTATCTACAAGGTGGTTCTTCTGAGAGAGTTGCTCCTAAATTAGAGGAGGAAGATAGAATTGATCCTGAGTTTGAAGCTAAGAGCTATAAATTTTCAAGAAGAGAAAGAAGATTAAAATAATATATTTTTTAACTAATAAAAAAAACCACTCATTTGAGTGGTTTTTGTTTTACTGTTGATTTTCTTGAATCGTTGCATCTGCTGAGTTACTAACGTCTGATGCTTTCTTTTCATTTTGTATTTGGCTAACCATGTAACCTGCTACAAGAAACTGAATAGACGCCCATCCACCAAACTCAATCATAGTCATTGTTTCATATTTACTTAATAGGAAAAATATCATTCCCCATTCTGCAATAACAAATCCAATTCCTGACTCAACTCTCTTTTTAGAAAAGTATGAATCTTGTGTAGAATAGATTTTCATAATCTCTGTGAAGAACCATTTGATGCTCCCAAAGAATCCTAATTTCTTTTTAACTTCTTCTGCCATAATAAGTCTTTTTTCTTTTATATATAAAATCATGAAATTCAATTATATACAAAAAAAAAGAGTCTCCTTTTTTAGAGACTCTTTTTCAATTTATAAATCCAAATACCAACCAATGAAACTTAGAATTTATAATCAACTTTCGTTGATAAGATTTATATGTTTATATTTTTAAAAGTTTTATAATTTTTTAAATTCTTCAAATTTTTTATTATAATCAACTTCTTCTTTATTATTTCTCCTACGTTTAAACTTTGGAATCCATTTAATATCTAAAATATCACTACTAAAAAATAAAGGCAATTTTAATTTCTTAAACGCATCCGGTGTTAGTTGACATAATTTATTTATATCTTTTACTTTACTAATCCTATGTAATAAACTAAATGGATCTGAAGTTTTCTTTTGAGAGACAATACTATCAAATAACTTATTCCATAAAAATACCGTATATCCTTCTTTTAACTTTTCCTCTGATTTTTTAAATCCTGCCTCATCATTATCAAAAAAGTATTGTAAATCAAATCCACTATTTTCTAAAAATCTAAAATCTGTATTTACTCCAACTAATCCAATTGAGTTAGGATAGAATAGTGAATCTAAATAACCTTCAAAAACTGTAATCATCTTATCAAAATCAACATTAAGTATATTAAAGTAATAAGATAATTTATTATAAATAACCAGTTCATTTATATCAATTTGTTTAGGTTCTTCTTTTGCCAAATTTACCCACTCTAATATATTCTCAAAGTTATAAATTTTAAACATTCTTTTTCTACCTTCTTTAAGATTACGAACTTGCATTCCTAGTAATTTAGTATCCCTACGATTAAGCATTACTATAATCCATTCAGATTCATCTTCATTCTTCCAATACTTTGCTTGATAGATATTTTTATGTTTATCTGGTTCTATACCACGACCAATTAAGTATTTATAAATACCACCATTGACTTGAATAGGTTTAAAATCAGAAAATGGAGTTAGATTTAGTTCGATAGATTTTTCTAAATCACTTAAATCAATTAAGTTATCAAATTTTGCATCAGTAAATTCACTTTGATAATCATTATAAGTCACAATTGAATCTAAGTGTTCAATCATTTCTAACTTTTTATCAGGATCAATTTGTTCATTGAATTCTTTACACATTCTATCGAATGTAGTTTTCTTATCACAATTGAAACAAATAAAGACTAAGCGATTAAAATAAAGATTACCTCTTTTTGCGTGATTGTTACGATGACTGTCTCCACAAAAAGGACAAGCTAGGTTCAAACGGTCAGTATAATCATTTATTCTGCGTTTCTGAACATTTGCAAACTCTTTATTAAGAATTTTTTGAACGATATTTTTAATATAGACTTTATCCATATCAAATATATTATAAAAAGCCTACTAAGTTTAAATAAAAAATCCTCTTAAAAAAGAGGATTTAATTTATTCTTTACATTTACATTCGCAACTATCATCACAATCACACTCTCCTTTTGTGTTATCACAACAAGGACACCATTCTTGATTACCTAGTCTTTTTGCTTGTGCCTTTAATCTATTACCGTAAGGATCTTGACGAGTTTCATCACCATTCGCACTAAAATCATTAGTTTTATCTGTCATAATCATAAGATTAGTTTCTGGTTGCATAGAGATAGTAGAACTTTGTAGTCCAGGAGTTTGAGTTTGACTCTCATTAAAATCACCAAATGACTTAACTCTTCTTGTAGGTATATTAGTTTTAACTACATTTTCTGGTTTGTTTGTATCTTTAATAATGAATTCTTTAATGAACGGCCATAATTCTTCATGATCTAAATCATCACTTGAAAGTGCATCTTTCATGTGTTTAACATTTCCTGGATCATCATCAGAAAAACCAACTTTTGCAACAAATCCAATTTTTTGTGCATATCCATTTACATCAGTAATAAACTCTCTTAAAGCATCCTCTTTTGCTGCTTCTGGATTTGCAGGTGATCCACCTCTTGATGGTGCAGAAACACCAACAAAGTGACATAAATCTAAATAGTTTTTAACTAATTCGCTCTGAGAGAATTTTGTGATACTTTCATAACTTCCACCATCTCTTGATTTACCAAAAAGTTGAAGAAACATAAGTAAACTATCATGCATTTTTTCTTTATCTTGTTGATCTAAATTATCAATGATATATTCAACACCCTTTCTCATACCTTCTGGTTCGTGACCACGTGCAGTTATAATTGCAAATACAGAACCATTAGTTAAACATTCAATAAAGTCATCCCAAGCAGGTGCGAGTGCATCCATTTGTAATGCTTTAGCAACATCTTTCTTAAATATCTCTGGATCTTCTATATCTCTAAAGTTTCTAAATGCGGTATTATAATCCAAACCAACGATAGTTTTGCCACCATATTCAAATTCTTCTTTTCCTATTTTAGAACGATAAACTGCAAAGTCTGCAGTACTCATACCAACTTCACCACCATCTTCGGTTTGTACCATAATTTCAGTTGGCATGTTAAGTATGTTGTCATCCCAGTCAAATGCATAAAAAAGTAAAGTTCCTTTACCAGAAACACTTTCTTTGATAAAATTATTAAATTTTAATAACATATTATTGTAATATTTTTTATTATATATTAAATTTCATTTATAAAAAAAAGAGGACTAAATCCTCTTTCTTATTTATCTTTTATTGAAAAAAGACTGAAAAGATTCTAGTGCTTTACCTTCTTCTTCATCCTCATCTTCTTCAGACTCTTCACCTTCAGATTCTTCGTCTCCGAAATCTTCTTCTTCACCTTGACCATCAAAATCTTTAAACGCTTTAACGTCATCTCCTTCTTCATCTTGACCTTGTCCTTCTTCAGGAGCTTCAAGAGTGAATTCTTCAACTGTTTCACCATCTAATTCAGCTTTAACAGTTACAACACCGTCAACTTCTTCAATTTCGATTTCATATCCAAGTACTTCAACTTTAGTTTTCATATATGTTTATTATTTTTTTATTATATATTAAATTATCAAACCTCTTTTTTACACTTTTACATACTTGTAATCAAGATTTGGTAGTTTACTTTTAATCACTTTAGTAGCACCTTTTAAATACTTTATATTATCATCATAGAATATAACTTTATCAAATCCAGTTTTATCAACTAGCTCAATAATCTTTTCACCTTTCCAACCACCAACATTATAGTGATTTTCATGAGGATACATATGTAATCCATATTTAGGATATTCTAATCCTAATTCTTTCATAACCTTCTCAATCTTATCTCTAATTTCCTCTGAACGAGCAGTCACTATACACTTATTCTCAATTGAATTATAAAAGTCTGCTAATTCTAATACTTCTGTTGGTAAACTTAAATCAGTTTTTCCAAATATATCTGGTGTGGTGAGATAAACTCTTTTACCTTTTCTAATCCAGTTTCCTTTTACTTCAATATTCTCACTTGGATCTTCAACATAAATTCTACCGTCCTGCCATTTTAGAACAGATTTGTTTACTCCAATACTTGAAGTTGATTTATCTATTATTTCTTTTATAGAAACATCTTCTGTTAAGTATTCAATGACAAAATCTTCAAACTCTGGTGTATTCACAAGTGTATCGTCAAAGTCGAATACGTATAATGTATCACTATTTTCAAATGATTCAAATAATGATTTTACCTTACTAATAAAACCTTTTGGTCTTACTTTCTCCGCAACGGAAATTTCAATGTTCTTTATTTCAGTATCATCATCTAATCTATCAGTGGTCAAAGAACTAATATAACTTTCCATAAAAGTCTTTTGTTCTACATTAGTGCCATTTTCATATTCACCAATAACATCCATTTTAACATCTTTTATTCTATATTGTCGTGATAACATTTCCAAAAATGGAATAAAATGATTTTTAATATCGGACCATTTAAACATATTTTCATACCTATTTGGCCAATAATAACTTTTGTTTTCAATAAGTTTATTATCAAATTTTATTACTTTATAATCAAGCCAATTCCATTCTTGAATTTCATATTCATAACCATCATCCATAAGATAAGCTAAACACATATCACATAAGTCTGTTAGATTTTCCTTATCAATCGATTCGTTAAATAGTTTTAAATACTTCATATCAGTATATATTAAACTTTTACTCTATTTTATAATAAAAACAAAAAATAATACCCATAAATGAAAAACGACTTACAAAAATTTCTACGAAGTCAATCTATTTCAAGTACCTTTCAAGACAATTACTTTAAACATTTACAACGAAAAAACAGTACTCCTATGTTATTAGAGAGTAATGGTATGTCTGTTGATGTTTTTTCAAAGTTATTAGAAGATAGGATTATCTTTTTATCTACTGAAGTTGATGAATATGTTACAAACATAATCAAAGCACAACTTCTTTATTTAGAATCTGAAAGTGATGAAGACATATCAATTTATATTGATTCACCAGGTGGATCAGTTTATACCGGGTTAGGCTTACTTGATGTAATGGACTTTGTTAAACCAGACATTGTTACGATCAATACGGGACTAGCTGCTTCAATGGCTGCAGTAATTCTATGTTCTGGTACAAAAGGTAAGAGAATGGCTCTTAAAAGAAGTAGAACGATGATTCATCAACCATTATCTTATGCTGGTTATCAACAAGCATCGGATTTAGAGATCGAAGTAAAAGAGATAAACTCTTTGAAGAAAGAACTCTATGAAATAATTTCTGAGAGATCAGGACAAACTTTTGATAGAGTATCTAAAGATGGAGATAGAGATTATTGGATGACTTCACAAGATGCAAAGAAGTACGGAATTATCGATGAGATAATATTAAAAAGAAAATAATATGAATGGAAGATATAACATATCTCTCAGATGATGAGAAAGTTCAAAAATTAGTTTCTGATGTGAAACATAAGTTTGGTATATTTAGTGTAAGTAATACTTTATTTCCAAAAAATGAAATTAGTGATTCTGAACTTAAATCATTCTTTGAAAAGATTTCAGATAGAACTACTAAAATTTTAAATGCACCTAGTGGTACATTTAATAAAATTGTAAATGGTCAATTAGAATCATTTACATATACGGTATCAACATTACAGAGTTCTACATTAGATGACTTGGTAAAGATTGTTATTGATTACTTAAAAGATATCGAAGTTTTTGGTATTTATGATTTGACATATGATCCTAACAGCTCTCGATATAATATAAGATTGTATAGTTTTGAAGATGAACTACGTCTAAAATCAATTACACGAGAAAAGAAAATAGATGATTTATTAAATGATAAACCAATTTTCTAAAATAAAAAAACCACTCAAATGAGTGGTTTTTTTTTATTATGCCTGATCCCCGTTTTCTGGTTTAGCCTTTGGCTTTCTTCTTCTACGTGGCTTAGCTTTAACAACAGCCTCTTCAGTTGCAACTACTTCTTTAACTTCTTCAGTTTTTTTAGCAGGTCTTCTTCTTTTTGCCTTAATTTCTTTAGCAGTTACTTTAGTTTCCTCAGTTTGTACTGGTACTTCTTGTTTCACTACTTCTTTTTTAGTTTCCACAACTTTTGCAGTTGGTACTTCTACTTTTTTAGTTTCCACAACTTTTACAGCTGGTACTTCTACTTCACAAACTTCTGCTTTTTTACCACCAAAAAGTTCTTGAAAGAATTTAATTAATCCCATGATATTTATTTATTTTTTTTATTATATATTCAATTTATATCTTTCCCTTTGTAAAAAACCTCAAGAAAACGACAAAAACTTCATAAACTAAACAAATACAAGGTTTTTATATATAATAATGAGATGAAACTTAGATATGATAAAGATAAAGAAGAGTTAGTAGTCACAGAAGCAAGTAGAGTTGAATATCATCAGTTATCACTGTGGTTAACTCGTCATGTTAAAGGTTGGAGATACCAACCTGCTGTGAAAATGGGAGTATGGGATGGTAAAAAAACATACTTTAGAGATGGTAAAATAAACTTAGGTTTGTGGAAGGAAGCTATGCGAGGTTGTAAAGAAATTGACGCACCTTTTATAGTTGAGAATAAAGAAGATTTTCCAATCAATAGAGATGTTACTTTAGAAAAAGTTCAAGACTTCTGTAAAGACTTCTTTAAAACTCATAAAATGAAGAAAGATGGTGAAATAGTTCCTTTTATGCCATATGACCATCAAATTGAGGCAGCATACAAGATATTAAAGAATAGATTTTGTATGGCAGAAGTTGCTACTTCGGGTGGTAAATCTTTAATCATATCAATAGTTATGTTTTACACTCTAAAACATACTGATCCTGATGCAAAATTTCTAATAATAGTTCCTTCAATTACTTTAGTTACTCAGTTCTATGATAATATCATAGAGTATAATTATGGTTTAAACAACCTTCTCGAAATGAGAGAAGGTAAAATTGAAAAATTTGAAGATCTAAATAATGGACATACACCCTGTACTGTTAGAGTAGAAGAAGTAATGTCAGATAGACCAAGAAAGTTCTCTGGTACTGAAAATCCTAATGTTTATATTGGTACTTATCAATCTTTGGAAAAGTGGCCTAAGAAGTTCTTTCAACAATTTCACACAATAGCCACAGATGAAGCTCACGGGGCCAAGGCAAAAACAATTTCTTCTATTTTAGAAAGTACATTTACCCACGCTTATTGTAGATTTGGAGTATCAGGTACATTCCCAACAGATGATACTTGTGAAATACTTAATATACAAGCCGTGTTAGGACCTAAAATAACAGAGGTTTCTGCAGATGAATTAAAGAAGAAGGGTATTATTACTCCGATGGAAATAAAAGCTGTTATAATGAATCATAATGATTTAGAATTTCATGATAGATTGAAGTTGATAAGAAAAAGTGGAGATGGTAAGGCAGCATTTGATTTAGAGAAAGCTTATGCACATCAATCTGAAAAAAGATTAGTCTTTATTAGAAAGATTGTTGAAAAGTGTACTAATAATACTTTATTATTATTTCATACTATTGAAAATGGTCAAAGAATATATCAAAAATTAAAAGATGAATTACCTGATAAAGAATTTTACTATATTGATGGTGAGATAAGTGGTAAGAAAAGAGAAGAAATTAAAAAGCTGATGGAGATAACTTCCGATAAAGTTAAAGTACTTGTAGCTTCTTTTGGAACACTTTCTACTGGAGTAAGTATAAATGCAATCTTTAATGTGATATTTACAGACTCATTTAAGTCAGAACAAATTATTATTCAAAGTATTGGCCGTGGACTTCGTTTACATACTGATAAAGATAAAGTAAATATCTTTGATTTAGTTGATATATTCAATCCAAGTGATATGTCTAATATACTTTATAGACATTTTAAAGAAAGAGAAGGATTCTATAATAAAAGAAAATACCCATATAAGATAATAAAAATTAATTTGTAACGACACTATCTTTATATATAATAGATAAAATTTATTATATTTAATGTCAAAAATACAAATTTTTATTGATAATTTTGAGACACTCTCTTTAGCAAAACTTAACTTTTATACTGGTAAAGTAAGTGAATATAAAACTGCAAGAGCTTCTGCTATTGTAATAACCTTTAATAAAACTTGTTCTTGGCCCTATAAGAATACTCCTGATAGTGATGGTGTTTACCGTTCAGATCCCAGTGTAAAAACAGTTGGTGATTTATTTAAGTTTATTTATCCGGATACAGAAGGTGGTAAAAGATTGTTACCTGGTGGAAATGATCCTACTAGTCTTGGTGATGTTTTTGCAGAGCTTAAGGATCAAGATACTGGTGCAAAACCACTGGAAGATATTCTAAGTAAAACATATGGTGCTTCAAATCAAGTAAAATTTCTTAATAATCTTAGAAAATATGGTGCACAAAAATGGTTTGATGCATTCATGTCATCCGCACTTAAATTTTTAAAAGATGAAAAAAAATCAACATCAGATTATAAAACTTCTGATGAATTTTCTGATGACTATAGTGATTTTATTTCAGAATTCGAATATAATTATGGTGATATTGCAGATGTTTCAACAAGTTGGATTACTACACTTCCAATTCTTTATGATGCTTTTATTGAAGCAGGTGATAACTATCAAATACCGGCTGGTGTAGTAGCAGCAACTCAGTCAGGTACTCAATCTGGTACTCAATCCGGTACTCAATCTGCTACTCAATCTAGTGTTCCTAATGTTGAGTATAAAATATCAGTAAAAGATCCAAAGAGTGATAATGATAAAAAGATAGAAGGTACTCTTAAATTTTCTGAACAAGGAAAAGATAGAATAGCAAAATCAGTATTAAATAACCTACCTAATCCATGGAAAAATCCAAAGACTGATAAACAAGTTGATAAAAATGGTACTATTTCATATGATGGTAGACCTCTTAATAATACAGGTAATTTAAGTGATACCATAATAGCAGATGATGCAATTAGAAATTTAGAAAATCTTATAGATTATTACTGGGGAATAGAATTAAAATTACAGTATACATCATCTGACACTTCTTTAGTTTCAGGACCTGAGTCTGGTACTCAATCTGGTACTCAATCTGGTACTCAGTCTTCCGTACCTTTGACCGCAACTCAATCCGGTTTGACTCAAAGTACTTTTGATGCAACTGGTATAAAAATTAAACTACAAAAGAAAAGTGGTCCTGGTGAACTAATAGGTGAAGTAGAACAAACCGTTAAAGATGGTTTTGTAAATTTTGCAGGTATTCAATTTGACGCACCTGGTGATTACGTTATTTCAGTAATACCTGATTCAAATCTTGTAGAAACATCAGAGGTTACAATAAAAGTTTTAGCAGAAGATGATATTATTTCACAAGATAAATCAAGAGGTGGTGAACAAGAACCAAAAGATGTACAAGGAACTCGTCCAATAATTGCACAAATAGACAAACCAACCGTTAAACTAAAACCTATTGAGTTTGATGCTTTACAAAATAATGGAGATAATAAAGAGGTTGCAGGTGCTCTTGGATTTACACCATTCTTTTGGTATTCAGGAGTTCAGATAGATCAACGATATATAAACTCATTAAATTTATATTATGAAGGTCTTGTACCAGTTGTATCTATTGTATTTGTTGATTCGATGGGTGTTATGAAAAAAGATGGATTCCCACTTGATGATAGTAAATTTGAAATATTTTTAAACTCGGGATCAAAGAATATAAAGTCGATACATTTAAAGTTTAAACTAAAGAATTTCCAAGAAAATAAAAGTAAAACTTATACAATAGTTGGTACATTAGATCTTAAAGACTTTTATAAAATAAGATTTCAGAGTTATAAAGGAACTTCATTTGAGACTTTAAGAAACATATCTAAAGAATTAGAACTAGGATTTAATTCTAATATTACCAATACCTCAGATAGTATGAATTGGGTAAATAATGGTAAATTATTTAGAACTTTTATCTCTGATATTATTTCACATTCATATATTTCAGATACAACATTTTTAATTGGATATGTAGACTTTTATTACTGTTTTAATTATGTAGATATTGAGAAAGAATGGAATAGAGATATATCAAATGATGTTGGTATAAATTCAAAAGGTCTAAATCACCTAAATACAAAAGATGAAAGTGAAAAAGTTATGAAGTTACAATTGAGTAATGATCTCAGTCAAAATAGTAGTGTATTCTTTTTTAATAAGTATAGAGTAAATAACAATTCAACACAAACCTCTATTAATAATGGTCATTTTACAGTATCAAAAGTTTATGATAGTATAAAAAAACAATTTTTGGTATTTGATGTTGATTCACAGACATCAGATGGTTCTAAAAGTATTATATTAAAGGGTGCTCCTTCAGATGATAAAAGTATTAAAGATAACTATCGTACAAGATATTCTGGTAAAATGGATACTGAAAATGTACACAAACAATACTATTATTCTGAAACACAGAACAAAGTAAATTTTGATAATATGGCTAGAATTTCTGTTGATTTAGAGCTCCCTAATGCAAATTTCAATTTATATAAATTTATGAAGATACAGTTAAACTTTGTAAATATGAAACCCTCTGTTACTAATGATGAGATCTCACAAAAGCGTTTAACAGGTGAGTGGGTTATTATTGATATATCATATACTTGGACACAAGGTAATTTAACTCAAAAAGTTACTGCTGTTAAAAAAGAGCTTAGTAAAACAGATGATGAGTTGAAAAAAGATGCAAATTCTACACCTGCAAATAAAGAAGTTAACACACAGAATAACGAAAACCCAGTAGTTCCAGGTCAAACACAACCTATATTATCAACTGCAGTACCACCGAATAGTGTTTATAAAGTAGGCCAGGTATATCTTGTTCAAAATAATTCTGGTAAAACTTTTAAATTGACAATTACTGAGGTTTCTGAAAATGGTAAAGAAGTGAAAGCAACTATAAAAAATATTTAATGAATAATGTCAAAGATACAAGAGTTTATTGATGCATGGAATACTGCAGTAGATGTAGAGATAGCAGCTGCCCAAAGTGAGATAGATGCTTACTTAGCAGCTAGACAAACCGCAATTGCACTTACTGATCCCTTTACATTAAAGATGCCTAAAATGAGAGTTTTTGGTATCTCTGATAGTTTTACAATAGACGGATTTGATGTAACAACATTGGGTCAACTATTTGACTGGTCTTATCCTGCAAATGGACCTAAAAACTATAGTATTGAATATACTAATTACAGGTCAAAACCTGAGATTGTAGAAGACTATGTCGATAGAAGGTCTGATGGGGATGGTAATACAATATCTCCAACTTCTTTATATACCGAAGGATATACTTACGCAACTATGTCATACTTGGCAGAACAATATGAAACAGGTCTTAGAACACGCCAGGATTTATACAATATATTAAAATTTAAAGATTCTAGCTTTGTCAAATTAGAGGCATCAAAAAAACTAAAAAACTTAGGAGGTAAAGCTTGGTTTGATTCTTGGATGCATTCTCTATATAGAGTTATATATAATACAAAAATATCTGTATCAAATTTAAAATATAAGGACTACTCTGATATTTTTATGAGAATTGAAGATGAGTTAAGAGATGACTACTTAAAAGGTTATTATGATGAAGGTACCCGTCTTCCTCTAGGTACTGGTGAACAATCTAAATACTTTCTGGCAGTTTTAGAAGCAGGTGATAATTTCTTCCCATCTCAAACTTCTGCAACACAGTCTGGAACACAATCGGATGTAAACACTGATTATATATTGAGTGTAATAAACCCATTGAGTGATATAGAAAAGAAAATTGAAGGTAAAATAGTTTTTATTGAAGCTGGTAATTATATAATTCCTAATAGCACATTAAATGGATTACCGAATCCTTGGACAAATCCAAAAACTAACGTAGTAGTACCAAATAATACCGGAACTATTACATTTAATGGTGGTAAAAGTACTTCATCTAAAAACAACCTTGCAACTGATGCAATTCTTGCGTTACAAAACATAATTGAGGGTACTTATGGTTTAGCAATTTATCTTAAATATACAGAACCAGCTGGACCTCCAGTAGTACCACCAAGTGATGCACCAACAGGTTCTTCTGCAAGTACTGTGACCGGTGCATCAGAAAGTTCAATTCCCGGTGCAACTGCTAGTACAGTAGGAACACAAGAATTCACTTTTAATGTAGAACAATTAGATATATTCTCAAATGCAGACTTTGGTAATTTATTTATTATTGGACAAGAAGATGAGACTTTATTATATGATGATGGAACAGATATTTATGGTAGTGAATATCTTGAGGATGAGTTTTCAGGATCTGATGAAATTTCTGCGGAATTAATACAGGAAGATAATATAAATATTGAGGCATTGAATGACATCAAAGGATTTAATCCTGAGAGTCCAGATCCTGCTCTATCAACGGATGTTGGTTCACCATATCCAATACCTAAAAATAAACAAGCAAACATTGACGCTATTGTGGCCGCAATGAAGAAAAAAGGAGTAACAAATAAATTTGCACAAGCCGCAATACTTGCAATTGTTAGTAAAGAGAGTGCCTTTGTTCCTCAAAATGAGGCATCATATGCAAAAACATCTGCAAGTAGAATAAAGTCTATATTTTCTAAATTTAGAAAATATAGTGACTCAGAAGTTGATAGAATCAAAAAAATACCTAAAGAATTTTTTGACATAATATACGGTGGTAAATATGGAAATGCTACGAATGAAGGATATAAATATAGAGGAAGAGGATTTAATCAATTGACATTTAAGGCTGGTTACGAAGAAGCACAAAAAAAGACAGGACACAAAATAGTAACAGATCCTGATTTAGTTAATACAATACAAGTTGCCTCGGATTGTCTTGTTGTATATTTTCTACAAAGAATGGCCGAGATGCCAAGTAAATTTAAAACTCAGTATAATTTCTCAGGTAATATTAATGATTTTAAAACACTGAATGATGCAACTGGTGCAATTTATCATGCAAATGCTGGTTGGGGTAATTCTTATAGTCTTCTTGTTGCAGATTCAACTGGTGGTAGAAAAAAGGCATTTTCGGCAGCACCAAGTCTTTATAAAAATTTAGCATAAAGATATAGTCTAATAAGAACTAAGATTATTTATATATAATACAAATATAATTTAACCTAATGGATCTAAGTAAACTTTCTACTTCTACAAGTGCCGAATCAATTGTTGGGGCTCCTCCGAAATACTCGTATAAAGCAGGAACTTATACTATTTTTAATAAAGAGACTGGACAAATTGAAACAGTTGATCTTAATAGAATTAGAGGTGATTTAAGATCAAACATTGATAATATTATTAAAAATGGGACTCCTTGGCCACAAGCAAGCATTGATAAAGGATTTTTATCTCCATATTTTATAGGACCTAGTAAAGATTTTAGATATGGTAGTACACCAAAATCAACTGAACAATATACTAGTGGTAATACCGATACCACTAATCCTGAAAATAACTTAGAAGCCACTCCTGATACAGTAAATCAGCTTAAGATAGGTGAGTATGAGTATGTTGATTGGTTGGGACAACTAATAAAACCAGGTGCAAATTCTACTATTTTAGATACTGATGAGAGATTTAGTGAGAGTAAAAATTTACCAAAAAACTCAAGAGATCTAAAATCATCTCCTTATAGTACACGTGATCATTACTTATTATTTAACGATACAAGAACTGACTATTTCAAACATGGTTTACAAATAATTGATAATTTAACTCCGATTGAAAATCCAGAAAATGGTAAATCAGAATTACGTTTATCACAATTTCAACAAACACCTTTTGAAAATAACGATCCTGTTATGTTTGGATTTGAGATTATAATAGATGATATATCTTCTCCATTATTAAATGGATCAGTACTTGACTTTCTAAAGATATATAGTGGAGTTGATGAGATAAAATATAAAATTCCTGTTTACGAGGACTTCAAACAACAATTTGTGAAATTATTTAGAACTAAAACTACGGTAAATATAAATGACGAACAAATATCAATTAGTAAAACCAAACCTGGTTATGCAAATACTGATAGTTCTAAGGATCTTTTTAGAGGAGGTAAAACATCATATATGAGTTACTATCTTAAAAAAATTGGTGGATTAGATAATCTAATAGAATCAAATACTACCGATAAGAAAAAATTCCTAGTTGATTATAGAACCGATTTCATTACTCTTGATTTTAATGAGGATGTTTCACTAACAATGGGTACTTTGGCACATTTATATAAATTACTATATTGGTCTAAACCAAATGGTAAAAACTTAGTACCTGAAAATCTACTAAGATTTAACTGTGATATTATAGTTTCTGAATGTAGAAATTTTAATAGAGTTAGAAAAGCAATAGATGGTGGTAATCTTGAAGTAATTAAAGATAACTTATCTAGATATGTTTATTCATTAAAGGAATGTCAGTTATTTTTTAATACAATGCCACATGGTGCTGATGTTGATATGTCTAATATCGCTACATATGATAATTATAGTATTCAATTTGATTATAAATACTCTACCGTTAAGTTTGAAAGATTTATGCCATCTGCCAATTTTGGTAAATATATTGGTTATGATGGTGGTGCTATTTGGAAAATAGGTAATCCTGGTGCAAGAGTGCAAAGAGGTGGTACACAATCAACTACTAGTGATACTTCTATACCTAGATTTTTTACATCGGGTACTAATACAACTAATGACAATGGAGTTAAATCACCTGCAATATTAAATAGATTAGGTGTTAATCTACCAGATAATCCGTTAGGATTTACAACTGATGAGAAAGTAGGTGATTTAGAAGCAACTGCTGCCGAAAATAATTTTGACTTAGATAAATTTAAAAGATATGCTAAAGATCAAACTGCGATCAGTGCAGATCTAAGTAAATTAGTTAAAGAGCAAAATCAAAAATTAGAGTTATTAAATAATCCTAAAACAGTATTAAAAACTACAGCAGAATCTACAATAAAGAACTTTGCTGAGAAAAATAAAACAATCGGAGTACCAACATCTCTTAAAGAACTAACAAACAAAAAAGCAGATACTAATCTTGGTAACTTTATTGAAAGATTAAAAGATAAAACTGTAAAAAGTGCTAGACAAGAACTATCAATATTAGTAAATGGAAGAGTTAGTTTATTGTCAAGAACAATAAATAAACTTTTAATTGATTTTGTTGGTAAAAAAGGAATTAGTCCACCTCAAAATATTTATACGGGTCCACAAGATCCAATGGGTATTGCATTGACAAACACAACTGATAGATTCTTCTATGATATTAGAAATGAATTAGCAAACTTTGCGGGTGGTGCAATTAGTAATGTCTTAAATGGTGGTATTAGTAGTTTTACTAGAAGATAATAATTTATAAGTTATGAAAGTAGAAGCAAATAAAACATATATTGGTGTTGTTGAAGATAATAACGACCCTTTAAAAATTGGTCGTGTTAAAGTTAGAGTTCTAGATGTCTTTGATGATATTGAAGTAAGTGCTATTCCATGGGCCAGTCCTTGGAAAGATCTTAATGGTAATCAGTTTAATGTACCTGAGAAAGGTAAAGTACTTTTAGTTGTATTTGACTCAGGTGATGAACACAAACCAGAGTTCATCTCAGCAGATCACTATAATGTAAATTTGGAAAAGAAGCTAACATCATTATCTACAACTGATTATGTTTCTATGAAGTCACTTATATTTGATCATAAGACTCAAATATATGTAAATGATAAAGAAGGTCTAAAAATAGACTATAAGTATAATAATATCAATATTACAGAAAATACGATTGATCTTAATCTAAAAGACAATAATAGACATGTAAATATCGGAGATGCAACCGCTGGACAACAAGCAATTTTAGGAAATCACTGGATGGACTGGTTTGACGAGTTTGTTGATAATTTAATGGGTGATAAAGGTGGTCCTTACTTAGGTAATTTAGGTGCTCCAGTTGTTACTAACCCTGCTATGATACAAGTTTTAATGAAGTATAAACAATTAAGAGATCCGGTTTTTTTATCTCACCACGTAAATATTGTAGATAATAATAAAGTTTCAACTGTTAAAAATACTAGTAGAGAAGATACACCACAAGTTGGTGATGCTTGGAATTCTACAAAGAAAGATAATGATTTAACTTCTAAAACTAATGAAAATTTTAAACCAGTGGATGGGCCTAAACCAGAGTATAATGATAAACATGTGGAACCTGCAACTACCCCTGCTGCTACCCCTGCTGCTACCCCTACAACTGCTGGTGCAACCACGAGTACTACCAATGGTGTTACTACCAATGGTGTTACTACAGGTGCAACCACGAGTACTACCAATGGTACAACAAATGCTATAAATACTAATCCACCTGCAGAGCCATTATCATCACCAACATCTAATCCAAAAATAGATACTCTACTTAATTTCTTAAAATCTAAGAAATATAGAACTTATGATCAAATAGGTGTATTAAATATTGTTGCATTCCAATCAAGTAAAAAGGATAATGGAAGTATTTCAAATAAATTTGATGATATATTAAATGTATTTTATAAAAACCAAAATGGTAATTGGGAGTTATTAGAATATCAAATTACAACAATGCCTGGTTATTTTCCAAAAACTGAATTATTACCAGAGGGCGTTGGTCTATTAGCATTAGGTCAATATGCAGATTTGTGTAGATTGGATAATTATGTATCCGATCCTACTACAACTCCAGTTAAAACTGATAAATGTATAAAGGTTGATGAAGCAACTATACATATAAATGACTCCACAAAGATTTATAATTATAAATCAGAGAAAATAAATGTAAAATCAATTGTTTTAATTCATAAGTCAAGTGATGTGGGTTCTGCAGAAAATGTATTTAACTATTCTGGTGGTGCACAAGTATTTAAAACAGTATCACAATGGGAACAGTTTGTAACATTATGTGAGAATCAAATTAGTATTGCTAAAAAAGATACATTTACTTATACTTTTTGTAAACAAAGTGAGTTTGATAATTTTGTTCCAACAAGTGAAACTGTTACATCTACACCAACAGTTGTGGCAACTAATACAACAAGCCCTTTATTAGATTGGTCTGCAGGTAAAATGGTTAGTAAAGATTTATATATTGATAATGATATAAAAGTTGAATATATAATTACTCAAGATACTAAGGTAGGTACTTATCAAGGTGTTTTAAGTTCTACAAATGGTCGAGATCTGAAAGGTGAAACTTATATAGATACTAATTTAGAACTATTACAAAAGACTTTAAAAGAGGAAGCACAAAAGGATTTTGATCAGTTAAAATCAGAAAGAGGTTAAAAATAATATTTCATATTTAATATATAAATAAAAAATAATATTTTATCATGACAAATCCACAATACTTAGTTAATATCTCTTACGTACCAATGTATAGAGATGGTTCGGTTGGAGTATATGCAACACAATCAAATGGTAGTAGTTTATTAGTTAGTCAATCAATTGTTTATTCTGGTGGTTACTTTCAAGCAAGTATGCCGGAAGTTAAAATCTATGCAACAGGTTCTTCTTATGCAAGTGCATTAAATAACTTAATGATTATTGCAACTTCATCTTCAACACCTAATAATGGTATGGAACCTATCGGTCAATAAAAATAAAAACCTCTTTTTAAAAGAGGTTTTTTTATGTTATGTTTCCACTACTTAGTTTAGGACCAATATATCTAAAAGCAAATGTTTGTGATGGATTTCTGTCTGCAACGGATTGCCACTTTTTGACAGAGTAGTTTTGTTTAACTGCACCACCGCCACCACCTGCAAATCCTTTAGAGCTATTTGATACTACATTCCAACTACCATCATTATTTTTAGTATTAATTACAACTCCTATATGACCTGCTTTACTTCCTCTTGCCGTATTTAATATATCTCCAGGTTGTGCATCCTGCCAAGATATTTTACGATATAAATTACCATTTGAGAACCAACCTGCAAGTTCTCCAGTTCCTTTACTACCAAAGTCACCAATAGATTTTGGATTAGATTTTACTGCACTACCTGTTCTCATATTAACACCAAATGCTCTGTAGAACATCATAGAAACTGCCGATGCACAACCAAGAGCACCTTGTTCAGTTCCGGCAATATCATATGTTGGATGTCCAATATGACTAATTGCAGATGCTATTAAGTCACCAATCCATTGTGAATTTAATAAATTAAATCCTTGCTGGCTTGTATGTGAATACTTTGTTGGTAGTGATAAAATCTTACCGGTAACAACATTACCTGGATCATATGAATCCTCAGTAGATGTTTCCTGTATTGAACTTGCTGCAGGTTCAACATCTGGGATACTCGCAGGAGCTTCATCTGAACCGACAAATTCAGATTCCGTATATTCATCTATACCTGGTGAATCATCATAAATAAACTCATCTTCTTCAGTACTAGGATTATTTAACAAATCTTTTTCTTTAACTTTACCAACATAAACTACAAATGATGTTATATCACTTTTAACCTTTATTACATCTGGTGGTAAAACTACCGTCATTTTTTCCTTAGGTGGTTCATTGACCACTACTTTTACTGTAGGTGGTACTTCTGATTCGGGTGTTTTTAAAGGACTTTTATAAGGTATTATAGAACAACTTTCATTATCTGGTGAACAAAGTGCTAACTCTTCATAGTTAGGAACCTTTCTTTTCCAAGCTTCAATAACATCTCGTATTATTGAAAGATCGGTAACCAAACCACCATAAACTTGAGTTGGTTTATCAAATGATTTATATTCAATTTCTTGACTTTTACCAAATTGTAGTAAAGATGGTTCATCTATACCAATAATATTAAAAACAGTTTTATCAATTGATGGATTTCTATTTATTTCTTTTCCAGAGTCATCACTATAAGTTAGACCACCGGCCGTAAATTTTCCATCACTCCAAGATATAAATATTTGTGCACCATTATTCAAGTAATAAGGATCTGCACCATAATCTCTCCATTTTGGAGTTTTAATTTCCCAAGGATCTTGTATTATATCATAGGTTTTTCCGCCACCATCAATTTTAGAGTTCATAGTTATAAAATCATCTATAAATTGATCATCGGTAAACTCTTTATAGATGTCTTTCTTTCTATATGTCGTTGCTATCCAAACTGGTCTATCATTATTAGTTCCTACTAATATACGTTCATCTGCACCAAATGTTCGCCTTTCTTCATATATAGTTACCTTAATATCTAAAGTACCTGAATTCAGATCTCTTCTTCTTATTCTTACCGATTTAATCTCTTTCATATTATAATCCTCCTATTGAAAATCTACCATCTACTATTCTAACCGGTTCTCTTGGTGTATCCAAAACAACTGGTGATAGTGAAAAGTCATTCTCTATATAATTTTGTCTATTAGGATCAACTCTAGTAGTTTTATTAGGATTATTTTGAACTCCTAACTGTTTAATAACATCATTATTAGTTTGTTCTAGAACTTCCGAATATCTGTAAGTTTCAAATTGACCCATTGTTGGAAATCTTAAAACCATCCCTTCTTTAATATTTAATGGATTATCTATATTATTTATTCTTAAAATAATATCGATATTCTCTAGCATTTCATAGATTGAATTTGGTGTTATATTATACATATTTTGAAATATCAAATCAATACGCATTTCATCCGTATCAGTTACAGTATATTCTTGCCAGTTATCTATAGAAGCAGAATCATTTTTAAAGATAATAGTTGGTTCAAAAAGATTATAAACCCCATCAGTAGTGTTAAACTTAATTGTTTTATATAAAGAAAATATATCCATTTTTTATTTTTATTTTTTAAAGTCTAAACCCCGTCCAATCTATGTTTTGTAATGTTGTTCCTATTGTTGAGTTTGGATCCGGAACTACACTTTGTGAATTAACTGATTCTTTTACAGTACCTGCCGCAGTTGCCGCAGTTGAATTTACGTTTGCACCAACTGTTGTAACTGAATTTTGTACATTGGTTACTCCATTTTGTGCAGCTGTAACTGCACCGGTAATTGCACCTGCACCACCAGTCACAGTACCTGCCGCGGCTGCCGCTGCATTAGCTGCAGCTGTTGCTCTGGCTGCCAAAGTTGCCGCTTGACCTTGTCCACTATTTACAGCCGCAGTAACACCATCTAAACTATTCTGTGCATTGGCTAAATTAGTTGCCGCACCTGCAGTTAAATTAGGAACCCCAGTACTAATATCTGTATTAAAGTTATTTGCAAATGTAGGAACAGGTGGTAATTGAGGACCTGCCGCAACTGTAGCTATTGTAGGTGTAGTTACCGGTGCAGTTGTTGGGACAGTTGCACCAGCTACACCTGCCACTGATCCAGGTGCCACTGCACCTGCCACTGCGTTTGTTGTAGCACTAGTATTTGTAGGATTTGTACCGGAACTAGTTTGTGGTGAAACATAAATCTGATCTTGAAGTCTCTCTCCATGATTTAGATCATTTGTATCCTTAACAATAGTAACAACCCTAATAGAACCGGAGTTAAACTTCGCAGCAATTTCTTGTAGACCCCAAGGTCTTGCATTAGTTAAAGTAAATGTTGCTTTTATATTTGATGGTAAGTCATTAAATGCTAATGTAGCTCCTAAATCCAATGCCAAATCTGAATCCATATACATATCACCTGCACAAAAAACAGGTCTTAAAGGATTACCAATGGTAATATGCCAAGGTGTTGAAGGTGCTCCACTAAGTGATCTTGCTATACCTTCAAGTGCAATTCTATATTTGTTAAGTTGTCTAGATAGACCATTTTTTAGATCATCAATAAGTTTTTCTGCATAGCCTTCTGCACTAATCTCTTCTAATTTAGACTTGTTTTTTTCAGCGGTTTCTTTCTCCCTTTCTGCCTTTGCCTTATCATCTTGAGGTGCAAGTGTTTCTTTGATACCATCTATCATCTCTTGTATAGAAGTTATTGCCTTATCTAATCCTTCTTTAATATATTTAACCATGTCTTCAACAATTGTTTCTGGATAATCCATCCATTTCTTCATAGTTTTTTCAAAAGAACCTTTTAATCCATAGTTATTACTTCTAGATGTCGCAAATGTTAGTATTTTACCCAGAATATCCTGCCAAGCAATAGTTGGATCAATACCAGATATGAATTTCTGTTCCCACTCACAAATCATTTGTATAGAAACTGTACAATTTAGTCCTGACCCAGCCGCCTCACTCTTAATGGTTTGTCTTCTTTTTGCCATCTTGATAAGATTGGGATTTCCTGAAGGAAGTGGAGTTTTCATATCATCTTCAATAACACCCAATCTCGCCAATACCGTTCTTTGTATTGTTTCAGTAAATCCAGGTAAAGGAACAACTGCAATACCACCACCAATTTTTTGACCAAGTGTTTTACCAAGAAAGTCTTCACCTAAAGAGTCTAATACTGATTTAAAATCAGCTTCTGCGTCTTCCCATTTTTCTCCAAATGAGATTTTTAAGAAATCTTCACCTTGTGGCTTCCATGAGATCATAATAGCAAGTGGTTGTCCAGTTGGAAGACCTTTAAGAAAAATATTATCATTATGTGGTGTTCCAAATCTTCTTGCAATCATTAGTCTATTATTAGGAAAAACACCAACATCTTTAAGATATGCAAAGTCAGAAGGTCTCAACTCTGCTTGTGTACCAGATAGTTGTTCAATTATATTTAATAAACTTGTATCATATACTGTGTTATTATGTAAACTACTTCTTTTAATACCCTTATAAGGACCAGACATATCCATACCACCACCAGTTGTTGTTCCTAATTTACCAATATTACCATAAGGTGCAACTGATGCAGAAGCAGATCCACTAAATAAAGATCTAGTACCTACTGATCCGGAAAAATTACCAGTTGTTTGGTTCATTTGACCACTAGTCGCATTATTATATGCGTTTACTGATATTTTTCTACTGGCACCACCATTAAATGTTGACATACCATCAGAAGTTGGTAAACTTCTAACACCAATAAGACCAAGTGGAGAACCGCCTAAAATAGCCATAACTAATAATTATTTTTTATATACTATATATAAAATATTACTAATCTCTGATTATCTAATAATCACGAATAATTTGTGAATTTGAAAATTTTGATAGATTTGAGAAAACATCATCCATTACTTCTGGATTTCTTCTAAATTCATTGTAGAATATTAGAACATTAAAATTGTTTTCTCCGAGTATTTTTTTTAAGTTAAGTAGTTTTTCGATTGAAAATTCGTTATCGAAGTCAGGAATATAATATATGTCCTTCTTTTTATCTATTGCTTGTTGTATTTTGTTAAAAATTAAAATTTTCAGGTACGTTTTATCATCTGTGAAGTCAACCTCTTCTTCACTAATTATTTTATTTATATCTATGATATATTTATTTTTGATGGCGTTCACCTTTACAAATTTATCAAATTTTTTTCTAGTTTTGCAATAGACACAAAAGAACTCCATTCATTTTATTTATTTTTAACAATTTATATATAATTTCGATTAAAGTCCCTTTAATTTTTAATATATAACAATATGGAAAAATATTCAGATAAATTTTTAAACCAATCAAGTAAGCTTAAAAATGCAATAGTAGGAATGGAGTTTGAGTTCTATATGAAAGATCTTTCTTTTTATAAAACATTAGAACTACTTAACCAAGAGCTAGACCCAGTAAAGGTTTGGGGTTTTAGAGAGTATCACTCTGACTTTACACCAGATGATAGAAACTTTAAAATCGAACCCGATTTATCAGGAGGTTCAAACATGGTTGAGTTAGTAACTGGACCATTAGATTATTTTGATGCTAAGTATTTTCTTGTTAAAATTATTAAGTTTATTCAGACTTATGGATATACTAACGAGAAATGTTCTATTCACTTTAACTTATCATTCAATGGAGAAAAAAACTTAAATGACTTAAATATATTAAAACTTATATTAAATACGGATGAAGACGAGATATACAGATGTTATCCATCTAGAAAGTCAAATGTTTATGCAAAAAGTATTAAAAACATGATTCCTTTTAAAGAATATGACTTTTTTAATATTCCTATTTCAGTTGTTAAAAATAATTTAAGATTACCAAATGATAAGTACTTTGGTATAAACTTCTTACATATCAATAATGATAAAGAAACCCAAAGATTAGAGTTAAGATATATTGGTGGTAAAGACTATGAAAAGAACCTAGGTCAACTAATTTATTTTATGGATAGATTTATTATAAATGTATTTGATTCTATTGATACCTTATTTAATGCCGAAGATGTTTCTAAACTAGAAGAGTTTCTAGAAGAAAATATATCTAAATTTAAAAATCTTTCAAAATATGATAATTTTATTGTTGATTTCCCTAGTGTACAAATACAAATAGACCAGAATAATAGTTATGATATGGTAAATACTTACTATGATAAAATATATCCAAAATTATTTAGTTTAGTTGAAGCAACACAAGATCTAAAAGAGTGTATCATAAACTATGTTATAAACACTCAAATAGTTGAAATAGTTGATGCAAATTTTAAATCAATTTTAACAATTAAAGGATGTGACCTAATAAACTGTAATGTTGAAGGAATCTTTGAAGATTGTTTTTTCGTTGGATCTGAAATAAAAAACTCACAACTAACAAAATCTAAAATTCAACACTCTGATGTAGACAATTCAAAAGTATTCAACTGTAAAGTAGAGCAAAGTGAATTGACTAATTGTTATTTTATGGGTGGTTATCTTAATGGTAATATGCATGCCGGTGTATTCCGTTCAGGTGAATTAGGACCTTATGCTAGTTTAGATTCAGATGTTAAAGTTGTTACTGATACTTCCAACTTCTTTGATACTCCATTTGAAGAAGATAGTAAAGGAGATAAACAAGGTGATATAAAAGGATTTAAAAAGTAATGAAACATTTAAGAAGTATAAATGAAGCTTATCAAGTTAGAGAAGTTGAAGATTTTGTGAAAGATCATTTGGCTTATTTACTAGATGATCAAACTTTTGATATTAAAGTTGAATTATCTGATAATGAATCTCCTAAAAAGTATCGAATAATGTTGTATAAAACTGGTACAGAAACAACATTAAAATATATGGCAAATGGTTTAAAAAGAGTAGATGTGGATAGATTTGCTTGGTTTGAAGTAAAAGAATATTTTTTACCATTTTTTCACTTTTTCAAAAAAGAATACTCAATAACATCATTCTCATTTTTCGATAAGGAAAGTAATTATTTAAGTGTAAAGTCTACTGATATAAAAGATAGTTTTAATTACAATAGATATATTTATTCGATAAATATGGAAATACATGCAGATACTATATTAGATTATATAAAAGCATTACATGATAAAGAAGAGATAAGAAAAATAGGAGAAAGTGATAGATTTTCAGTTTGGATGAAAAAATCTAATGTAGGAAGCAGGAGAGTTTATTATATTTTCTTTAAAGTTGTTGTCGCTAATGCAAATAATCCTTGTAAAGTTTTAAAAATGAATTATGATACACAATCTTCTGCACATTATAATTTTACTATACAATACAATTATTTTAAAACAATTGGATTTAATTCATTAGATCCACTTTTAGCTAGAAATAATATAGATTTTGGTGATTTTAATCGTGCTTGGTATTATATCGAAGAAGAATATAATAACAGATAATATTTACATTATTGGAATAAAATATATAGTACTATGAAAAACGTAAAACAATTTAATAAATTTGATTTAATCAAAGAAGAATCTTCACCAAGGCTACCAGTTGATGAAAAATACTGGTTGAGAAAAGGTAAAGAAGGTAAAAATGTTGCTCTTTATACTCACGATGATATGGATGGTATTTTCTCTGCAATCGAAGTAAAGAAATACTTACTTAATAAAGGATTTACTATTGTTAAATATGGTATTCTTAACTATACAGAAGGTTGGAAATATACAACTTTAGATCCTAAACTTATAAATGTTGTTTTAGATTTTGCTTCTATGCCAGGAGACGAGAGAGATGATCTAATTGATTATTACTTAGATCATCACGGATTATTTAGTGCGGAAGATTTAGAAAAATATAAAAGTTCACCAGTACAAAAGAAAAAAACTGCTTCTGCTTATGAGGCAATTTGTCAAGCACTTGGTGTTCCACAAGATTCACTAACATTAGATGTTATTGATATGATCGATGCGGCTAAATACCAAGATTATGAAATAGATTGGCAAAGACTTTTAGATTTTAATCTATCAGAGATTAAAAAATCTCCTAAAAGAAGATTAGAGTTTGGTGCTGCATTTAATCAATTTATAAAACGTTCAGATTCAAAAACAATTATATCTGTTATTGAAAACTGTCCTGATGCTTCTATTTACTCTATCTTTAATGTAATGAAGAAAGTTTATCCAGAACACAATGTTACAATGGGTGGACCTAAAAGAGGTGAAAAGAAAGACTTTATTGAAGATTCTGAATGGAGATTAGGGGAGATGCAAAAGAAAACTAGAGGTTCAATGACTTCTAAAAAAACTTATAATACACAAGCTGAGTTTACCAGCCAATTTAAAAATGGTCAATATCTTCAAATAAATGGTTATCAAAAAATTGGAGATCTAGTTTTCGTACCAACTGGTACTTGGGCCAATGCTTTAAGAGCTAGAACTATTGTTGAGAAAGACTTTAGAGATGGTGTTTTAGATAAAGAACCTAACTTTATATTATTACAATATGGATCAACTTTACAAGTTTGTTCATATAAGAAAATGGATGAGATTGAAAATCTTCCTAAATTAAGAACTGGTGAAGTTGTAAGTGATTTAGGTAAATATATGACAGACTTATTACAAAACTTCCAAAAACACTTAGGTTATTATAACCCGGATACTTCATTAGGACAAGATGAGATTACTGTCTCAGGTGGTCATGGTGGAATTGGATCAATTTCAAACGTTTTTGGAGTTTGTGAGCAAGAACAGTATAAAGGATTAAAATATGTTGATATGTTTAAGAATAAAATTATATCAGACTTATCAGGTGTTCCTTTCAATTTAAGTTTAAAATGGAGTGAACCCGCAGAATATTTCAATCCAAAGTCTCCGGAAATGGATAATAAAGTAATTGCAACTAAAGATGTTACTAAATTAGACAAACAAGGTAATTTAATCAAAAGTTTTGAAAACTTTAAAACAAGATAATATATGAAAGTTTTGTATGGCATTCAACTAACAGGAAATGGACATATAACAAGGTCTATAAAAATAATTACGGCATTAAAATCTGCTGGATTTGATGTAGATATTATAACATCGGGTACCAATTCACAATTAAAGTTACCATTTGAAATTAAAAAACAATTTCAAGGTTTATCATTCTTTTATAATAAGAAAGGTGGGATAGATTGGATAAAAACCTTATTATCACTTAGACTAAAGCAATTTTTATCAGATCTAAAATATGATGTAAGTTCATATGATCTTATAATATCTGACTTTGAACCAGTATCTGCATGGAGTGCCAAAAGATCTAATAAAAAATCATTAGGTATTGGTAATCAATACTCATTTAGATCTAAAAAAACACCTAGACCTTTCTTCAAAGATATATTCTCAGAATTATTCATAAAATACTTTGCACCGTGTAAAGAACATATCGGTATAAACTACAAAAAGTATGACAAGTTTATTACACTACCTATTATAAATGATGATTTCATAGATAAGAAAGTAACCGATAAGAAATTCTACTTAGTTTATTTACCTTCAATGTCTTCAAAATTTATCTCATATGAGATAAATACGTATGGTACAGGAAATTGGAAAGTTTACTCACCTGATGTATTGAAGGATGTAACTGATGGTATAGTAAAATTAAAAAAGTTAGATAAAGAAAAATTTAGCAAAGACTTATTAAATTGTTCTGGTGTTATAACTGCATCCGGATTTTCTACAACATCAGAAGCACTAGTATTAGGAAAAAAACTTTGGTCTATTCCTATTAGGGGTCAATATGAACAACTTTGTAATGCAAAATCACTTAAAAAAATGGGTGTGTTTACTGATTATTTGAATGCCGATAATTTATTTGAATGGATTTATAACTATAAAAGTATTAAATATGACTGGAATGATCCAATTGATGATATTGTGAAGAAAATCAATGATTATGCAAAAAGTTAGAACATTATTTATATCAGATGTTCACCTAGGAACTAAAAAATCACAAGCTAATAAATTATTAGATGTTTTAAAAGATTATGAATTTGAAAATTTAATAATTATTGGTGATTTTATAGATTTAACTTCTTTAAAGAAAAAATTTTATTGGAATGAAGATCACTCAACTGTTATACAAAAGATACTTAGACTATCAAGAAAAGGAGTCAATGTTGTTTATTTGTTAGGAAATCACGATCATTTTTTAAGAGGTCTAATAAAAGAAGAACAATTTGATATAAATCTAGGAAATATTCTAATTTGTGATGAGTACCAATATGAAACTTCTAAAGGAGAAAAGATTTTTATTTGCCACGGAGATCAATTCGATGGATTTATAAGACTACATCCATTTTTATATGTATTAGGTGATTTTGCATATGAGTTAAGTTTTAAGATAAATAAAATTTATAATAAATTAAGAAGAGTATTTGGTTTAGACTATTGGTCTTTATCAAAGTACTTAAAATCAAAAGTAAAAGATGCAATTGTATTTGTAAATGACTTTAAATACTTATCAATAAAGAAATTAAAAGAAACGGATTGTGATTCCATAATGATTGGTCACATACATACTCCCGCAATAGAAAAGATTGATAGTAAGAACTACTATAATACTGGCGACTTTTGTGAGTCTTGCTCTTTTCTATACGAAGATTTAGACGGAAATATAAAATTATTTATAATTGAGTAACAACTTATTTATTTTTACTTCTATAATTAAAAAAATATATTTATAATGATAGAAAACGGTAAAGTTGTTAGTGTACATTATGTTGGTAAATTTACTGACGGTGAAGTATTCGACAGTTCAGAAGGAAGAGAACCTCTTCAATTTGAAGTAGGGTCTGGTCAGTTGATTCCAGGATTTGAAAGTGCAATTATTGGTAAAGTTGTTGGTGATAAAGTTACTACAAACATTACTCCTGAAGAGGGATATGGATTAGTTAGAGAAGACCTTATAGTAAGTGTTCCTCTTGACAAAATGCCAGGTGATGTTGAAGTTGGTCAAGCTTTAGAGGCACAAGGAGATAATGGTCAATCTGCACAAGTTTTTGTTAAAGAGATAAATGAAGATACTGTAGTTATCGACGGAAACCATCCTTTAGCAGGTAAAGATCTTGTATTTGAGATTGAAGTTATTGAAATTCAATAATAAAAAACCCACTTAAAGTGGGTTTTTTTATTTTCTCATTTAATATATAGATAATGAGAAAAATATATTTACTACTACTTTTTATTACAGGTATTTCTTTTGCACAAGAACTTAATTTAGATAATAATTTAACTGGTAATACTGTTCAGGCAGATAACAGTACTAGAAGTGTCGCATTTAATTATATTGGAGATAATACTCTTACACTTAAAAACTTTGATATTAACTCAAATACTAATTATACGTTTTTAACAGACAAACAAGATGAGTTATTACAAAGATTTAATGTAATGTACAAGTTTCCAGAAAAAAAACTTGACGACTATTCATTCTTTACCTATCAATTTAACTCATCTCTAATTAGAAAGATTGATGAAGATCATTGGTTTGGATTAGGTTATGGAGTTAAAAAGAAGATAGATTCCACTCTTTCGGTATCAACATCCTATGCTATAGTATTTCAAGATATTCTTTGGAGTTCTGGTGAAAATAAAACATTTTTTAGACATTCTTTAAGAGGTAAAGTTAAACTAACCAGAAATGATTTTGAAATAGTATCTGAATACTTTTATCAGCCAAATATTCAATACTTTGATGAGTATATTATTATTGGTACTACAAAACTTGTAATTATGCCAAAAAATAAACTTAACTTTATTGTACAGGACGTAGTAAACTATAACTCTACTACAGAGGTTAAACTACTACATACTATAAGTCTAGGTATCCAATACAAGTTCAACAAGAAATTTTAATATATAGTTAATGAGATATATTAAACTAAATGAAAATATCGCTTTAGCTAAATCCATTCTTAGAAAGAATGGTATAGCAGAAGATAATGAAGACTATCTTAAAATAAGAGAAATGGTTGGTACTGCATTTAGTTATGTTGGTATTTTAACAAGACTTAGATTTGTTGATAACGTAACTGATATGGAAGAATTAAAGTCAATCTTTGAAGTCTTAAAGAATTCTAAACTTGACTTAGGAAAACTTAATAAAATGTCATATGAGCAGATCTTAGACACTTTCTATGATCAAATGACTTCTCCTTCAAAAGAAGATTATGAGTTGATTTATAAAGACAATTCATACTCATTTTTTAGAGTTTATACTTATAAAGGGATTTTAGAAATTGGTTCACCTGCTTGGTGTTTAAAAACCAAAAAATATTGGAATGAATATCAAGCCAAATTCCCAGAACAATGGGTTGCTATTGATAATAGATATGTTAAAAATATAGTTACACCCAACAATAACTATTTTACTAATGCTTATAGAAATACTGGTAAAACCTGGGTTAGATTTGGTATAAGTCTTAAACGTAATGCAGATGGTACTACTTCTTGGATCGCACACGATGATAATGATGGTAAATGTGAGTTAAAACCGGATAATCATACTTTCTATGGTGTTCTTTTTACTACACTTAATTTAAGTCATGGTACTAAAAAATCTTTCTATCAAAAATTTACTGATGATCTCGAATATGTTAAAGATGGTATTTTTAAAGTAATACCTGGTCAAAATCATATTTGGAATAGATTAGGAGTTAAACCACCACAAAATCTTAACGAAGATGATGAAAATTACTTATTTCTATCTAAGTCATATTCATTTGTTCCAATTATGTTAAGAATAAGAGAAAGAAGTTTCCCTTGCTTGAGAATTTTTAACAATAATCGAAAAGTAATGCATTTATTTAGTATGGGTGCTGATGGATTTGCCACTAAGGCACTTAATGATTATGTTCAAAAACCTCAAAATGTTAGTTATTCTTCTATAAGATTAAAATTAGGTTTAACTACCGTAGATGAATTAAAGAAAGATGAAGATTTTGTTTTACAAGTTGGTAAGTGGTTAGTTTTTCACTGGAATAAAGATTATTTCATTGCAATTGATTCTGAACCTGGTGATTATGTTTTACCGGTAATGGATCTAGTAGGAAACGAGTACTGGACAAATCATGATAGTGAAAGAGAATTACTACCTATGTTTTATTATATAGATAAAGAAAAAATATCTAATTCAGGAGTAAAGTTAGATACCACAGAAAGTAAAGAAATATTAAGACAATTAAGTGGTAAAAAGCCAACACCAATAGAACCTGAGACAACACAACAAGAAGAGAAACCAGGTTTCATAAAAAGATTTTTTGGATTCAAATGAGATACTTAAAATTATACGAGGAACTAACGTTTGAACCAAAAAAGATATACTACACTAAAGATGAAGATGATTCACTTATAGTTTATACATTTGATTTTGGTGATTACACTTACTTATGTGAGTTTAGTAAAATTGGTGATAATATGTGGAGAAGAGATTTCCACACAATGGAAGAGGGATTTGGTACAGTAAATGCAGGTGGTAAAAATGCACTTGACACATATGCTTATATTACTAAGATAACTGAAGATTTTATAAATGAATATAAACCAGACTTATTAGTTTTATTTCACACGAGTGAATCAAGATTCAATGTAAATTGGAGATTTATGCAGAATATAAAGATTGATAGTGAGTATGAGATTAAACCTCTTAAAAATCCACCATTTAATAATGACATAAAAACAGTTATTTTTAAAAAAGATTCAGAGGATTTAATATATACTGATGTAGTAAAAAACGAAAAAGATAAATAATGAAACATTTAAAAAGATTCAATGAAGAATTAAGTCCAAGTACTTATCGTAATGCAGCATGGAAATTAGGTAATATAGCACGTAAAACAGGCAATACTGAATTTAAAACAAGATCAAATAATCTTAGAGATTATGCAGAGGATAAATCTTGGAAAGAAAATATTAAAGAATATTCAAAGTTTGGTAAAACTACCGTAACTACTCAATATAATAAAAAGGGAGATACCGTTACTGGTGATTTCTATTTAAACTTTTTTTTCGACGATTATGCATATGAAGAGATGGTACAAGATTATTTAGAAGAAGAGAAACTTAATGTTGCATTCTCAGTTGGTTTAATACCAGTTGATGTAGAAACAAAAGAGAAATTTCAAAGTGTTATACCAGAAGGTGATTTTGACAATGGATTCTTTTGGGGATTTTGGGTAGAAGTGGAATTTGAAGATAAAGGAGAAGGATTGGAACTATCAAAAGTAGGTGTTTCTAGTTATGACTTTAATATAACTGGTAAAATATCATTTACTAGACCATTATGTGGTGCCATTAAAAGACATTTACTATCACTTTTTACAGAAGATAGTGGATATGAACAAAATAGAAGACCTACATATAAAATTTTAGAAGAAGAAGTTTTAATAAAATCTGGTGCGTCATCAAAATTTGGAGTTGCGATGGTGGATCTACATAACTTTGTTAAAGATATAACACCAAATACGATAATGAGTTCAGTTGATGATAATCAAACTTGGTAATAATAAAAAACCCACTTAAATAGTGGGTTTTTATTTTACATATGTTTTTATTATTTCAATCATATCATTTTGATAACCATCAAATAAATTTCTTCTATTTAAAATAGAACGAGAAACTCCTAATTCATCACTATCATAATAAGTAAATACTTTACCTAAATTGACAAAGTGTTCCAGTCTACCAGTTAGTTTCCAACGAATACATATTATAGTACTACTCCTCATAATCGTTTTCTTCCCATAATTCACCAACACCCAATACTCTATGTTGAACTCCATCTATAGTTGTTACATCACTTCTATGGAAATGTCCGTAATAATGATGTGTAACATTATTATACATCTTAATAGTCTGAAAAGCCAAAGTAATCAATCTTCTTTCATCCAAAAGATCCATTTTTAATGCAGGGTCTCCCGCAATAAATTGGTCTACAAAACTACCAAATCCATTACCATTATCTGGAGGACAGTAATCTGGTGCATTGTGAGTAACTACGATATTAATATCTCGTAAATCAACTAACTTATTATCTTCCCAATTAAAGATTTCATCTGGCCACCAACTTTCATTACCTGTTTTGATGTCATATCTACCAATCGCTTGATTCTTAGTTTTACGCATTTTACGGTCGATACTTACTGCACCACCAATACATAAGATATTTTTACCTTCTAAGTTAAGAACAGTATAATCTTTTACTAGTTTGATGTTAGTAAATCCAAATGGATCATTATCAAAGTAAGGTTTGTAATCGTGATTACCACGAATTGCATATAATATAACATTTCTTTTTACAAGTTCAGTGTGTGTAAATTCTAATGTACGTTTTTCTTTTAATAGTCCATTAAATCCTACACCAAAGTCACCTACTTGAATTATGTAAGCATCCTTAATATCAAATCGTTTAAGATATTGATTTATTAAGTTAAAGCTTCCGTGGATATCGCCCAAATATAGGATTCTCATTAGTTCTAATTATTTTTTATTATCTACAAAGATACAATTATTATTCGTAAAAACAACAATAAACTTATAATATTTAATATATATAAGGTTGTAAAAAATATAATAAAAATAATGGAACATAAAGAAGATTCAGTAACTCTGAAGTTTTTAAAAGACACTCTTAAAAAAGGTACTGACTTCGCACAAGAATTTTGGGATGGTACTAAAAGAGAAGCTACTGAAACTAAAATTTCGATTCTAATCATCAGAAAAATGATTCAAGATAAAGAAGTAACCGACGGTGAAATTAAGTTCTTAAAAGAGCACTCAATAGATTTGGTGAAGCTTGTGCCATTAGTTCTAATCTCTGGAATTCCTATCCCAGTTCCTATCACACCATTATTGATTGCGTTAGGTAAAAAATATGGATTTGATTTTCTTCCAAAAGATAATAGACATTGGTTAGAAGATACTAAGATTAAAGGTAAAGAAAAAGATATTTAATCTATAAATTTTATCTTTTCTAATCTATCTAACCAACCAGCTCCATGTCTTTTAAAAGTTCTAGCTTCTTTATATCTAGATTCACGATACTTTTTAATAGAATCGAATAATTTACTTTGTTCTAATGAATTAAGTTGTTTAATATAATCTCCTTCAAATGGATTTACATCATCTGATATTTCAATGCCATTATCTCTTAAAACACTTCTCAAGATTGACTTCATTCCAGTAATTCCTTGATTTACACAACCATCATAAACAACATCTGCTACTGATTGATTACAAAATCTTTCAATTTTTTGATCATCCCAGTATTGATTTTTATAAATATCTAGTGCGGTTTGATAAGATAAGTTCATCATATCTTCTTTTTTAGGTAGTTTACCTAAGTATTTCATTAAAACTGGTGCAGAAATACCGTATTTGCTACCAATAAATCTTTTTAATTCTTTACCACCCATTTCAAAATCTACAAAGTTTCCAGTATCACCTCTATCATCTGAATAATCCCCTTCCGCGAGTGCAACTGCTTTTTGAGAAACTTCAAAAGAAGCTTTCTTAGTAACTTTCACAAATTCTTTGACAATTTTGTCATCTACTTTATTATCTACTGCATTAACTAAATAACTAACCGAACAAAATAATAAGAATATACTAGCATAATTTATTAGAAGTTTTCTTCTAGTTCTTTCTGGTAAAAGTTTTATTTTATCTAATAGTTTATAAAAGTACTTTACTATCTGTTCTTTTGGTAGTTTAGACAGAAACGATTTTAGTTTATCTAATATTGGTGATGTTGTGTTTGAAGGTTTAGTTAAATCCCATTCAAAAGTAGGACTTACTTCTTCTACTGGTTTTTCAGTTTCCTTTTTCATATCCCAAGTAAATGTAGGACTAGGTTCGTCAGATTCTAATAATAAAAAAATATCATTTATTATAGATTCAAATAGAAAATCATTATATTTGTGTAAATTATTCATAAACTATATATTAAAACTTTTACATGAAAAGATTATTATTATTTCCATTTACTCTTATTTATAATACCGTAAAAACAAATATTATAAAAACAATTTTTGTAACACTTGCAATTACCGGATTTTATTTTTCACAACGATATACTGAGGATATACATTCAACAAAAACTGCAGACTTTGTAATAAAAGATGGTGTGAATTATACCTACTTTTTTGCAAAAACTAATGATGGTGAATACTCATCTATGACAACTAAAATTCCTTTAAAGAATAATACTTATAATTATACTGAAACACAAGATGGTTACTACGGATTTCAAGCACTTGGTTGGATATCTGTTATTGTTTTAGTAATTGGATTCTTTGTGGGACTAAGTGATGAAGAGTTATCTTGGGAATTTGATGAATGTTTAGAGAAATCTTTATCCTTTTTAATCATTTGTGAGATAGAAGATGATAAATTTTATTACATGGCACTTGGTAGATTAGTTAGAAAATCTGATAGACAATTAAATGGTGGTTATCATAGTATAACAAGAGAATTGAATATTCGTAGTTTTAGTGATATTTTAAATTGTCCTAAGTTTAAAACAAGATCCCAAAAAAGAGGTGAATTATTAGATAAATTAGTATAAAAAAGTCCCAAATTGGGACTTTTTTATTTATTGTAGTTTTTCAAAAGATCAACTAATCTGTGTAATGTTTCATCATCTAGTGAATACCAACCTTCATCATTTGTTATCTCTTTAATATCTTTACCAAGTTGTTCTTTATCAACCCCATCTTCACAAAGCCAGTGGTATAGTTCCACACACTCAGTTGCTAAATCAAATTGATTATATCCAGTAGCTTCATCTACACTATTAGTTTCTTCTTCTTTTAAATCTCTTAAATCAGATACTTGACTAGGTTTTCCTTTTTTTCTTCTTCTTTTGATTGGATCTCCTGAACCTAATCCAAATCCAATGTCACCTGATCCACTTGATCCAGGTACACCCGGTAATGGACCAACTTGTGCAGAAACAACGGCACCCATTCCCGCAGTATTTGAAGCATTTGCAGTAGCTACCCCACCACCTTCATCTTCAAAAAACTTTTGATATAATTTTAAATATTTCATAGTATATATATTAAATAAAAAAACTACATTTGTATCATGCAATTAAAAATTAATAGATTATCTTATCAAAAGTTATGTGTACATAACACTGTTGAAATCAAGTGTGGGGATAAACACATTGGTTTCTATGATATTAGTACAATATATAAAATAGAAGATGATAACTCTTTAAGAATGAAATACTCTGATCGATTTATAATTAAATTAAGTAATATCTATGGAATAAAGAAAAAATTTATTCATATGAAATTAGAAAATTTTGACATAACACTTGAAAACATTGACTATCAAAATACTAAGATTATTTATGAGATAGAATTTAATGATAAAAATTGGTTCATAAAATACAATAGAGACCTGATAATCAAACAATTACTTAATTAGTAGGAAAAATTCAATATTTTCTTTTAATATATAAAAGAAAAAATATTGAAAGTTATGTTATTAAAAGTAGGTTCAAAAGGGGATGATGTTAAGAAACTCCAAGAAAAATTAGGTACTTCGGCAGATGGTAATTTTGGTCCAGGTACGGAAAAATTAGTAAAAGAATGGCAAACCGCAAATGGTTTAACTGCAGATGGCCTTGTTGGAGATGGAACTTGGACAAAGATGTTCGGTTCAGCACCAGTAGCAGCACCAGTTGTATCAGGTTCACTTAAATTAGAGAAATTAAAAGGACATATTCCTGATTCAGTAATCGCACAAATTCCAGATACTGCTGCAAAATTTGGTATTACTACAAATTTAAGATTGGCTCACTTTTTATCACAATGTGGTCATGAGTCAGGTGGTTTCAAAGCAGTTTCTGAAAACTTAAACTACTCAGCAGATGGTTTAGTAAAAATCTTTGGTAAATACTTTAATTCTACTACTGCAGCTGGTTATGCTAGAAATCCAGAAAAAATTGCTTCTAAAGTTTATGCATCAAGAATGGGTAATGGTAATGAAGCTTCAAAAGAAGGTTTTAAATTTAGAGGTAGAGGTTATATACAATTAACTGGTAAAGAAAACTATACAAAATTTGGTAAATTTATTGGAGAAGATATTGCTTCAAATCCAGATTTAGTTGCAACTAAATATCCTTTAGCTTCTGCGGCATTCTTCTTTAACTCTAATGGTCTTTGGGCTATTTGTGATAAAGGTGCAGACGACGCAACAGTTACTTCAGTAACAAAAAGGGTAAATGGTGGTACTATTGGTCTAGCAGATAGAATCAAACACTTCAAAGAGTATTATAATTTATTAAAATAATAACAAAAAAGTCGAGTAAATCTCGACTTTTTTTATTGTAATAACTTCTCTAGTTTTGCATTTCTCATAATACATTCATATCCAACAATAGAAACCTTAGATATAGAATCCATCATCTTTTGTTTATTAAAAAATCCATTATAAATACTTACATTACTATCACTACTATAAATAATTTTTACAAATAAATTAGGTTGTAATCTAACTATAAATTTCTCTATAAATTTGTTATCTTCATCACGTATTTCAATATAAAATGATTGTTCATATTCAGCACCATAGTTAAATTGTGATTTAGTAAATCCTAATTTATCTAAATACTCGATTACTAAATCTAGTTTCTTATATCTACAGGTAAGTTTTGTTTCTGTATCATAATATGAAAACCTTGAAGGTAGGTCATTAAAGAAGTTTTCATCACCAATATGATAAGTTTCTTTATACTTTTCTAATTCCTGATCTAATTCACCAGTTAAATAAGCTAGTTTCTCTTCTCTTGAAGAAGAATTAGATACAACTTTTGTGGTTATTTTACCATCGAATATAAAATAAGTTTCTCCAGTTAGTTTTGAGACATCTTCACATCTATCAATTAGTTCCTGTGGAATCTCTTCTTTCTCATAAATAAAGTATGTTTCTTTATTTTCTTCTATTTGTGGTTCATCTTCATCAATGAATCCGATACCTCTACCTTGTATTATTTTCATAACTATTATATGATAAATAAAAAAAAAGGTTTTTAGAATATAATATATAATTAAGTAAAAAAAGATATAGATATGAAACACTTAAAAACATTTGAATCACATTCAACAAATGAGGAATTGAATCTTAAAAATGTAGCACTTGGTGCTGTTATGGCTTTAGCAACTGCTTGTCACAGTGGACATGTAGAAGGTGAGGCATCTGAACAATATAGTGGAGATTTAATGGTTAAAAGAATTGAGATGGGTGGTGGTAAACATAACTACTTTAATGTACATGGTAAAGATTCTCATGGAAAAGAAGTAGAATTCTCTACAGACAATCTTACTTTTAATGTAGGAGATTCAATACACGTAGATTTTGAGAAACAAGAAGCTTATCCTTTAGATGATAAAGAAAATATTGCACCGTTTTAACAAAAAAAAACAAACTATCTTTCGGGAGAATAATAAAAGTGATATTTTTCACTTTTAAAATATAATATATAATTAAACAAAAAAATAAGAATACTATGAGATATTTAAAAACGTTTGAATCACACTCGATAAATGAAGAAGAAGGTTCAATAAGAAAATTTTTTACTGGCCATGCTAATAAAGCAGAAGAGGTTGGTACTATGAAGACATTCTTGACAGAATTAGAAGCTTTTGAGAAAGAAGCTGAGAGCGATGATAGAATGGTATTCAACAAAGAAGCACTAAAAGCCAAAGCCAAAGCTAATGGATACAAAGGTCATTTGAAAGAAATCCAAAGTCAATCTGATGGTAAATGGTATGTTACATATATACTAGGACGTACTGATATGGAAGAATTGGCAAAAGGAGCTTCTCGTAGATATGAGTCAACTGAAGATGAGTCAACTGAAGATGAATCAAATATAGTAAATGAAGAAGAAGGTTCGATAAGAAAATTTTTTACTGGACATGCCGATAAAGCAGAAGAAGTTGGTACTATGAAGACATTCTTAACAGAATTAGAAGCTTTTGAAAAAGAAGCACAAACTGACGATAGAATGGTATTCAACAAAGAAGCACTAAAAGCTAAAGCCAAAGCTAATGGTTATAAAGGTAGATTAAGAGAAATCCAAAGTCAATCTGATGGTAAATGGTATGTTACATACATTACTGGTACATCTGATTTCCAAAAATTTGCTAAAGGAGCTGCTCATAGAAGAGATAATCCACTAGGATAAGAAACTTCTTACATTTTTTTTATAATATATACTGATGGAGTAAATCCGTCAACCAATGAAACAAAAAAGTCTCACATCTATTTAGAGTGAGACTTTTTTAATACTTCTTTATCTATCTTATCTAGTGAGTCAATTCCATTTTCGATAATTTTATCTAGAATATCATCTACTGAGGTATTATCTAATCGAAAATCGGTAAATAATTTTGGAGTAACTTCTTTAACTTCTGGATATATTTTTGCTATTTCACCAGAAATAACTTTATCAGTGACATCTGTTTTTGTAAATTCAAAGTATTTAGACAAAACTGCAGTTATTTTATCTACCTTATAATCAGGTAATCTAACAAAAATATCGTCATCATTTGTAAATCCTAAATATTCTACATCATCCTCATCTAAACAATTTGATAAATCTTCATATATAGGATGATTATCATTACTATCTATATCAAATTCTTTAACATTTTCACTAACTATCTTTAAAAAGTAAATCTTGTTCATATGTGTTTATTTGTTTGTTTGTTTTACAAATATACGAAAAATAATTTAAGTACCAAACTAATCATAACTTTTTTCATAAAAAGATATATAAAATAAAAATAGACGGAAATAACATGCTGGTAGAAACACAATATTTAACAAATACAAAGAAATTAGTAGTAAGCTACGTAGATAAGTCGGGCGATATAAAGTTGAAGTATTACAACTGGGACACCCCAATGAAATATGTATCTTGTGAAGATACAGATCCACAAAAACATGCCGAATTCAAGTCTTGGGACGGAAAATCAGTAAAACAAATCGAAGTAAATCATCCTGATAGATATGCAGTCTATGAGTTTTTAGATTCACTTCCAGAAAAAGAAAAAACAGAAATATTTGAGTTTAACTTACCAAAGATATTCTTTATAGATATTGAAACCGAAATCGTTGATGGTTTTCCAGAAGCCGCTGATATTAAAGATGCTGATGGAAATATCACAAAAGAAGGTGCTTGTACACAAGTTCTTTCTATATCAATAGTTTATGATGATAAGATTATACTTCTTGGTTTAAAAGACATGCCAGAAGATATGCAAAATAGAATTTGTGATAATACAAATAAATACTTTGAGAAATTTGGCACAGAATATAAATTCAAATATGTTAAATATGACGATGAATTTGATATGCTTTATGCTTTCTTCAATAATATGATACCAAAGATGCCAATTTTAACTGGTTGGAACTTCTTAAACTATGACTGGGTTTACCTAGTAAATAGAAGTAGAAAAATATCTAAATGGGCAAATGGTAAAGAATATAAAATCGATCCAGCAGTTTCATCACCACTAAAGAGAATAAATAAAATGTGGGGTACAGAATATGAAGTACCTGCACATAGAATGATCTTTGATTATATGCAATTATATGAAATCTGTGATACTTCTATTAAAGTAAAAGAATCATCATCATTAGACTTTGTTGCCAATAAGTTGGTCGGGGTTGAAAAGATTAAGTACAATGGTTCACTACAAAAACTTTATGAAGATGATTTTGAAACATTTATGTATTATAACGCAGTCGATTCCGTACTTGTGCAGAAAATACATGAGTCAAGAAATTATATCTCAATCATTTATGCGATTTCATCATTGGCAAAAATTAGAATTGTCGATGTAGTGTCTCAAATGAATAACGCGTTAGGTTCACTTGCAATTACAGAAGGAGTTTTAAGAAATCGTTTTAGAGAGATGGATAACATTGTACTCTTCAAAGAAGATAGAGGAGATGGTGACTCTACAATTGCAGGTGGTTGGGTCAAAGATCCTATTGTAGGAATGAATAGATGGGTAGTTATTTATGACTTTGCATCACTATATCCGACAACTCAAAGACAATTCTTTATTGCACCAGAAACATTTGTTGGAGTTCAAAATGAAAAGGATAAAGGTTTCTGTGATAATGGTAGACCTATTGATTTAGAGAAACATGTAGTCTGTGTAAATGGGGTAGTATTTGAGAAGAGATTATCACCAACACTTAGAATGCTCGAAGATGTGTATGCAGATAGAAAGTTTAACAAAAAGATTATGATGAATAAGAAGGATGAACTAAAAGCAGTAATGGATCAAATAAAAGAACTTGAAGCAGAGTTATAAAAAAACCCTCATATATGAGGGTTTTTTTATTTTAATGAATCAAGATGTTGAGTAAAGTATTGCCCAAATTTCTCAATACAAAGATCATAGATTTCAAATTCATTTGAAAGGCCGTTTTCCAATAATTCATCAATAAAGTTAAAAATTTCATCTGTTGTTGTGTAAACAGAAAATTCGTCGTGGTGTAAGATATGTTCCATATAAAAAGCTGTAGTTTAATCTATATATCATATAAAAAATATAAAAAACCTTGTTTTTTAATAAAAAACTAAAAATAAATTTAAAAAAATCATTTTTTAAACAATTACCTTTTATATCATATAAAATGTAACAAAAATATCAAGTAAAATATGTCATTAAAGAAAGATCTTTCAAAATACAATCCTCGAAAACAACAACAAGAAGCAATAGATTTCATAGACCAACAATTTAAAAAAGACCCTACTACCAAATTCTTCCTATTAGATATGCCAGTGGGTGTTGGTAAGTCTCACCTAGCTCTAATGATAGCAGATTGGTATAAAAAAAATAAAAATAAAATGGCTAGAGTTGATATAATTACCAACTCAAAAATTTTACAAGATCAATATTCAAGTACTTATGAATCTATTGCAGATTTAAAGGGTAAAGAGAATTATGAATGTTCTTCTTATGCTTGTTCCTGTGCACAAGGATCTGAGTTTAACAGACTTAATAAAACTTCTTGTGAAGTTTGTCCTTATTCTTCTGCACGAGAAGGGTATATTAGTAGTGGAGTTTCTTTAACTAACTTCTATCTTTATATTCTTTATGCAATGTATAATCAGAAACTAATGGAAGTAAGAGATGCAAGAGTTTTAATTGTCGATGAGGCACATGACTTTGATGATGTGATGAGTTCATTCATTTCTATAAAAATAACCGAACTAGTAATAAAAAGATTTAGTTTTTCTAATGAGAGTGATTTAATTGCTAGGTTAAAATCGGTTACTTCTATCAGTGCTTATGTTGATTTTCTAAGATACTTCAATAATGAAGTAGTTACGACGATGGAACAAATGGAAAAGGGTATGTCTAAAGCTGACCGAGATATTGTTCAGGATAAAAGAGATTTAAAAATAAACAAAGTTTTAAGTGGTAAAAACAGTGATGTTAAAATAATGCAATTAGTTACCGATTTGAAGCAATATCAGATGAAAATTGAATTATTCTTAACCGAATATAAGGCAAATCCAAATAACTGGGTATTAGAGTCTAGTTATAATGAGAAGTTAAGACAAAAAGAACTTTCGTTAGAGCCTATTTGGGCCTATGACTATTTAGATAAATATGTTTTCTCTCATTATGATATGGTATTTATGATGTCAGGTACTATTTTAGATAAGAATTTATTTTGTCAATTAAATGGATTAGATGTCAGTAAAGCAGCTTATCACTCAATTGAGTCACCATTCCCTGCAAAGAACAGACCAATTATTTATATGCCAATTGGTAAGATGTCTTATAAGAATAAAGAAGAAACTTTTCAAAAGTATATTCCTTATATAAAGAAAATTATGAATAAGTATGCAGGTCAGAAAGGAATAATACACACAAACTCATTTGAACTATCAAACTGGATTCAAAAAGGTATAAAAGATAAGAGATTTGTATTTCATGACTCAACAAATAAAGATGAAATGTTAAAAATGCACTGTGAGACTGATAAACCAACCGTTTTAGTTAGTCCAAGTATGGATACCGGAGTTTCTTTAGATGATGATTTAGCTAGATTTCAAGTTATTGCTAAAGTGCCTTATCCAAGTTTGGCATCTCAAAAAAATAAAATGAGACAAAGTAATAATCCCGATTGGTATGCCTGGAAAACAGTTTCTGGATTTATTCAAATGACTGGACGTTCTGTTCGTTCTGATAAAGATTATGCAGACACTATTATTCTAGATGGTTCTTTTGGAGATGTGATGAAACATAGCTCACATTTCTTACCTAATTGGATTCAAGAAGCAATTAAAAGAGTAAATATCAAGGTTACTACATAACAAAAAAAGACCCAAATTGGGTCTTTTTTTATTGTTTATATTTTATTATTATTTACCTTGTTTTTTTAATATAGCTTTTTGCATTGCCTCAGGAAGTTTTTTCTGTCCAGCAGTTAAACCTTTTTTAGGTTCTTCTTTCTTATCATCTTTAGCGTCTTTAGCAGCTTTTTTCATAGTTTCTTTTTTATCACCATCTTTATCTAAATCTAAGAAATCTGGTTTACCTTTTCCACCTTTTTTATCATCTTTTCCACCTTTTTTAGCTTTTTGTTTATCTAAATAAGCTTGGAATCCTGCATTGATTTTTTTCTTTTCAACGATTTCTTCGTCACCCCATCTTCTGATTCTGTTTTCTTCTTGTGAATCTTCTTCCTCTTCTTCCTCTTCAGAGTGACCGTAGTCATCTTCTTCTTCACCTAATTCATTAGTTTCCTCATCTGCATCTTCACAGCCACAAGGTGTTCCATTACAAAACTCACAATTTTGATCATCAAAGTCTTCATCGTTGAATTCGTTACCTTCTTCGCCAAACTTAACCACGTCACTTTCACGTTCTTGTGCGAATCTACCGAACTTATCCTCTTCTTCAAAACTAAAGTTCTCAAATTTTTTAATGTGTTTCATATTATTTTAAATCTATTTTTAATTATATATTAAATATTTATATCACTTTTATCGTTTTTATAATTTTTTTTTAATATATATGATATGAAAATACAGAAATTTCAACAATATTCACTTCAAGACTCAATGGCATTAGATTTTATCAATTCATTTGATGGTTTAATCACTGAATCTGATGAAACCGAATATAAAAAAGTACAAAAGCGAGTTATAAGTGATTTGAGATTAAATGGAAATTTATCTTTAACATTTGGTACAGGTATCAAAGCATTTTATCCAGTAGTAGATAAACTAATGACTAATATGAAAATTAGCTCTATTGATATTACTGCAGACAAAGTAGTCCTTCTTACAATATGTGCATTTACAATAGTTTATTTAGAAGAGAAAAAGTTCAAAGATGGTCAAGAAGAGGAAATCTTAACAAAAGATTCTAAGTCTATGTTAGAAGAATTAAAGATGATGGGTATCGGAAATGGAATTGTTAAGAAGGTAGTTAAACTATTCAAGTCTATTACTAATATTTTCACAATAATTGGTAAACATTTAAACACAGTTACCAAAGGTTTTATTGATATGTTTGCTTATACTGCAATTCTAATACCTATAATGAATGGAATTCTTTACATAATAGGAAAATATGATCTAAGTGTAGATACTTTCCTACAAAATTTTGCTGCTTTAGGAATCGGTGTTGGAACTTTAATTGCAAAAAATGGAATAATTTCCATTATTGATAAACTTAAAGATAAAATTAGTACAAAAGATAAAAAAGAAATAGTTGATGAGGTCGATACCACTGTTATAAAGAAGGTATCAGACTTTATTACGGAACCAACCGATGGTGAAATGATTAATGAACAGTAATTTATAGCAAACTTAAACGTAAGATTTACTATAATAATAAAATTAATCAAAATTAATGACACCACAATTAGAAAAAGTATTTTTCAATTACATTTTAAGCAATAAGAAGTATTTTGATGTAGTTAAAACTTTCTTTTTTAGAAATTCTGAAATTCAATTTGTTTACGGAGTTATACGAAGCTATATGTTAACTAATACTGATACTGGGACACCTACTCCAAGACAGATATTAGATATGGTCTCACTCGAAGACAAAGAAGGTGTTATCACGAAAGAAATTTTAAAATCCATTTTACAAGTAGATCTTAAAGAGTACGATGAAAAAAACTTCATCGAACCAAAATTTAATGCTTGGATCTTATCCAATCGTTTAAAAACAGGAACCGTTGATATTATCGACGAAACTAGAAATCTTGACTCTATCTCTGATTTTGAAAAAGCAGTTGAAGCAGCCGCACGTATTAAAGCAATAGTAGATGAAATGTCTTCTACCAATTTTGTTGACGATGATGATATGGGTGTCGACTTTGACGATGCCGAAAGTCACGTACAAGATAGTTCTAAGTTTAAAGTTAGTTGTGGTTTCCCAACTATTGACCACATGCTAGGTGGTGGATGGGATATTGGAACTTTCAATGTAATCATGGCAGAAACCAATAATGGTAAATCATTATGGATGCAAAACTTTGCGGTTAAGTCTGCCGATATGGGACATAATGTACTTTACATTACACTTGAAATGAGTGAAAGAAAAGTAATGAAACGTTTAGGAGCAATGCGTTTAAAAATACCCATAAATGATTATGATGTTGTATCAAAGGATATTGACTTAATCAAAAAAAGAATCGCTGGTTTAAGTAAAACTGATGGTGGTGATATTTTTGATAAAAAAGTCGGTAAGATATATGCTAAATTCTGGGCAGCCGGAACTGCAACTGTCGCAGACTTTGATAACTATCTTCAAAAGCTTAAAGAAAAAAAAGGAATTAAAATTGACTTAGTTATAGTTGACTATATTACTCTTGTCGCTGCACCTAAAGGTTCAGGAACAGATAACTTATACTCTAAAGGTAAAGTTCTATCTGAAGGATTAAGAGCAATAGGAGCCAAATATAAATGTCCTGTGATAACCGGAGTACAAGTAGCAAAAGATGCTTGGAACTCTGCAGATATTACATTAGAAAGTGTACCCGAATCAAAAGCAATCGCAGAAACTGCTGATACATTTTTTGCAATTATTCGTACAGAAGAGATGAAAAGACAGAACTTGTATAGATTCAAGTTACTGAAACAAAGAGATGGAGATTTCTTAAAGTCCCAGATTAGGTTAAACCTAAACTCAACCTACTTAACTCTAGAGAACGATCAGTTCCTAGATACATAAACAACAAAATTATATTTTGTATATAAAAAAATAAAAATACTATGGCAAACAAAATTGTCGATGAAGATGACGACTTCGAGAATGACTTTGATAATGAAGATGATGATAACTTTGAAGGACCATCTATGGAAGAGTTTGAGGATGATTCTGATGATTCAAGTGACTCTGGATTAGACTTTGGTGATGATGAGGATTTAGATATTATCATTGAGATAGATGAAGATGATTTGAATCTTGATATAATACCAGAAGTTGAAAAATCCACTGAATCAGAAGAAGACATTGTACTTTCTAAACATAAAATAGAAGGAAAACACTCACTGAAATACGATTCGATCTTTAAAGGTAAGAAAGAAGAAGCGGTAGATGAAGATGATACATCAGATTTATTTTCCGGTTATTATAGAGAAACTATTGAAGTAGATAAAGGTTCTAATTATCATTTTGAATCAATTGATAATGAAATATACATTAGAACAAAATTAGTTAAAGAAAGAGTTTATTTTGTATTAGGAGAATATACTACGATTAGTTTTCTGAATAATAGAAGAAAACCATCCAGAGTAGATTTTAATAACTATTACTCTTTATTAAAAATTCATCTAAAAGATGAGAGTTTTACAAATGTTGAACTATTCAATGAGTTATCAGTATACTTTTCTGATAATTTATTTAATATGTTTAAACTATTAGATAATAAGTGGCGTAATTTAATTATAAATGAATTACAAGACCATATAGGTAAAAATATCAATTCAAAAGATATTACAAATAGAAATATTTACGAAGGAACAGAAATTGAATTTATCTGGGATGATCCAATCACAGAAGAAGAGAAAATTATAACCGGAGTAGTAATGGAGACGGATTATGAGAATAACACTTTTAAAGTAGATTCTTACGAAAATATTTATCAAGTAAATATTAAACAAATCTCTAAAATTTTAAATAATACAAAGTTTAAGTATAATTTAAACAAATTAAATAACATAGATTTTTTATAAAAAATATTTTTTATCAATTATAAAAAACCAATAAAAAAAAGAATATTGATTTTTTTAGATTAAAAAGTATTTCAATATATAAAAAACAAAAAATTAAAAATGAGCATGATAAAAGTAATAAAAAGAAATGGTAAGAAAGAGCCAGTCATGTTAGACAAAATCTTAGACAGAATCACACAACAAACTTATGGGTTAGATCAAAAATGGATTGTTCCTTTTGAAGTAGCACAAAAAGTAATTGAAGGTATTATGCCAGATATTCAAACTTCTGTTTTAGATTCTCTAGCAATGGAGACTGCAGCATCTCTTACAACAAAACACCCTGACTATTCAACATTAGCGGCAAGATTAGCAATTACAGCATTACACAAAGAAACTAAAAAAAGCTTTTCAGAAACTGTTTCTGATTTATACAAATACATAGATCCTAAAACTAGAAAACATTCACCGATTGTTTCTAAAAAATTCCGTGATATTGTAAAAAAACACGCAGATGAATTAGACTCTGCAATTGTACACTCCAGAGATCATAACTTTGATTACTTTGGATTTAAAACATTAGAAAAGTCATATCTATTGAAACTTGACGGTAAAGTTGCCGAAAGACCTCAATATATGTATATGAGAACTGCACTACAAGTTTGTGGTGAAGACATACAGGGTGTTATCGACACTTATAACTTACTTTCAGAAGGTTATTATACACACGCAACACCAACATTATTCAACTCTGGGACAACAAGACCTCAATTATCTTCTTGTTTCTTACTTGATACAGAGTCAGATTCTATTGAAGGTATTTTCAATACACTAAAAGAATCCGCACAGATTTCTAAAAATGCAGGTGGTATTGGTATCTCTTTTACAAAAGTAAGAGCAAAAGGAACTTATATCGCAGGAACTAACGGTACTTCAAATGGTATTATTCCTTTCCTAAAAATCTTCAATGAAACTGCAAGAGCAGTAGACCAAGGTGGTGGGAAAAGAAAAGGTTCAATTGCAATTTATATGGAACCTTGGCATGCCGATATTATGGACTTCTTAGATTTAAGAAAAAACCAAGGTAAAGACGAAATCAGAGCTAGAGATTTATTCCTGGCTATGTGGACCAATGACTTATTTATGGAAAGAGTTGACTTAGACGAAGATTGGTCTTTAATGTGTCCTCATGAATGTCCTGGTTTAACTGAGACTTACGGTCAAGAGTTTAGAGATTTATATATTGGATATGAATCAGAAGGAAGATTTAAGAGAGTAGTTAAAGCTAGAGAAGTATGGAATAAAATCTTAGAATCTCAAATTGAAACTGGAACTCCTTATATCTTATATAAAGATTCTATCAATGAGAAGTCTAACCAATCAAACATTGGTGTAGTTAGAAGTTCTAATTTATGTGCTGAGATTGTTGAGGCAACAGGAATTACTAAAGTTCAAAAAGAAATTCTTCAAAATAAAGAATTATTAGAAAGTTTAGGATTAGGCTCATTCTATGGTGAAGAATCAGTAAATGAAACTGCAGTTTGTAATTTAGCTTCTATCGCACTTCCTAAGTTTGTAAATAAAAACAAAACCTATAACCATAACAAGTTATTTGATGTTGCTTATCAAGCTACTGTAAACTTGAACAAAGTTATTGATGTAAATTATTATCCATCAGAAGCAGCTAGATTCTCAAACTTATTACATAGACCAGTTGGTTTAGGTGTTCAAGGATTAGCAGATGTATTCTTTTTATTGGGAATTACTTATGACTCTGATGATGCAAAATCATTAAACAAAGAGATTTTTGAAACTATTTACTATGCTTCGATTAAAGCCTCTTGTGATTTAGCTAAAGTAGAAGGTGCTTATCCAACATTTGCTGGGTCTCCAATTTCAGAAGGTAAATTCCAATTTGACTTATGGGGTACTAAACCAACAAAAAGATGGGATTGGGACAAGTTAAGAGAAGACATTAAAAAATATGGAGTTAGAAACTCTTTAACTACTTGTATTATGCCAACAGCATCAACAGCATCTATTCTAGGAAACGAAGCAAGTTGTGAAGCACAAACTTCAAATATGTACACAAGAGGTGTTTTATCTGGTACTTTTATCATTGTAAACAAATATCTTGTAAAAGAGTTAGTTAAATTAGGTATCTGGTCTGATAACATTAGAAGAAAGATTATTGCAGAGAATGGTTCAGTTCAAAACATACCTGAAATTCCTACTAATGTAAAAGAAATCTTTAAAACCGTTTATGAGATTAAACAAAGAGACGTAATTGATATGGCGGCAGAAAGAGGAGCATTTATTGATCAAACTCAATCTATGAATATCTTTATGGATTCTCCAAACTTCGCAAAATTGACAGCAATGCACTTTTACGGTTGGGGAAGAAGAGCTCTTATGAAAGATGAAAATGGTGTTGAAATTATCCCACAAGGAGAAAACACAGAAGTAATCTATGATAAATCTGGTAAGCCAAGATTTTACAGAGAGAAAAAATCAGCTTTAAAAACTGGTATTTACTATCTAAGAAATAAAGCAGCAGGTGATGCAGTTAAATTCACAACTCAAGAAGAAGTGAAATCTGTTGAAGACCAAATGGCAGAAATCAGTTGTTCGTTAGACAACCCAGATGATTGTTTAGCTTGTGGTTCATAATAATAAAATCCTCTTTTTTAAGAGGATTTTTTTATATATAGTATTATGAAAATAAGAAAATTTAATGAGGAAATTGGGAATCCAAGTTATCCTAATCCTCACAGACCAATGAAACAATTTGTTTTAACAACAACAAGTGAAAGTTCAGATCACTATATTTATTTTATTGAACATCCAGAAAAACCTACACAAGAAGAGTTAAAAAAGTTCTTAATTGAACAAGGAAATGATGTTGAAGATGGATATTCATATGAAAATGTAGATATGTGTGTTGAAATAAAAGACTTTAAAAGACTATAAAAAATCCACCTTGGAAAAAAGCGAAATTTTCAAGGTTACTATATACATAAAATAAATTAAAAAAAGATTAAACTTTTTCTAATTTAATAATACAATAATACAATCAGTAGCAAATCATAGAGATACTTCGAAATGGATTCTAAAAAACTCTCTAAGATAACTTACTCTGGTTTTATTTTAAAAAAACGCAAACATAGCAAAGTTCTAAGATACTTCGTATATTATACAACTATCAGCAAGAACGTATAAAGAGACTGCTTTATACTACCCACCTAAGAACTCAGCTTCTTAGTTATGGTTAAACAAGTCAGGAATTCATAAGTTTCCTTAAAAAGTATGAGTGAGATGTTACTTAAAGATCGGCAAAGTTAAGTAGAATTCTTTGTGTCGCTTAGGCTAATATTCTTGTTTGCTAAATTATAATAAGACCAGATTTACAGAAATGTAATTCTGGTCTTTTTTTTTACAAAAGATGAAATAAAAATAAAATAAAATTATGTCAAAATTTAACACAACCGTAAAAGAACCAAAAACAAAAACAATAAACCTAGCAGGTGGCGAAGCTTATTCTCAAACAAATGAATTAGCTTTAGTATCTATGTTACTAACTTCATTTGTGAATGATCAATTCTACAAATCTGGTAATGACACATTAAAAGATTTAAGAAGTTTGATTAAGAAAGTAGATCCTGAGTTTGCCGCGAAAGCTGCTATTTATGCCCGTGATAAATTTGGTATGAGAAGTATTACTCACGCTTTGGCTGGTGAATTGACATCAGAGTTGAAAGGTAGTGAACTAGGTAAAAACTTCTATGACAAAGTTGTAGTTCGTGTTGATGATATGACTGAGATTATGTCATACTACTTAATGCACAAAACAAGTAAAGACAATCCAAAGTTTCCAAACTCTTTGAAAAAAGGATTTGCAAAAGCTTTCGATAAGTTTGATTCTTACCAATTAGCAAAATACTCTGGTAAAAACAAAGATCTTAAATTGGTTGATGTAGTCAACATTGTACACCCTGTTCCAACTGATAGAAACAAAACTGCTTTAGAATTACTTGTTAAAGCAGACTTGAAAGTCACTGAAACTTGGGAAGCTAAACTTTCTCAAGCAGGTCAAGTGGCCGAAAATGAAGAAGATTTAAGTCAATTAAAAGCGGATGCTTGGACTGATTTAATCACTTCAAGAAAAATCGGTTATTTTGCACTTCTTAGAAACCTAAGAAACATCTTAAATCAAGCACCTAATGCAGCTACTGCCGCATGTGAGTTGTTAGTAGATGAGAAAATGATTAGTAAATCAAGAGTTTTACCTTTTAGATTTGCAACTGCATATGAAGAAATTAGTAAAATGGGATCTTCAAAAGGAGTTAGAGAAGTATTGGTTGCAATAAACCAAGCGTTAGAGGTTTCAATGTGTAATGTTCCTAAGTTTGATGGTGATACATTAGTTGTTATGGACGTTTCTGGATCAATGAGTGGAAGACCTTCTGAAATTGCATCATTATTTGGTGCGATTTTGGCAAAAGCTAACAATGCAGATGTTTTAACATTTGCGACTAGATCAGATTATAAGTCATATAATCCATTGGATTCTGTTATGACAATTAGAAATAGTTTTAGATACTCTGGAGGTGGAACAAACTTCAAGTCAATCTTTACTACTGCTAATAAAAAATATGATAGAGTTGTTATTCTTTCAGATATGCAAGGATGGGTTGGTTACACAAGTCCAAGTGCGGAGTTTAAGCAATACAAGAAAACATATGATGCAAATCCTTATGTTTATTCTTGGGATTTGGCTGGTCTTGGGACAATGCAGTTTCCAGAAAACAATGTATTTGCTTTAGCTGGTTTCTCCGATAAAGTTTTTGATGTTATGAAGATGATGGAAATGGATAAGAAAGCTCTTTTCAATGAAATTAAAGCTATTCAACTTTAATTAAAAACCCACTATTTTAGTGGGTTTTATTTTTTTATTGATATAATGATTGATCTGATAGCAAATTTCACACCATCTTCAATCTCATCTAATTTAACATCTTTGTAAGAAAAAACATGACTTGCAAAAGTAATATTTAAAATTTCATAATTCTTGTCTAACATACTTAGAAATGGTATGAATTGATCTTTAATATCATTCCAGTAAAATGTCATCGGTTGATAGGGAGTATCAAAAACTGTTAAAGGAGTATCTGATCTGTAAGTTTCCCTTTCTCTATAAAGTGAAAGTACATATGAATTAGAACTTTCCGATACTCCACCTCCTCCAAATTGAGTACCTTGAGAACAATATCTATTATCTAATACTCTAACCTTAAATGTTGTGTCATCTAACAAATAAGCTAGATATGTTTCACAAAAATCTATTATTTCATTTTCATTGAAACTCTCAAATAATTTTAAATATCTCATAAATTATTATTTTTTATTATCATTTTAATGTGAGTTGAATGTGTTATTTTAACTCCAAAGTCTTTACCAACCGTATCTTGAATAAATGGAACTATAAAATCCTGTTCATATTGAATATTATAATTTGAGGGAATTTTCTTTTTAACGGTTTCTAATGAAACTGGTAAGTAATTCTCATTTACCTCTCTTTCCCAATTATCTAAATATCTATATTTTAATAAGAAATGACAAAATGTTCTATAATTATCATCAATAGTTCCCCATCTTTTCTCAAATTGGTCTAAGTAAAAATTATCAGCTCTTTTTCTAACCTTTTTCACATCTTGTCTAAAGTTTTCTACTTCATTTTTATGAATTTCACAAGAAGGTATCATATCTCTAATAGTAATCCATTTGAAATTACCACCAAATACTTGTTTTTCCCAGAATTTTTTAATAACTGAGGAATGTGAATATGAATAAACTTCGTGAATAACAGAACTTAGATTAAGTAGAGGTGATTTAAAATCTTGTAGATTTTCAACAACTTGATCCCAATTATCTGTTAGTAAAGCTTCTTCTCCTAATTCATATCTAGCTCTCTTTAACATTGTTTCATCTAAATCATATCCAATTATTTTAACATTTGGTTTTAATTGTTTTACTTTAGAAAGAAAAGATCCATTGGCACAACCAAAATCTACAATAACATCAAAGTCTAATTGACTAACAAAGAATAACTTATCTTGCATGGACTTTTCCATACCTTCAATATATCTATCTAAGTCAGATATTTCAGTTTCACCTACAAGTTCTTCTAAGAATAGTTGCCAATTGAGTATTTTCATATACTATATATTAAAATTATCTCCAGATTTTTTCGAGGTTTATCTTAGAAGTCATTTCAACTACTTTACCATCTTTAATAAGTGAGTATCTTTGAATTGGAGCAAATGTATTTATTATTTTTTTAATCTTTATAATTTCATCTGACTCCATATCAAAATTAAATATTTGTAATAAGTTTTCAATCTCTCTATATTTTAAGTGATTTTTATGACCGACAAAATGTGTAAAGTCATAGAAGTAAGAATTATAAACGCCAGAATTCTCCTCAGCTGATTTTACAATTAAAAAGTTAGTTAAACAGTTCTCAACACCAATTGAAGGTAAAGTATATTTATAACCATTGACTACAAAACATCTTTCTTCATAATCATAATACTTTATTAAATCCCCTAATTGAAAGTAGTTAAAGTTTTTAGATCCAAATTCTATTTTTTCTTCTTTATCTTTATTCTTATCAAAGTAAATTAAGTTGATTGGTCTTCCTTTTGTTAAACTAACGATTTCTAAAAATATAAATATAACATCAATACTTTTAATATCCTCATATTTATATCCGTCAGAGACTATAATATTCTTTTGAACTATTTTTTTAATATAATAGATTACGACACCTAAATCATCTCTAACGTAGTTTTTCTCATAATCAATAATATCCTTTTTACTTGCTGATGTAACAGTTATTTTAAGGTTATTCTTATAAAATAAACCTTGTGATGGAAGTAGTTTAATATCTATCTTTCTTTTTCTTATAAATAGTTTTCTAAAGAATTCACTTATCATAGTTTATATATTATTTTTCAGGGGCTCATGACAGAGTAATATATACTTTTATGATTATAAATGGTGATGGTTATGAAGAATTATTAAAAATAGAAAGTAATTCTATTGATTTGGTTTTAATAGATCCACCTTATATTATTTCCAGAAAATCTGGTTTTAAAGGTATTACCGAGAATACACCTAAGGAACTAGCTTCAAAGTATAATATTTCAATTGATTTTGGTGATTGGGATAAAAAAGAATTAAATTGGGAAGAACTTTTTAAACAATACTATCGCATTCTAAAGAAAGGTGGAACTTTAATTATTTTTTATGATATTTGGAAAGCAAATGAATTAAAAGAAAATGCAGAGTTAGTTAAGTTTAAACAACCAAGAGTAGGTAGTTGGGTTAAAAATAATCCTGTTCCAATCAATTCAAAATTAAACTATCTATCAAATTCAACAGAATATTTCTTTACATTTATAAAGGATAAAAAACCAACATTTAATTCAGAGTATGATAATGGTATTTATAAATATCCTATTTGTCATGGAAAAGAAAGATATGAACACCCTACACAGAAACCACTTGAATTGATGAAGGAGTTGATTAGAAAACATTCTAATCCTGGTGATACTGTTTTAGATTCATTTGCAGGAACTGGTACAACAGGACATGCTGCATTATTATTGGATAGAAAATATATTCTAATTGAAAAAGAGGAAAAATATTTTGAAATTATTAAAAAACGTTTACAGAAACTAAACAAAAACGATATATAGTTATATAAAAAATAAAAGTTTAAAAATGAGTATGATAATTAAAAATCTACAACTTACTAATGACACAATTGGTGCATTAAATACTTTAATTGAGTTGGATATAAATGCTACAGTTGCATTTAGATTGACAAGAATTATTAAAGAATTATCTTCAATTGTTGAAGATAAGTTAAAAATGGAGAAAAAGATCTTAGACAAGTGGGTTGAAAAAGGAGAAGATGGTAATCCGATAGTTCCGACAGGAGAAGATGGTAATCCAATTGAAGGTACAGTAAATATTACAAATGTTGATGAGTTTACAAAAGAAATGAGTCAACTAATGGAAGTTGAAACTGAAATTCCATTTGAAAAAATAGACTTTGAAGATTTAGGTCTAACAACTGCAAAAGTTAAAGATTTAATCAAATTAGAGTTCTTATTTAATTAAGACAAAGTCCAACGAAAGTTGGACTTTTTTTATAAAGTAGTTCTGATTTTTTTATATATACATAAAAAGAATTTAATTAGATGCCAGCTACTTTTAGCATAAACTCCGGACAATTAACTGAATCAACTAGAAAACCTAATATTTTCAGTGTTTTAAATGATATTCAAGATAATACACAAAAGTTAATATCTCCAAGAGACGTTAGAGATGCTTTTTTATCCACTTGGGCAAATTCACCATTTAAAATAACAACTCCTAATTCACTAGCAAATTTTGAATATATTGGTATTGATTCTAATAATCCTGGTAATAGAGATATTAAAGAAAAAATACTATTAGGGAAAAGAAGTTATGGTAATTTAGATGTGATGAACACATTTCTATTAGGTAGTGATACTGATATATTCCTATTTAATACAAAACCAGATTCCGTAACACAAAGTTCAACTAAAATAGGAATTTTAGCAGGTACTAATTCTAGTTTATATCATTATGCACCTTATATAGAATCTAATGTAAATACTAGCGAGACTGCAATAGATTTAAACATAATAAATCCTGCTCTTTCTGGTGCAATAAATATACTTTCTACAACAGGTAGGGTTGCTATAAATCAAGTACTTTTCCCAACTGTTGCTGAAACATTTGGATCCGCATCTGATGGTAGAATATTAAGATACCGTGGTACTTATCCATCAGGATATCTTAAATGGGAAGATCCAACTATAACTCTTAATACAATTGGTACTCCTGGATATGTAACAAACATATACGGTAGTACAGTGAGTGTAAATGGATATCCAATTGAGTTTATAGATGATGATTATGTGCCAAATACAATTGGTGGTGTAGAAATGGGTTCGTCATTTTCAGCATCGTCATTTTTTAATGGTACTACTTATCAAAACTGGCCAGTAACTGAAGTTTTAAAAGAACTTTTATATCCTTATGTACCACCTGTTTTAGAGCTTAGTGTAATAAATACAGTTACAGGTACAACATACGCAGAAGTTGGAACAACTGCATCAGTTATTATAAATAGTAAAATTACAACATATCAAAGAAATACTAATGAAAAGATACAAAATTATCAGATTATACCTAATACAAGCTATACTGGTTTATCTTTTTCTGGTACACCAAGTTCATTTGTAGCACATGTAATAAATACATCAACATATAGTACAGTAGTAGATACAAAAACTTGGACTTTGAATGTTTCTGACTCTAGTTTAATTACTTTTTCATATAGTAAAACCGCAACAATACAATATGTTTATCCTATTTATTACGGATTTACATCATCAATTATAACTGATATAAACTTCAATAGTATAGTATCAACTTTTAATAAGGTTATTTTACCTTATCCTGGGTCAGGAGGATCTTTCTCTTTCCCTTATAATGGTTCTGGATATTTATATTTTATTCATGTAAAGGATAGTGTTTGGGAGAATTCAGGTGCACCTGCACAATCTGGTCTACAACAAATTAAAGATCCAAATGGATTTATAACACACGAAAGAACTGAGCTTATTTACTCTTCTTTTACTTCATCTCAAGTAACTGCCGCTATTGATTTAACACATCCTGCAACAGGTTATCCTAAAGATTTTAGAGTTTGGAGAACTAAATGGTTATGTGCTTATCCTGGACCATATTCAACAGTACCAGGTAATTTTAAATTTATATTTTAATAAGAAATGGGTACATTCAGCTTAAATATAGGACTAATAACTGAAGCTAATAGTAGTCCGCTTCATATTCAAAATAATTTTGATGACATATTATTATTGTTAAAAGATAATGATACTAAACTTATTGATCCTAAAGACTTACGTGATGCAATTTTATCAATACATTCAAGTATTCCATTTAAACAAACATCAACACATTCAATCTATCTATCAAGTAATAGTAACAGTTATATTGGGTTGGATGCATTTGACCCAAGCGATAGAGATATTAAAAGAAAAATATTTATTGGTAAAAGATCAAATTCTGGTACATTTTCATATAATGGATCTTATGATATTATGAATTCTACCTTATTATCAAATGATATCGATATATTTTTTTATAATACTAAGTTAGATACATTAGACAATACAATAACAAGAATTTCTATATTAGCAGGTAAAAATAATGGTTTATATTCAATTTCACCTTTTATACAAAGTGGAATAGTATCCGGTGCTACAGAATCCTTATCATTAGACTTTGTGACAAAAGTAGGTCAAGTAAATATCACAAATGGATATGACTATTCTGCAGGCACATTTTCAATAAATACACTTACTTGGCCAAGTATTTCATATAGTAGTGCCTCTGCAAGTGATAGCACAACATTATTTTGGAGAGGTTCTACATCAAGTGGTTATTTAAGTTGGGAACAATTGACACTACCATCGATGAGTACAATAGGAACATCTAGCCAAAGTTTATCAATTTTAGGTACACCGGTAAATGTCAATGGATATTCACTAGAGTTAGATGATACAAGATATATGCCAATATCATTAGGTGGTATCCCAATGGGAACTACATTTAGTAATGTTCCAATTGTGGATGTTTTAAGAAGAATTCTTTATCCTTATTTAGGACCATTGTGTTCAATTAGTATTGATTCTAAATATTCAGAGGTTGGATTTCCAGTAACCCCTATTTTAACATACACTATAAACAAAAGAACAAATGTAACACTACCAATTAATCTAATACAGATGAATCCAGGAAGTTTATTACCAATAACTACATCAGAACATAGTACGGTAACTGGTACGGCAGTAGGTATAATACCAAATAGTTTAACTTCAACGGAAATTGTTTTCTCAGTGGTTGTTAGTGATGGTATTAGAACTGCAACTGCAAGTACTTTTATTAAAGGAATTTATCCATATTTTTATGGTATAGTATCAAGTACAATAACTCCACAATCTTTATTAAATAACTTAACAAAGAAGATTGAATATTTAGGAGAAAAGATAATAAGTGTTAGTGGATCAGGTGATTTTTATTTTATGTATGATAGTGATTACCCAGATTTAGCACAAGTTATAGATGATGTTGGAAATGATGTTACTATATTCTTTGGTACTCCAACAATACAAACAAGAATGGATCCAAATGGAAATTGGACATCAAAAACTTATAAAGTTTATAAATGGAGTATGATAACTCCGATATTAAATCCAGTGAGTTATAAATTTATACATTTACCGTAAATGAAAATTAAAAAATATATATATAGAGTATGGCAATTAAAATAACCGATAACTTTCAAGTAAATATTAAAAATCCAATAGACAATAGATTTGTTGTTGGTTCTCAGTCTATACCAGGTGGTACAAGCAGTATATACCCTACTCCTTTCTATGCATATAGAGATGATATAAGTTCTAATATTGGATTTGTATATCCAGGTCTTAGAATATGGGATTTCAATGATAACTTACCTTATGTTTGGACTGGAACAACTTGGTCAAATGAAAATATAACAGGTGCATCAGTATTAAGCTCCGGAACTCCAGCATTTAGTGCAGGTGGTGGTTATCAAAACTATATAACAAAGTTTTATGATACATCAACTGTTCTAACAAAGAGTTTATTTTTTGATAATAATGTTCACGTTTCTTTAGGAAGTATTACTTCAGTAAACCCTAACAATTCTGGTGGATTAGCTTCACCGTCACTTAATGGAACTCCTAATGGTTTAACACAAGGATTACACATAAATGGTCGTATAAGAACAAATGCTGGATTTGTTGGAGATGGTAGTTATATTAGTGGTTTAAATGCTGAAAATATTGGCGGTGGACCATTAGGAACTGGAACATTAAAACTACCATTTATTTCTACCAATGGTGTTATTCCTGGTGCTACATATGTACTTACTAGTAATACCACAAACAGTCCTATGACACAATGGCAAGATATATTAAATGTTGCACCATTTTGGGAACCTTCAAATTTACCTATAAATACAACATTACCTAATTATAGTGGAGCCGTTTTATATAGTGGACAGAATACAAGTGCTAACTATTATGAATTCTTTAGTTTAGTATCAAGTGGTTTACAAATAGATGCTGCAGTAAATGGTAGTGTTAGAATAGAAAGTAAGGCAGGTCAAAATTTAGGCGGAGGTAGTGCATCAGTTTATAAACAATTAAACCCTACTACTAAAATACATGAGTTTAAAACAATAACTTCAGACTTTATGAATATCACTGAAGTTGGTGATGTTATAAAACTTGATAATAATATAACATCTAGTTCTTTGCAAGTAAGTGCAAATGGTCCACACGGTATAACAATTGAGATTCCTGCTTCTTTTGAGGGTACAGACTATTATGTAAATGGATTTTATAATCCTAGTCTTACTCAGCTAGGAACTCGTTCTAAACCATTTTCATCACTACAAAACTGTCTTGATAAAATACTAAATAGAGGTGCATTTAATGATCCTAATATAAATAATGGTCTACCATATGAAAAATGGGAAGTAAGAACTGGACCAAACGCGACAAAACCTAGTTACACTAATGGTTATATTAGTAGTCTACCTGGTAATGGTGCAGTTAGAGTTATTATACAGTCTTATGTACGAGCATTTGAAAATCTTGCAATACATGGAGTAACATACTTTTTAGAAAAAGGAGGTTATAACTCACATATTGTAGTTATTCCATCCGCTATAAATGATACAGCTACTGGTCAACCATTTGAATATCTTTTTGATACTACACCTCTTGTTGATGCAGCACCTAGAAGTAATCCATATTTTACTACAAATGGTATACCTAATGGCACTCCACTAAATAATAATCCTGGAGAGTTAGACTATGAAATTACTTGTGGTTTAGAAGGAAGTGGAACACTTACTTTTGAACCTGGACATACTACTAGAAAAGGTTTTATTAAACATAAAGGAACTAATAGTTATGATTGGCTTATTGCAAATCCATCAAGTCCGTTAAATACTCCAGCAGTCTTTGCTGCGGCAAGTAACTTTCCACCACAACGTGGTTCTTATTTTTCACTAGGTAGTGTAGGTGGATACATAAGTTTTAATATGTATCCGTTACCAACAGCAGCATCACTTATAACAACTGCACCGCATATATCTGGTACAGTTTCTATGACAATGGAGGATGGTAATCCTTATAATAGAGAAGGAACTGATATGATTGGATTTTTAACAACTTCAACACCCACTTACGGATTTATACAAGTAGAAGGTAGAAACTCAATGTTTTATCAATCTATGTGGCTAAATGGTACTATGGTATTGACTCCAATTGAACAACATATGATTTTTTTGAAAGATTATGGAAGTATATATTCTGATAATGGTAGGATTTATATGAGAAGAAATTATCAGAATGTAGTTTTTAGTAGTGTAGAGTATGTGTCAGACAGACTAAATAGTCAGGCGTTTGGTGCAAATAATCTTAGTGCGGGAAATAATGGTAATTACTTTAGAGTAATTAGTCTTGGAAATACAAATCCTACTAGTACTGCAGCCGGTTCTTGGAAAGGTATAGCACAACCAACCTCTTGGAGAAAAGCAATAGGTGGTGCAACCTCACCAACCCCATATCCAACTATTTCAGTAGGAGATGTTTTTAGATCAAATGGTACTCCAGCCACAGGAACTGGTACAATCGCATTTTGTGGTAAGAGATATCTTCCATCAACCCATGTACATGATATTTATTTAAAAAATGGTGGTTCGTTACAACATGGTGGAGATTTTTATTCACAACAAAACACTGGTATGACCGAAGGAGGAGCAGATTCATTTGTATGTTTGGAAAATAGTATTGTATCTACTGGTGATACTACACATCCTAATCGTTATGGTAGAAGTAGTACTTTTTGTGAGTTTTCCGCAAATGGTGGTGGATATGTAACTAATCTACACTATAACTACTATATTAAATCGATTTTGCATACATCTTACGGTGACTATTCCGATAACTCAGTATCATTTAAAAATCTAAAAATAGACTCTAGTATATTCAAGGGTGTTATTAGAGTAGAAGATAATTTCGGAAATAATTGGAATAAACTAGCATTTGGAGGAACTTTTAAAAACTGCTATATTGGAAATATTCGATATGGTGGAACTGCAATAATGCCATTTTCAAATATGCCGATCTATATCGGTGATGGTAATTATGGTCCAGTAGGGAATCGTAAGATAGTTATTGGTGGAACAACAATAGATTTACCGGGTGGTTTTATAAATACGAGTATACCAATATTTGGAAGTACGTCATCTGCATTTAGTTCTGGTTTATCAGTTGGTAATATATATAGAGATACTACTGGAAATTTAAAGATGCTTTTACCTTAATAATAAAAAAAGAGACTTTTGAAAGTCTCTTTTTTTATTCTTCTAGTTTTTCAAACCACCAATTGAAGTAAATATAATTATCTCCAACTAAGTTATATACATCTGAATTGTGTTTAATAACTATTTTATCATTATGTGATCTAATCAATTCAACTTCAATTCCTTTTTCCATTCTTAATTGTTTTCCAGTTTCAACTGAATAACAAAGAACTTCATCATTTAAAAGTTTATACATACCAGGTTCTGGTTTCAACCAAGTTTTTAATGTTTTGATAATTAAACCTTTGATTTTAATAATCCATTCTTTAGGTTGATATAAATCCGCATCTTTAAAAACTTCTGATGTAAAGTCAGGTGAGTCCGACATCATATCTTCTATAACTCCCCAGTATTCTTCTTCACCAATAGTAAATGCTATATAAATATCATATTTTAATGAAGTTGATTTAACTATTCTTAAAACTTTTAATCTTTTAATATCTTGCTCTTCTAATGCTAATTTACTTCTAAGTGCTTTATAAGCATTAGTTCCTTTTAAATTATACATAATGTCATTGATACGTGACATAGCCTGTCTAATCATATCTTGATTCTTATCAAAAGCATTTATAGACAATGATGGATCATCTACGTGTGTCGATGCTTGAACAGAATCAGAATTCATTCTTTGAAGGTTAAATTCTGTAAATTCTAAAATTAGTTTATTTTGTCTTTTCATATTAAATATATATATTAAAATTATAATCCGATAAAATGAAAATAAAAAGATTTTTTGAAAGTGATCAAGTAGATATTTCCACAGAAAGAATAACAGAAGTTATGGATGAATTAAAAGACTTCATTGCTAATATAGAAGATAGATCCAAAAAGATAGATGCACTAGGTACTGAATTAAGTAACTATAGAAATAGTTCTACTAAAAGTAATGATCAAATAGATGATTCAATTGCAGCTTTACAGATAATTAAAAAAGATTTAGATGATTGTGTTGATAAATTAGATACGGTCGTAAATAATTTAGATTCATACAATGTGGACGGGAGAAAGTATCTTTATACTGAAAACAAATAATAATTAAATAGTATAATACTATGTCATTTGCAGCGGGTTGGCCAGGAACCAATAATAGAGATAATCATCAGTATAATACTGGTTGGATGATGTGGTTAGGTTTAAGACCTTCACGTAGAAAGAATAAAATTAAACGATTATTTAATGTTAGTAGGTAGAAAAGGTAAAGAAGTGGAACCAGGTTATATTTATACACCTTATGTAATGGCACAAAGTATAACTACTATCCAGTATAAACACTATTTTAGAAAAAGTAAGATTAGAAGATTACTTGGAATACCATCAGTAGATAGTATAATAAAAAGTAGATATGCAACTAAAAAAGTAAATAATAATTTTTACACAACAATAGATATAAAAAAACCACTCAATTGAGTGGTTTTTATTTTATTTAGTAAATTTCAATTTGTAAAGAGTTTTATAAATTAAAACAACAATATCATCAATTATACTATGTAAGTGTGTATCTTCTGCAGAGATAGCTTTTCTACCATGTTTTACAAATTCCACTAAAGATTCAAAGTATTCTACTTTTTCTTTAGTTCTTGTAGTATTAGTATCGATTACGTCATATCCATCAACAATACCATATTGTCCTTGATATGTTTCGATTAAATCATCAATAAGTTCTAAAATACCTTCATAGTACTCATTTAATGCAGTATGTGCAGCGTGAGAACCTTGTTCACCATTTACTTGTAAGTGGTAAATATGAGCCATCTCTCTTGATTCAAATAGTTTAGAGAAAAGTGAAACTGCACTTCCTGCATTTTCTCCTTCTTGTGGTTGTGGTTCTGGTTGTACAATTTTACCAGTTTGATCAACAACATTTTCTGGTTGTTGATCTACTTGTGGTAGATTAGCAGGAGCCACTTCTTCTTGTTCGTAGATTTTTCTTATAGTAGAAAACTTTTTCATAATAAATTATTATTTTTTGTTTATATATTATTTTTCGATATATAACTTTTAATATATATATTAAAATTTAGAACATTAAATATGAAATTCATTAAAAAATATCAAATGTTTACGGAAGAGGTTGTAATAGATACACCTACTGCACCAGTAAAACCGATTTCTACAGAAGAAGATATATTGGAAGCATCAGAAGTTGATGTGATTGATAGATTTGCAAGACTTTATAAAGACTTACCAAAAGAAGAAAAACAACAAATAAATAATTACTTTAAATAATATGAGAAAATTTTCAGATTTTATAAAAGAAGAAATAGATTTAAGAGGTAATAGAGGTATTCCAGGCGACTTTATGAGAAATTCAGAGGAAGAGGCTGGGAGAAATCTAGGTGTTAGAATTGATGATGAGAGTCAAATGAGAACTATTTGGCCACAGTTTCAACAATTGATGAACCAATCTATGCAACTAATGATGCAAGGTCCTGATGGTAGACCATTAGGTAGAGAACAAATGCAAACAAGACTTGTGGCACTTCAAAACTTAGCAAAAGATGTTATTATGGATGAGTATGGTGAAATACTTGAATCATCTGCAAAACCAGTAGAACTTGATATAAGATTAGTAAATCCAAATGAAGTTATAAGACAAATCTCAGATTTAAGAGATGTTCCACAAAATGCTAGAACACCACGTGAAGATGATACACATGAAGAAGATGAAGAAGACCAAACTGAACAAGATCAACAAGATAGTGATTGTGCAGATGGATCTTGCTCTAGTGTTGAAGGTGTGGATGAACCTACAGAAGAACCAGAAGATATAACTGGTAATGTTTTGACTGCATCATTAAAGAAGAAGATTCTTAATATGTTGACTCAAGGTGAAGGTAAAGCAACTAAAGATATTATTAAGTTCTCACCACTTGTTGAGAATGGTTTACAACAAATATTTGGTGCAAATGGTGCAAGAATTTTAAGAATTTGGTCAGATATGTCTGACACTGCCGATAAAATGGACTGGGTTATTCCAATTGCAAATAAAGCATCAATGATGAGTAATAATCCAGGTGGAATGGCTGGAGCAACAGATGTTACATGGGAAAGTTTAAATAACAGTATTTTCTCAATTGAACTATTGAAAGAAAACCAAAATTTTAATAAAATTACTATTAAAGCAGTCGGTGTTGATTTCCCAATGTTGATTCATGAAACAGTTAAAGGTATTTACTTGTTGATTCAATCTGCTGCTATTAAAAAAGATAAAGAGTTTGCTAAAAAAGTAAAAACCGCAACTTCATCATTTATGGATGAGGCACAAGATTTTAGATATGGTGTAACTGCACAAGCAATGTTTAATGATTTTGTAAATGCTTGTAAAGATTCTCAAAAGTATAAACAAATGAGAACTAGAATATTTAGACTTTTGGCTAATGATAAAGATAAACTAACTTCAAAAGCAATAGAAATTTCTAAAACTGATAAAGACTTAGGTGCTATTATTAAAAAAGATGCAGATCTTGCCTTATCTGATAATAAATTCTTAGAAGTATTTAATAGTTTATTCTCAGTTTTTGATAAAAAGATGGAGGCAGGTAAATTGGTATTCTTTATAAATGCAGAAAGATTTAATCAATCAGAAGCGAAATTAGTAATTGAAAAACTAATTACACATGTTGTTGAGACAGAAGAAGATTACGAACGTTCTCTAAGAGAATGGGAGATGGAACAACAATTTGGACCTAAAACTAATTATGATGAACCAGAAGTTCCCGAAATGGCAGGAGAAGAGAATAGTACTCCAACTGAAACAGAAGATGATGGTGTTTATTCTGATGAAGACTTATCAAAAATGAGACAGAAAGATATACAAGAACTTGTAGATGACGCCTTAGATAAAGGAGATTATACAGAGGTTCAAAGACTTACTAAGTTTCTTAAAGAAGGAGCTGAAATCTATTTAAAAGAAATAGAAAGAATAAACGAAAACCAACACACAAGAAGATAAAAATAAATTAAATTGATGAAACTTTTTAAATACAACCAATTTCTAAATACCGATGTTTTAAATGAAAACTTGGATAAAGCTAAGAAATTTCTAAAGGAAAGATATACTTTACTAACTGCCGCTAAAGAACTTGATTTACTTCAAGGTGAATTGGCTGCACAGATTGAACATAAAGAAATTAGATCTGTTAGATTGATTGATTTTCAACCAGAAGCAAGAGAACAAATTAAAATGAAATTGAGAGACATTTCAGTTACTCCTGAACTTCTTAAAACATTTGATAAAACACCTGAGTTTACTGCAGTAAGAACATTAAAAACAAAAGTTAAAGGTTCAAAAGGTGAGAAAGAATTTCAATTAGATAGAGACAATATTGGTTGGCTATCTAACTTTACTTACTTCTATTATTTTGAGAATGTTCCATTAGAAGATTTATCAGTAGTTTATAGAAGATTATTACAAAACAAAGACATTTTACAAAATCTTACAATCGAAAAGGATAAAGGTGTATTTACAAAAATACAATTTGATGCTAATTTTATAAATGAGAATGTATTTAATAACATTGAGTTACTAACTGACGGATTAGATAGATTAGAAAGTTCAAGAAAGATTAAAAAAATGTATGATACGTTAACTCCTGAGTTAAAAAAATCATATGACGATGCATCTGACTTAAATAAGAATAGATTCTTATCGGTTGCGGTTGGTTTCGAACAATTAGGATTGAGAAATGATGGTACTGTTGATGAGGCAAAGAAAAAAGAAGTATGGGATAGTTTCTTTGGTAGAATGTCACCAGACACAAGACCATTAAAACCAGATGGTAGTCCAAATCCAACTTTTGGTAAAATAGTTTATCAATCAACATTAAAAAGATACGAGAATATACACGCATTCATTATTGCAGCAAATGGTCACTTAGCATCTTATGAGATGGATGGATTCACTAAATTCAATGAATTGATTACTACTTGTAACTCAAGACTAGGTGCTGCAGGTGTTGAGAAAGTTTTCAATGAAAATGGTATTCTTATTTTAGAGGTAAACTCATTTGCAGCCAATCAAATTGTAAATGGACACACCTCTCACTGTATTAAGGATAGTAAATATCAATGGGATAGTTATGTAGAAAATCATGATAATAAACAATACTATATTTATAACTTCCACGTACCATTGAGAGATGATTTCTCTACAATTGGTATTACAATTGAACCAGGAAAAAGAGTTAGAGCGTGTCATAATAGACCGGATCACTCTGTTGGTACAGAACAATTTAAAAACATATTAAAAAAATGGGAGAATGAATATAACATTGATAAAGATTTATGGTCATTCTTCTTACCAATGGATGGTGAAGAAATTAGAAAAAGACAAAAAGCCAAAGAAGCTAATAGGGAAATTGTTAAACCTGGATTAAGTATGGCTAAAATTATTGAATATGTTACTGAATATGGTGCAGACATCAATAAAGATAACGCAAAATGTTTATTTAATGCTGTATCGGAAGATAACTATGAAAAAGTAGAATTGATCTTAAAATTAGGTGGATTACCTAACTTAGCAAAAGGGAAAGATGCTCCTATTTCAAAGGCAACAAATCTTAATATGATTAAACTTTTAGTTGATTACGGTTCAGAGATGACAAGTGATGTATTTAAAAGTGTTGTTCCTGATACAGAAGCATTAGATTATTGTTTAAAAGCAGGTTTAGATCCATTATTTAGTCATAATATGCCACTTAGAAAATGTTTCCAAGGTAACTATGAACAAATGCCTGGTTATCCAACTGCTAAACAAAAAGGAGAACCTTACTGGGAATCATTCTTAATGATGATGAAATATCTTGAAAGAAAAGATGTTGTTCAAACACTTTTAAATAAAGGTGGTATGATCACTAAATGGGCAACTGACTATGGTAGAACAGAATGTTTAGAATATTTTGAAAAAACAGGAGTTTATAAAAAATACAATGATAAAGAATGGAAAGATTTATTTGAATGGGTAGAAATTGCTAGAATGAGTAGTGATAAAACTAAAGAAGAAACTTTAAAATTTATCAAAGAATTAAAAGAAAGAAATTCATAAAAAGTAAAAACCAATCATTAAGATTGGTTTTCTTTTTTTATTACCATATAGATTAGATACGCATCATTTACATCTTCATAAGGCTTCTGTATCTGTTTAGGTTCTAATATGTCTGTTTTAATAAACTTACAATGTTTAGCCCAATAATCATCTAAACAATCATTATCAACAATTGCTAAGAACATATCTGTCTTAGTGAATTTTCCACCAGGTATTCCAAGTGGGTTTCTCCATTCTTCTTTAATAGTGATTTTCTTTTTACCTATCTCTTTAATAATCGGTGCATAAGTCAATTTACAAGATTCTAACTTTAATGTAGAAGGAGAAAGTACAAAAATATCTTCTGATATTTTATCAAATAGTTTCTTTCTTAAAATAGTAGAAAAAGTAACTAAATCAATAATATCTCCAGCAGCAGATGAAAATGAATAACCTTCAATTCCAATTTTAGTAGGTTTATTAGTGTCAATATTTTCTAATATGTCACTAATAATGGTATCACTAATTTTATCATAATCTTTTAGTTTTACTAATTCACCTTCTGAATAATCTTTATATTCACGATACTCAATAAATTTATAAGTAATAAATTCTTCTGCTAAGCCAAACCACTTTGTGATTCCTTTTTTACCAAATACTTTAGACTCTCTACAATAGTTGTAAATTTTAAATGTATCTCCTGATGAAACAACCAATGCGGTTGAAATAAGAGATGGGTCAATTGCTATAATGTTATATTCCATAAACTATATAGTAATGCTACATGTTTTCCTTTTTTATTTTGTTTATTAAAATAATTATTGTATATTTGTAGAAATAATAAAAATATGACGGGTAAGAAATTAAATCATTCTGATGCACTTAAATTTATTTTCGCAGGTAAATCAACATTTACCGTTATCAATACTCAAACTGATAACAGATTTACATTCTCTTTAAAACTATCAAAAACTAGTAATCTATTTTTTGTTAAAGTTTTATCTGGACCTGATACCTATACTTACATTGGAACTTGTGCAAATGGATACTTTAAACATTCAAAAAAATCTGTTATTTCTGTAGATGCACAATCTGTAAAAGCTTTTAATTACATTCTTAATAGACTAAGAATGAATACTCTTCAAGATTTTGTTGAGATATGGCACGAGGGTAAATGTGGGAAGTGTGGTAAAGCTTTAACAGTACCATCTAGTATAGAGAACGGATTAGGACCAAGTTGTCTTAAAAAGCTCTCTAAACAAGAAAAACGAGATAAGTTTTTAGAACTAATTTTAGCATAATGACAGTATCATTCTTTTTTACCATACTATCATTTTTAGTAATGATTATTGTATCAGTTCTAACATATAGATTACATAGGAAAAAAAAACTAATAACATTTGATGTACAACAAGGTATCAAATGTTATTCGTGTAAACAGGATATTGTACCAGATATAGAACAAAATCAACTAGATAAATTTAATCAACTTAGTAACATATATACAAGAATTTCACAAGATGAAAAGTCACAAGATTTTAAAATGTGTATGTCTTGTAGTAGAGACGAAAAGTTACAAGATCTGACTAGTAAATTTTTTATAAAAAAACAGAATATCAACAATATTAAAAGATCACTTTACTCTAAAAAACTTGATAAGATGTTTATCTTATTTCTTTTTATAATGATTTTTGGGCATGTTATTGATTTTACTATCAGATATTACTCTGATTTAAAAACACCATTTGGATCTTTATTTACAATACTTTATTGGCTTCTTTGGTATAAGAAAAGTACTTTAAGTTATGGAGAAAACAAAAAACCCTCAAATTAGATTTGAGGGTTTTTCAGGGTCAACCGGTTAGTTGAACTTCCACCACCTTATTTTGAGAAATAAGGAAAAATAAACTATAAACTACTACTACTTATTACTGAGCTTTAGCTTCATTAACCGATTCCGTTCTGTAAGGAGTTACTAATTTTTTAATTTCTCCTAATGCTTTACGAGCATCTGCATCAGATTTTTTAGTTGTTTTGTTGTGGTTTGTATCAAATTGTTCCCACAAAGTTTTTAACTGTTCGTAAATTTCTTGTTTTGTCATAATAATTTTATTTTTTTTTGTTTTTAAACCCACTTATTTAAGGGGTTTTAATTTTTATCCGAAAATATCATCAGCATCTGCAGAATCTGTAAATCCGTTATCATCTGTTGTATCATCTTCATCACCGATAATACCGTTAAATTGTTTTTCTACTTCTTCTATTTCATCTAAAGACTTAAATCTAAAGTAATCATTTACAATTGGTGCCATTTTTTCTAATATCTCTTGAGTAAATATCTCTTGAGTAAATAGATTTTTTGTTGCAACTTTTTTATTTAAGTGACTTACATACCAAAAGTTTCCTCCAGGTATAAAAGTAAGTTCTCCAGTTGTTTTATCAACTTCTTCTTTACCTTTTGCAATACCAATTTTATCAAAATACTCTGGTCTACAGAAAGCATCTAATCCTGTGTAAGGATTCATACCGTGTGCAAATGAAATATCAAATCTAATTTTCTTAGGTTTTGCCATACGGTTTTTCATAGTTTTAAATAAAACCGAAATACCACTTGAACCTAAATCCATATCATCTTCTTCACCAGTTTTTAGTTTTGATTTTGACATCATACCAATAACTGAAGCAGAATATAAAAGTCCATTACCACCTTTTAATTTTTCCTGACTAAACATATCTAAAGTCATATAAGTGTGGTTACATACAATCATAGGTATATCTAAGAAACCTAAATCTGTATTGATACTTCTAAACATAGAGCCAAGTGCTTTAGCTTTAGTCATATCCTGTTTAATGTTACCTGCTAATAAATCTTCTTTTTCTTTGTTAGATGCCATTTGACCCAATGAGTCTAATACAATCATTAGTTTAGGCAATTCAAACCCGGCCATTTTTTGTTCTTTCAAATCATCTAACAGTTGAGTCAATAACATATTTACATCTTCAACTTTATTAGATCTAATCAATCTGAATTTTTCTAATGAGTTATCAATTCCAAATTTTGGAATATCTTCTAAGTCAATTGCTTGTTCTGTATCAATGTAAATAACAGAGTATCCTGCTTTTTGTGCATGTTTAGCACAAGAGTAAGCTACAAATGATTTACCTGCACCAGATTCACCCGCAAATGCAGTGATTCTATTATTAGCAACTCCACCACCAAGTAATTTTCCTGATAATGCAGCATCTAATAAATAAACACCAGTTGTAATAAATTGTTTTTCTTTAATTTCTTTCTCAATTTGAATTGGCACTGACTTTGCAATATTATCTAATATCGAACCAATCTTACTAAACTCAAACTTCTTTCCTTCTTTAACTTGTTTCGCCATAATTTTTGATTATTTAATTTTTCTTATAATGTATATATAAACTTATTCTACTCCCCTTTCAACATTTTTTAAAAAAGTTTTGAAAGAGGGTACAATTTTTTATATATAAGTTATGGATAGATTAAAATTTTTAGAAAAGGCACATAATATACACGGATATAAGTATGAATATATAGATTTATCTGATAAAGTAAAGGTATCAGATACTATAAAAGTTAAATTTGACGATATTGTTTATTATCAAAAAGTAATAAAACATTTAACTGGTAGATGTCCAGAGAAAATAATGTATAAAAAAACAACAGAAGAATTTATATTAGAAGCAAAAAAAGTATGGGAAGATAAATATGATTATTCTTTAACTAAATATGAAGGTGCTTTAAATAATATTAAAGTCATTTATAATGGTATTGTTTATGAACAAAGAGCTAAATCTCATTTAGAAGGATTAGCACCAGAGTTTAGAAAGAATGAAGAGTCTATATTAAATGATACTTTAAATAAATATGATTTAGAAGGAGAAAAAGAAATTATGGATTTTCTTAAAAAATTTAATATAGATTATAAACATAAACTATTTATTGATAATATGTCATTTGACTTTTATATTGAGTCTATTAGAACATGTATTGAGTTTGATGGATTATATCACTTTGAACCTGTTGATACATTAGGTGGCTCTAAAACCTATCAAAGAATGAAGTTAAATGATAAAATTAAGAATGATTATTGTGAAGAGAATTATATAAATCTTATTAGAATTAAATATGACCAAATTGATAATATCTTTCAGTTTTTATGGGAGAATTTAAGAATGTATATAAAAAAACCCAACTAATTGTTGGGTTTTTACTTTATCTAAGGTATTTTTTAGTTATTATATTATCGTTTTGATATATTTTAAGTATTAAGATTTGTCCGGAAGGCAAATCCTCTAAATTATTACCTTCTATTGTTTTTATATGTCTATTAAATAAATCATAAACTTCTATCCTCTTAACTATATTTATTTTATCCTCGTCATCCTCGTCATCATCCTCGTCATCATCCTCGTCATCCGGTGACTTATATTTTATGAAGAAACGTTTATTAAATTCTCCAGTAGTAGTACTAAATGTATAAGGTTCTGAAAGATCATGCCATATATCAAAAGATTTATCAAATAAATAGACATCTTTTATCTTCCCTTCTTTCTCAATATTAATTGTAAATTGACCATTTACTGCACTAAAATAACCTAATTTAACTACATCGTCTTCATCAAATTCCCCTCTTGCTTGTATATCATATTTAGTATCCCCCTCAATAGAATAGAATTTAAGAGGTAATCTCACATTGACTATTTTACTATCCCATCCTTTATTATAATCTAAGTCAGAACTTGAGTTATAACCAATCAATTGTTGAGAAAATAATACACCATCGGTCATATTCAACCAAAGACTTCTTTTATTATTATTACTATTATTACTACCTCTAAAAAAAGAAACTGCCGTTGTATTGACATAAGCCTTTGACATTAAATTAGGAGTGAAAACTAAGTTATTTGTACTTTCTGCTTCTACCAAAAACCCTTGACAACTACCAATAACATTAGATGGTCTTTTACCACCAAATACTGCATTTATTCCACCTAACTTAGTATATTTTGCATAGTCACTTGCAGAAAAATTAAATTGTGCTAAACCAGAATATGATGCACTCAATGTGTTTGTATGTGTCCAAAAATATAAAGTTCCTGATATATTTGAAATATTTGCATCAATAAAGTCATTTGAGTTTATACTTGCCGAGTAAGGATTTCCTACTAAATTGAAATCATCAATATCACTTGTAGTATTTTGACTTAATTCTAATGGTATACTAATTATTCCAGTATTTAAAGGTCCGATAAATGTAACTGTTTCGGTTCTAGGATAGACTCCAGTTGCAACTATTGACTTAATCATTGATGCATATCCTTTACCCGGAATCATATTATCATTTATAGTAGTTCTTGTCCAAGTATCTTGATTATCATCCTGTCCATCTGGAACATTTGATATAAATGTACCCCAATATGATGTCTCAACATCATAAAAATTAGATGTATTAAATCTAAATGTATAATTAGGTTCCCATTTAGTTGGAAGTAAAGCCGTACCTATTGTTGTAGAAACCGGACTACTCCAATAAGTATAGTCATATCTTTTTGTAGATGGTGTTCTTCTTTCTATCTTAATAATTCCAGTAGAAATTGCACTGTTATTATTAGGAATCAGAGAACCACCAGACTTTACTAATAATGTACCTGTAGGATCAACTGTAATATTTGAATAAATATTACAGTAATCACCAACATCTATAGTTAAATATCCTTGATTAGTAACATAAAGAGAACAACAATCTATTGAACCATCATTACCAGTATCATAAACCCCATCTATAACTGCCGTTTTTACAGAATCTGGGTTTCCATTAGACCAACTAGTTCCATCCCAAGTAGTACTATTCGTACATTGAGAATATCCATTATACACGAACAGCATCAATAAAATTGATGCTGTTCTTAATAATAGAAAATTTGTTTTTTTAATTTTCATATTTTTTTGTTTTTTTTTATAAACTAAAGTAATTACTTAGTATATCGATAGTTTGTTTATCATCTTCATGATACCAAAGTTCTTTACCAACTAAAGAGATTTTCTCATCAGTAATTAAAGTTCTTAATGAACCTTCTGTTTGAAACAACTCTAATTCTTCATCTTTTAAATGAATACTAGTTGAACCATCTTGTCCTTCGTTAGGTCTATAAGACTCTTTTAGAAATTCGTTAAATTTTTTTATCATAATATTTATATTTTTTTATTTATTAAACCAAATTACATATCTTGTACCATCTGGTTGTTCTGCACTAAATACTGGATTCTTTCTACTCATATGTAATCCATCCGAATAATAACCAGTCCCATCATCTTTTGTTATATCACCATCTTCGATAGCTTCTTTAAACTCTTGTACAGTAAAGACTTCACCATAATGAGGAATTTCATCTGTGAAAATTGGATCATTTAAACCCTCGTTGAACTTCTCAAAACTTTTTATAATCATAATGTATATATAAAACTTTTTTTTCGTATATTTGCTTTAAATGAAAAAAGAAATGAATATATGGTTCACAAGTGATACACATTACGGTCACAAGAACATCGCGGGAAAAGAGGTTTCTCGTTGGACATCAGGGTTTAGAAAATTTGCATCGGTTCAACAAATGAACGAAGCACTTATTGCTAACATCAACAAATATGTAAAAGAGGACGATATTTTATATCACCTTGGAGACTTTGCGTTTGGTGATGCTAATGTAATAAGAGAATTTAGAAACTCTTTGGTTTGTAAAAACATTCACTTAATTTTAGGAAACCACGATCAAGAAATCGAGGACTCCTTAGAATTACAAGAAATTTTTACAAGTGTTGGGTATGTTTACACAGGATATGTTGGAAAACAACAATTCCACTTATCACACTACTCACACAGAATATGGCCAAAATCTCACAGAGGTACAATACACCTTTACGGACATTCACACGGAAGTATTCCTGATTACGGAAGATCTATGGATGTTGGTGTAGATACTCACAAAGATTTTAGACCATATCACATCAACGAAATTTACTCTATAATGAGTAAAAGAGAGGTTCATAAAATTGATCATCATGGATAATAAGTTGAAATCTGAGTTAGCTTGGTTAAAATTACAGTTAAACTCACATTATGGAACTGAAAGGATTTCTACCTCTGGAACAATTAAACGTGTATCCGAGATTAAGAAAATACTTAAAAGAGTAGAGAAAAGAAAAAATAAAATACTTCATTTAACAAATGGATGATAGATTTGAAATGGGAGACCAAGTTGTTTGTATAAAACAATTTGATACATTAAAACCAGGTAGTCACTACGCCATAAAAGGTTGTGGTGACTTATATTGGAATATGGCCACTGATAAAAAGGGGTATGGTTTCTGTATTGAAGATGATAGTTTTGCTTATGATATACCAAATTGGTGGAACTTACCATATGATCAAAGAATAAAGTTTCATTACTTTACTTTAGAAGAAATGGACGAGTACTTTATAACACAGACAGAAGATTATAAATCTTATGTAAGAGATAATAAATTAAAAGAATTGGGAATATGAAAGATAATAATTATAATTTTAAACCTGCATTATATTTTGATTGTACTTATGGAACTAATATACATACTTATTATAAGTTTCCATTTGGATTAAACGCAGATGAAACTTTTAATATCCTAACACCATATTGGAAAGAAAGTTTAGAAAAAATAAATCTAATTGAATCCTTAAATGATAGTCATTTTCCATTTGATATTAAAAATCTTACATTTGAACAAAAGTATCATATATTACAAGGAATGGCAGCAGGACTTCCAATTGATGATATTATTTATTTTTCCATTGATGATATTAAAGATTATATGAACAATGATATAAAATCTGAAATGAAATACTTCTCATTAAAGACACAATGGGTAGTATCTCCAAAAACTTGGAATAGAATAAAAGAACAATTAAAAATTGAAGAATTAGTATGATAGATATATTTGGTAATGTACCAATTGACTTAACGAAAATTGTTTGTCACTCTGGCGGTGCTGAGGGTGCAGATACCGTTTGGGAGAATAAAGGTACTATCTATGGTGTGAAAACTAAAGCTTATTCTTATAAGACAAAGTATCATACTACCGATAATAAAGTTGAGATTAGTGATTCTGACTATGAAGAAGGTGTAAAAGCAATTCAGATTGCTAATAAAACTTTAGGTAGATTTGGTATTCATCGATTTATGAACTTACTAGCAAGAAATTGGGCACAAGTAAAGTATTCTGATGAAGTATTTGCCATTGGAACTATTGTCGCTGCTGGTAAAAAAGGTTCAAAAGGATTTTATAATAAGTCACAATTTGAAGTTGTTGATGGTGGTACTGGTTATGCTGTTCAAATGGCAGTTGATAATCAAAAAACAGTTTATGTTTTTGATCAGGAAAAAGATAAATGGTTTAGATGGTCTTATACGTCATTATCGTTTAGAGAATTGAAAGGTACTCCGGTTATTACAAGTGAAAATTTTGCAGGAATTGGAACAAGAGAAATTAAACCAAATGGTATTTTAGCAATACAAGAGGTCTATAATTTAACATTTAGTAAATAATGGAGAGAGTAATAGTTGAAATGACACCCTTTATATTTGAAGATGGTAATACCTACTATTTTCAAATCTTTAATAGACCGAGCACTAATGATTATCAAGATTTATATGTTTATGAAAAATCATCATATAAAACCTGGTATGGTGTCACAAAATATAAGTTTATTCAATTAAATGAACGTCCAGAATTGGTAGATTATAGACTAAGTACAAGTGAGATAAAACAAAGTATTAAAAAGATACTAACTTGTACAAAAGCTTCATATCTAATAAAAGATTGGGATGGATTTGTCGGTGATATACCAGACCATGTAAAAAAATCATTAAGTAGAGACAATAAATTAAAAGATTTAGGAATATAATGAAAAAATCAGCAGGGGTAATAATAATTTTAAATAATACTAAAATACTTCTTTCACACGCAACTAATGCAAGATGGGAGAAAACCTTCTCATTTCCTAAAGGTGGAATTGAAAAAGATGAAAAACGAATAGTCGCTGCAATTAGAGAATTGGCAGAAGAGACTTCTATTGTAATTACTAGAGAACAGATTTCTAATAAAGAAGAACCCATTGTAGTAAATTATGTTGATAAATATGGTGAAAACTATAAGAGATTATACTTATATACTGTTTATATTGAAGACATTTCCGAGATCGGGTTAGAATCTGAAATAGTACCGATTGAAAATCTTCAAGCAGATGAATTAGATTGGTGTGGTTTTCTAACAAAAGAAGAAGCAAGAGATAAAATCTTTAGTAGAGTAGAACATCTATTAGATTTAATCATATAACAAATAAAATTGTTATGGGAGAAATAAATTTAGATAATCCAATTTTTGCTTTTTATGTAAGTGTTGCCGGGATGTCACGTCAAACTGCTGCTCACCACTTAGCAGAATTTAAAAATCAACTTAGTTATGATAATATAACTACGTGGGTACTACCAGTTCAAGGTGAAAGTAAAGTAGAGTGTGTTTATCCAGGTAAAAGTATGTATAACACACCAGAATTGGAAAATCTGATAAAAGAAATAAATGAGAGAATTGAGTTATTTGCTGATTCAGATTCATTTGAAGATTTTAAGATAAATATAAGAGATTGGCGAATAGGAAAAATTTTCAATGAGAGCAATAAATAAAACATATGAGGATAAACTCTTTAGGAAAGAAATAAACATGGAATCTACCATGTGGTGGGATTACTATGACTATTCTCCTGGATGGGAAGACTATGATAATTATTTTGATTATGGATATAATAAAAGTGCTGATGGAAATTTACATCTTTTACCTAACTTAGATTATATTCATAGCAAAGGAAGAAAAATGTATCATGCAGTTGATATGGAATCTTTCTACTCAAAAGAAGTTATGAGAGAAAAACGAATAAATGATTTACTAGGATTACCTGGTGGGACAATAAGAACTGAAAGACCAACACTTGGTGATTTAATTAGAAAAGATGTACGTAACTCCTAATCATATAAAAGAATTAAAAGAAAATGAGATATTCGTTTTCGGTAGTAATAGACAAGGTCGTCACGGAAAAGGTGCGGCTTTAACTGCAAGAATCAAGTTTGGTGCGATATACGGACAATCTGAAGGTCTTCAAGGTCAATCATATGCTATAATAACAAAGGAACTACGAAAAGAGTATCAACCAGTAAGTTTAGGTGAGATTAAACTGGGTGTTGATACTTTTATTCAATTTGCTAAAGACAATAAGCATCTAACTTTTTATGTAGTTGAGTTAGGTTGTAACTTAGCTTATTTTACAGTAGAGGAAATTGCACCTCTTTTTAAATCAGCAATGAAATTAAAAAACATTTATTTGCCACAAAGGTTTATTGATAATTTACAAACCGGATTTACAATATGAATAAAGAACAATTAAAGGAACTGATTGAAAAAGAAGGTGACTCATTACTATGGAATCATACTTGTAGTAATAATGTTACTATTGAGTGTTCTATACATAGAAATGGAGTAAAAGCTTTATGTGGATATATCACTTTAACACCTGATAACTCATTATATGGTGTTGGTTATGATGATTTAGATTTACAAGCACACGGTGGTTTAACATATAATTCATATGATGATAATAATAACTGGGTCATTGGATTTGATTGTGCACATCATGGAGATTTAACACCTTATTTTTTATTAGATGAAGATAGTGTCTTTGGATTAAGAGGCACTTATAGAGATATGCAATATGTAAAATCAGAGTGTGAAAACTTAGCAGAACAAGCTTCAAAATTTAGTAAATCAATAGTAAGATATAATAAAATTAGTCAAATTATTTAAAATATTTTTGTATATTTGTAGAAATATAAACACTATGGACTACGATTTAGAAAATTATTCTGCTGAACAAGCATACTATTTATCACAAATGTATAATGACTTTATTGAGTCAGAATTACTACAGGAACTTAACAATTAAAATGGAAGACGGAGATATGGTCGCATACACTTATACTGAGATACCCTCAGATTTTTCACCTTTGAGTGAAATCAGAAACTTAAAAATTAGATTGATTACCGAAGACGTAAAGTTTAAGGTTTTTGAAAATACCCTTGATAGATATGAAAGTTATCTAAGATTTATAGGTAATCAATATCCAAATTCTATCATTACTGGTTCACTCGCTTTAAATTTATATTCTCTAATAAATAGACCAATTAAAGACATTGATTTAATTGTAGATCAAAGGCCTACCGGAGGATTTCACAGAGATAGATATGGTGATGAAAATATTGAATTAAATTCTGAAAGACTTGGTTATCAATATATCACAGAAGAATTCAGTTGGAAACGTATCTTTAATAAAAGAAAAACTTTTAATGTAGATTTCTTCTTAGATAAGAATGATAAAGTAAAGTATAATACATTTATTTTTAATAAGAAAACTTACAAAATACAAGATCCTGTTCAAATTATAGAACAAAAACTAGAAATGGTAAATAATGCTGAGAATCATATGTATGAAAGTAAAAGAAAACACAATAAAGACTTGTTTGTGTTCTTTAAAAATTTCAACTGGAAAGATTAGGCGATTATATTATATAGTATATCATGATGTTGCATAAAATAATACTAGAAGTTCTTTTTCACTTCTGATGAAACCTCATCAATAGACATTTGCTCACCAGATGAATTTCTAGTATTTACAACAATATCATATTTTCCCTCTGGTTGATTTTTAGTATACATCCAATATTCCTTATTATCTTCTTTGATACCTAACTTAGTTAAGAATTCATCTACCCAGTCACCTTTAAGAACTTCTTTGACAGAAGACTTCGTCCAATATTTGTCTGGATCAACTCCACCTTTTTCAGACTTAGCTTCGTACTTAAAACAATAAGCACCGACAAAAACTCCTTTAGGATCTCTACCATCAGTTCCTTTTCTTCTTTCTATATTCAAAATCAAATGATCAATAGGAGCATGAACTAGAATCCATTTAGGTTTAGATAAACCAGACTTAGTAGTCATTTCCAATATAGTTCCTTGAACATCATCATATATAACACTTTTACATTGTTCAGATCTTCCAAACGTTCCATTATTATCTTTTAAACCTAATTTACTTATCTTACCAGACTTAGCTTCTTGAGCCATAAACCATCTAGCAGCCAATTCAAAATCATCAGTTCCTGGAGTAATTTTATAAGGACATCCTGGATAAACTTCAGATAGTTTTGATTTATCTTTATTACCGAAGTCTGCATTACCAGCTTCTTCATTTAATAGATTATAAAATGAATCTACTGCTAAAACACACCAGTCATTTGATAAACCTTTAAGTGCAGCACTTTTACCAGAACTTGAAGTTCCATCTAATAGTATTTGTTTTGATGGTTTTACAAGTTCTTCATCATCTAACTCTTCTAAGATGATTCTAAATTGTTCGTATAATTTTAAATATTTCATAATCTATATATTATTTTGTGTATTTATTTTTTTTTTCGTATCTTTGAGCTATGGCAAAATACTCAAACTATAGATACATCTACCCACCTCGCCCTAAAAATGCGATAATGTCTAGTGATTTAGACTTCTGGGATAATAACACACTTTTAGCACAACCAAAACTTAATGGTTCCAATACTACTATTTATACAAATGGTGAAAAACACATTGTAATGAATAGACACAATGGTAGACTTACTAACTTTAGACTTACTGATGAAGAGATAAAATCTATGTACCGTGGAAATGGTGAGTGGATGGTAATCAATGGCGAATATATGAACAAATCAAAAAGTGATGAAAACCGTAAAGTTTTCAATCACAAGTTTGTTATATTCGATATTCTTGTTTTAGATGGTGATTCTTTAGTAGGAAAAACTTTTGAAGAAAGAGTTATCTTACTTGACCAATTGTATGGTATAAAAGCTTGTGAGAAACCTTACTTATATGGTATTTCAGAAAACATTTATAGAGTGAAATCTTATACATCAAACTTCTTAGATTTGTATAATGATTTAGTAGAGATTGATATGATCGAAGGTTTAGTTATGAAACGCAGATCCGGTCGTTTAGAAGCTGGAACTTCTGAGTTGAATAATGTTAAATCTCAAATTAAATGCCGTAAGCCTACCAAAAATTATAGATACTAAAATTTAATATATAAGAAAAACTAATATAATAAAGTGGATAAATTTAGTAGCCTTAAACCAAAAGAAGAATTTAAAAAAGATAAAGAAGAACCAGTTTATCAAGATAAACATATGTCAGTCATTAAATTTGAAGACTGGTCAGTGGTAAAACATAAAGATTATGTTGTTTGTATTCCATACTTAATAGAGTCAAATCAAGTCATTTTAAGATACGAATATATTCCAACATTCAAATATACAGATGGTACAGAATATCACCTTACATTAGTCGGTGGTGGCGTTGAAGAAGGTGAGGCACACGACTTAGCAATTACTAGAGAACTTGAAGAAGAAGCTGGAATTGTTTTAAGAGAAGACTATGAACTAGAACCGTTGAGACCTTTATTCTTAACAAAGATGAATGCCAATAAGGTTTATCCTTATATCATTGCTTTACATGAAAAAGATTATCACGAGATTGTTCCAAAAGGCGATGGTACAAAACACGAAGCAATGTCTAAATCAGTAAAAGTAGATATTAAACAATTGAAAAATATTCAAGCATCAGATTTAATTACTGATTATATCTTACTAAAACTAAAAGAATATATGAACCTACAGAAATAATGAAAAAATTTAGTGAAAGTACAGGTCATAGAGAAAATGGTGAATGGGTAAATGAAACACCACAAGCTAAATTGAGAAATCAGTTAGGTCCGTTTTGGACTTTAGTGAGTATATTATCAGAAGAAAGATTAGATAAGATTTTAAATCATCCTGACGGTTTAGAAATGATACAAAAATGTTTAGAACAATGTAAAGATAGTCAACAAAGAATACTCGACTTAATAAAAGAAACAGAAAAACCATCTTAATTGATGGTTTTTTGTTAGTCTTCTAAATTCATTTTATATTCAATGTCAATTGAAATTTCTGAAATAGTTTCTAGCTCACGAAAGTAAATAAACAAACTAAGATCATCTTCCGATATGATTTTATCAACATCATATGATGCATATGTTTTAGGAAGTCCATTTACTAATGGATTAAATTTTACACTTTCATAACATATCACATATTTTCTTGATAAGTGTGTTAAAAAAGGAATAAAATAATCTTTAATTTCTTCCCAAGTAAATCCTTTATATTTACTTCCTTCTTTAAGAATAGAAATATGAAAGTTTTTATGTGTATAATCATTTGAAACCTCAACTAAAAAGTCTTTATCTATAAGATAAGCTAAATGTGTTTCACAGAAATCTCTAAGTTCATCTAATTCACCTTCTTCGGGTTTAGAACTAAAATAAAAACTTCTAGTATCTTTATCCTCATTATATCTTTTTAAGTATTTCATATTAGTAATATCTTTCTAATCCTTCTTTAATTATATCCCCGTGGTCAAATGCCAATTGAGGCAGTTCAGAAATAGCGAACCATTTCACTTCCTTAGCGTCATCCGAAGCAATAGGGTTGGCTTCTTCTCCAACCGTAGCAAAGTAAGCCACAGAAATATTATGACTTCTAGGGTCTCTATTTGGCTTTCCAAAAGCACCAATTTGTTTCATTGAAATAACTTCAACTTGAGTTTCCTCCATTAGTTCTCTTCTAGCAGCGACTTCTAAATCTTCATTTTCATCAAGAAATCCACCTGGTAAAGCCCAATGATCTTTAAACGGTTCATTTTTTCTTTTGATTAAAAGAATTTCATCAGTTGATTCTTTGATTACAACTGCATCAACGGTTACAAATGTTTTTGAAACGTAAACCTTTGTCTCATTAAATTTATCTAAGTATCTCATATAGGTATATATAAAAAAAAGAGAGTTAAAAACCCTCTTTTCTTCTATAGCTGTTATTAGTTTAATTATATTTTAGAAAGTAATTCTGCTTTCTTTGTAGTGAATTCTTCATCAGTTAAAATTCCTGTTTTATGTAATTCACCAAGTTTTTGTAATAGTTCAACTGATTTTATTTTGTCATCAATCTTCTCTCTATTTTCTTTTGTATCTTTTTCCCATACGAAATCAGATACAACTTCATTTATTTTAGAAATCATTTCCTCACTAAGTCCTTTAGGTACTTTTACTTCAACTAAATTCTTATGAATTTTAATTTCCTTAGTTTCAATAGGTCTTCTACTTTCAGGTAAGATTTGCAAAATTGTTGAAGCAATATAATACTTATCGAAATCCATATCTACTGATTCAAATTTTTGTTGAGACTTATCTCCTTTACCAATTCTACCAGTTTCAATACTTGATGTGTTTGTAACAGACCCTATATTACTAGTATAAGAAGAATTGATTGCCATTGTATTTGAATAGTATGCATTTCCGGTTGTTGTATTAAGATTAGTTAAATCAATACTACCACCAGTAAGATTAGTAGTAGTAAACGTATTTGTCGTTCCTGTACCACAATAAGGAGCACCGATTGTAACATGACTACCCCAGTAAGGATAAGTTGGATAAACCCAGTAAGGATAAGTTCGACCAATTAAAATTTGATTGAATCGACTACTCCAATTTTCTAATGTAACAACAGATTCTTTATAAAAGAAAACTTCTAATAATCCATTTTTAGCAATTGCTTGTTGGCTTTCATCGGTATCATCAACTTCATAAGTATCAAAAATAAATTTTTTCTTATCGTCAATAAAACAATCTAAATAAAATCTTTGTCCTGGATTTAAAACTAATCCTGATTTTGAAATTGAGTTGCCGTTTAATTTAATATCTGCTAGAACGCAGTCTTGAAGTGGGTTAAATAATTCTATCTGAAATTCTTCTTTATCTGATAGATAAACTTTACCTTTTTTGATAGACTTTCTTCCTCTATCATTGGAATTTACTATCCACGCACTTGGGACAGTAGTTTTGACTTGTTTTGCCATTTTTTGTTTTTTAATTTTTTTATCCATATCTTTGATTCTCAATTAAATCTCAAAGGCACCCTATTGATACCCGACATGAATTATATAACAGCTATAACGATATATATTATATTTTTCTTGTTTGTTTATAACTTTTTTTGTATCTTTGTATAAATAAATAAAATAGATGATAAACGTAAACAAATTTATACCTGAACTATTCTTAAAACTAACTTCAAAGACTTACCCTCACGGATATGAGGATATTTGTTTAGAAGAAATGGTAAGTCTTGGTTATTTACCAAAAGACATCAGTAAAGACACTCACGGTAACTACTTCTACAAAATTGGAGAGTCAAGAACAATCTTTGCTTCTCACTTAGATACGGTCTCTAGTAAACACGAACCAGTAAAACACGTACTTGATGGTGAAACTATTAGAACTGATGGTACAACTACACTTGGTGCAGATGATAAAGCAGGTGTATCTATTATGATTTGGATGATGAAACATAAAATTCCAGGAACATATTACTTTTTCATTGGTGAAGAAGTAGGTTGTATTGGTTCTGGTCTAGCTGCAAAATATGGTGAATTTAAAGGTATATATGATAGAATTATTTCTTTTGATAGAAGAGGTACTACATCAATTATTACTCACCAATCTTGGGCAAGATGTTGTTCAGATGCTTTTGCAGATGCGTTTTGTGCAGAATTAAACAAATCAGATTATAAGTTAAATTATGTCAAAGATGATGGCGGTGTTTATACTGACTCTGCTGAGTTCGTTGATCTTATTCCAGAATGCACCAACGTTTCTGTTGGATATTATTCAGAACACACTAAAAATGAAAATCAAGATATTAGACACTTAGTAAACTTAGCGAGTGCTTGTTTATTAGTTGATTGGGAAAACTTACCAACTAAAAGAGATACATCGGTTTATGAAGGTAAATCTTTTAAAACTTACAGTACTGCTTCTTATCCAGCAGACTGGGATAACTACGCTACTAAAACTAAAAGAGCAGATACTGGAAGTTCTTGGAGTAGAAGTGGTACTAAGAGTAGAGACGTTACTTACTACCAAGATTGGTATGATAATTCTGATGATATTATGATGCGAAATGGTGGTAAGAAAACAACTAGAAGAGGAAATAAGAAAAAAGGTAAAACTTATTTCGATAATGGTGGGAACTTAGTAGAAATTTCTACACCAAACGATAAACAATACGATTGGCTTTTAACAAAATACAATGGTATTAAACTAAAAGAAAGAGAATTAGAAGTAATTAGAGAACAATATCTAGATATTGAGAACAATGATTATGATAAATTTTTCTACGAATGTTTAGTAGAACAAATGTTAGACTAATAATAAAAAACCCATCTTATGATGGGTTTTTTATTTTATGTTTATCTAATATTTCAGATGTCTTTATTACTTCATCTGGTGCATTTCTTATGACAGAACCTTCTACATCATGACTTATCTTAAACCTAGATTTTGAGACCTTTTCAATTATCTTCACTGGTGTTATCATATCGTTATACCAGTATTCAGTAAGAACAATATCACCTTCTTTATAAAATGCTTTGTATTCAAGTATAAATTTCATACTGTATATATTAAATTGTTTAATTCTTTTTTCTATTCTTTATAGAGAAGATGTTATATAATATATATTAAAAAATAAGACTTTAAATTTATGAGTGTACGCAGAAGAACCACAAAGAAACCAATTGCAGACGAAACAAAAGAAAGGGTAGAACCAGTAAAAAGAACACCAAAAGAAAAAGTAATACCACAAGGTACTCCACAATTTAGAGTGAATTGTAAATTCAAAAACAAAAAACAAAAAGAAATGCACGATACTATTCTAGAAAATAGAATAACATTTGTAAGAGGTGCCGCAGGAACAGGGAAAACTTTAATATCTTTACTAACAGCATTAGAATGTATTAAAGATCCAACAGTAAACATAGATCAAATTGTTTTAACGAAACCTATCGTTGAAATTACATCCAGTAGAGGACTAGGTGCTTTACCCGGAGATATAAATGAAAAAACTTTAAGTTATTATACACACTTTTATGATAGCTTAACAAAACTAATCGGAACGGAGCCAACAAAATTACTAAAAGAAAGAGGTGTTATAAAAGACACGGTATTAAACTTTTTAAGAGGATCAACATTTGGAAAATGGGATGCTCAAGGTAATCCAGTTGGTTCTTTTTGTATTTTTGATGAATCACAAAACTGTTCTCCAGTAGAAATGAAAACTTTTATTTCCAGAATGGGTGAAGAATCTAAATTAGTAATAATGGGAGATTCGGACCAAATTGACTTAAAATTGAATAAAGGAGAGAAATGTGGTTTAGATGATGCTTGGGATAGACTTCAAGGAGTTCCAGGAATTGGATTTATTGAATTTACAGAAGATGATATTGTAAGAGATCCATTCCTAATTGAAATCATGAAACGTTATAAACAACAATAATATAACAATTATTCTCTTTATAGGTACTCAATTTTTAATATATACAATGAAAAAAATTTTTTTGTTGTGAAAAAAACTGATGATTTAATTTATGATTTAATATTCTCAGATGAAACTTACTACTTAATTGACATTTCAAACTATATAAAAGATATTTATCAATATGATACATTCATATCTTCTATAAGAGAAGTGTTAAAAAAGTCAAAGGTTAGGATTGTCAAAAGTGATGTTAAACTAGACAGCAAGACAGTTATTTGGGAATTAAAAGTAAAAAAATAATTTATGTGGACATTTAATACTGATTATAACAAATGGGTAACCGTTAAAGATAAAATATCAAAAAATAATTTTGATTATTTAAAACAAGAGCTGGCTTCTACAAGATTCTATTCTAAGTGTCTTAGTGGTGCAACTTACTTACCTATAAATAATTTAGATAATATTTATGATATTTTAGGTGAATATGAACCAAGAAATTGGTATGTGAGTAACGTTGGATCTGTATATACTTCAGGTGTAATTCCTACTAATTTTAAATCTCCAATAACTAATCTTACATCTTATGATTTTTATGAGAAGTATGTATCTGAATATGGCTTAACTTTAAAAAATCTATTTACACCAGATAGACTTATAAAAGATTCAGTTAAAAACTTTATATATGTTGATTTAGCGACAACAACTAATTTTTTAGATTTAGGTGCAACTTTTAATGAGTTATATATTGACGGTATTAGAGTTTTAAATGATCATAGAATCTTAGTAAAAGATCAAATATCAACAACTGTTCTACCATTTGATAGAGATCCAAATACATATTTCAAAGGTAATTATACATTAGTTCAAGACTATGGTGCAACCATAGAATATAACTTCTATAACTCTGATAATGGTATTTACACATTCAATAAAGGTAAATTATATAAAACTACTGAATTGAGTGACTATGCGGACTGTATTAGATATAGTGTTTCTGTTAAACTAGGAAATATCAATACACAGAAACAATTCCATTTAAGTAGATTACTAAATGGTTATTATCCAACTACATCTTTAAATGAACCTATAGAGTTTAGAGAAAAACAAAATTGGTTATTGAGAAATAGAGTTGACTATAATAATCTATTTGAAATAAACTATTATGATGTAGTAAAATATACAACACAATCTTATTATTTAGATGGTGTTACATATAGTATTCCGGAAAGAAGTATTGCAATTGGTGAATTTGGTGTTATTTTAAATACGCAAGGGGGATTATCTAATATCATTCCAAATAAATATAAAGTAAATCTTAGAAGTATTTCTCAGACAGAAAAATACTATTGGATCTGTGGTGATGATGGAATACTTTTAAAGGTAAGAAAACATGATTTTACTATTGAGAAAATAGAGACAAATGTTACAACTAATTTAAAGTCTGTCTCATTTTATAATGACCTTAAAGGTGTAATTGTTGGAGATTTAAACACAATATTGATAATCAATGATGGTTTAACTTGTAATAAAATAATAGTTGACGACTTTGATTCATATTATTACAATAAGGCAATATTTTATTCATCTAGTAATATTTATATTGTAGGTAATTCAGGAGTATTTCTTGAACTTAAAGAAGATATACAAGGTTGGGATGTTTATAAAAGAAGAGTTTCTAGATTTATAGATGATTTTGAAGAATATTTACTTGTTGATAATATAAATGATATTTATATAACAAAAGATTTGAATTGGGGATTAAGTTTTTCTTATTCAACACAAAGTTGTTTACCTGATAAAGAAATATTACTACTAACAACTGCAGAAAATAAAATAATTGTTTATGATATAAACAGTTCAATACCTAATTTTGATTTTATATATCTTAGTTTTAAAGAAGACTATGGTGATATTAAGTCAATTACAAGATTTGAAGGTACTGGTACATCATCAAATATATTTTACTTTAATTGGCTAAAAAATAATGGACAGGGTGGTATATCATCATTTAATTTAAACACATTTGATTATGTTGGAGTTGATAACATATACTCTAATACCACTACTAATTCACAGACTGCTCAACCAGAAAGTAACTTATATGTAAATAAGATATTTAACTATAATGCAACTGAATTACTAGTTTGTGGTAATAGTTCTTTATTATTGTCATCGAACTATAATAACACACTTGTATTTAATACACCTGATCCGACTTTGGATTCTAGATTGAAATCAAAAATGTTATTTTTGGATTATGATATTGCAAGCAAATTAAACTTTTTTACAGATCTTGGTGATTATAGACTACCAAATGAGGCTAAGTTCTATCTATCAAGTACTGCTAGTAACTTTTTAATATCATCAACCAGTTCAGCTTTACCACTTTTTACTAATACTGTTACTACTGATACTATAACAATTAGTAATGATAGACCAATACCTCTTAATATTGAAGTAAATTTAAACTTAAATACAACATCAATAAATAGATTATTAGTAAACTTAAAAACACCGAGTGGTAGAATAATAAATCTTAAAAGGAATAATAGTGGTACTGGTCTAACATTCTCAAATACTAAATTTTGTACTAATACTGGTTATACTTATTTTAGTAATACACCTGATATTATTTATAATAATATGAAATATCAAATGGATAAAGTATTGGGAGTTGGTAGTCCAGGTTGGATATCAAATACTAACCTACTTAGTGAATTATTTTCAGGATCTTCTATAAATGGAAATTGGACATTATATGTTGATGTAATAGAACCATTCTCAATATCACCAATTAGTATTTTTGAAAGACGAAGACCACTAAATGTTCCTGCAGGTACATTTAGTAATTGGAATATAAATTTCATCTATCAAGACTCAAACATAGTTTCACTGACCGCCAGTGGATCTAATCTATGGTTTGATCCATTAGTATATGGTGCAACGGCTCCAAGTTTTATGACTCAATCAGAAACAAATTGGTTAACATATTGGAAAGATACGGAAAAAACATTTAGATACTATGCAAATGGTACTGCCTCACCACTTGATGAATCGACAAAAGTTTTAATATCAACAACTTTTTCATATTTTACGAATAGTGGATCATTTTCAGTTGTTTCAAGTGGTGTAACAAATTCAATAACACAGTTAGAAAGATTGGCACCTTATTCAATTGATTTTGAAAAAAGTAAATTTAATGGTTTAACTGGTCCTTCTATTATATATCCTACCGTATTGTATAATATTTATTTAAAAGATTCAATAATGATTATTAGGGTACCCACGACATATCCTGTTAGAGTTGGTGATGTAATCAGACTAGAAAGTGATGTAGTTGATGGTAATTTTGTTGTTAATAGAATTTCACGACTATCTATTCCTTTGAGCACACCACCAAATGAAACATTTAGAGCATCAAATCCAACATTTAATTATCTTTATATGTTTACTAACTTTAATGAAAACATCATTACAAATTTAAGTAAAACAAGTAATCCTATAAATATAATAAATCTAAATAAATATAAAACAGTTGGTGAATTAAAAAATAATTTTAATGTACACCCAATTTCTAATGGTTATGATTTAACTTATATACCATCTGGATCAAGTGTCACATCAAATATTACAATAAATGCCAAGTTTAATAATTTAACATCTTATTATAATTTAGCAACTAATGTATTTGTCAATGACAATTCGCAAACTGTTACAGGTACAATGTCATATACTGGTGGATTTCTGAAATTTGGATATACCCCTACATATAATCTATTGGATTATTTAGAACAATTAAATGATATTACAAATCCTAAATTTTATGCAAATAAAGAATACTTAGCAATGCCTGATTATAGATCGATTCCTATGCCAAATGCAGGTAGTCTACAAACATCTGAAGTCTATATTGATTATAATTACGCAAAAAATAAAATTATTTTTGGAACAGACTTAGAATTAGAATGGGAAAGTATATTTATAAATACCTTTATTGATCTTGTTATATATGATTCAACCACTTCTTATACTACAGAAAGACTGCTAGTTATGAAGAAGTATTTACTTTCAGATCCAAATATCGCACCATTTGATGTTTATATTATAGAGTTCCATAAAGAAATAAACTATCCAGCCAACGTTTTAATAAATGGTTTACCTACTTTAATGGATATTAAATCAAGACGTACTTTATTACAAATAAGTTATGACTTACAAGAGTTAAATAATATACAAAGAGGTTTATTAAAGAAAAAGAATTTAGTACTTGGTTCAGAGTTTTATAACTACGAACGAGACTTAAACTTTAAGATACCAACTGATTCATATGCAAAGATATTACTATCTGATGTAGATACTATTAGAGAATTATCAGCTTTAATTTATATTGATTATAAAAATGAACTAGCAATGAATATTACAAGACTTGATAAAGAATATAATATTCCTATTATTGGTACTACTAATTATAACTCAAAAGTTTTAATAATATGTAAAGATAATCATGATTTAAAAACCGGTGACAGTGTTACACTAGAGTTTAATGGTGGTACTTTCTCATCTCAGTTTTTAAATCAACAATACTTTGGTTATCAAAATGTAACAGTAGTAAATTCATTAAATTTCTATGTTGACTTACCTTTTGGTGCGAATACGGTTGGTGATACTGGATTTGTTAAATACATTAAAAGAGATCCATTTTTAAATTATCAACCAGTTGATATTGTTGATATTGGTGTTGATAAAAGAGGTAAAAATGCAATAGAATTAGGTATTGATAATTTAAAGTTATCAGGTGATATTTATAGTTTAGTAAATGTTGATTTTAATAAATTTAGATTTAGATTAGTTGATGGCTTAACAATTGAGACACTATCATTAAATTATCCTTGGATATTAGAAGCAGAGATTACTGATGCTATAATTGGTACTGATGCGAATAATATTATCTGGTATAAAGGTAATTGGGAATGTGGTAGGTGGTTTGGTGGTACTTGGATATCAGGTATTTGGAAATCAGGAGACTGGTATGGCGGTACTTGGAATGCCAAAAAAATCAAAGATAATTTAATATCGGTTGAAGTTGCTAATAATACATCAGATAAGTCATTATCTACTTGGTTTACCGGAAGATGGTACGACGGTACTTGGAATGATGGTGTTTGGGTTGATGGTAGATGGTACGGTGGTACTTGGAATACAGGAGATTGGTATAAAGGTACTTGGAATGATGGTACTTGGAATGATGGTGAATTTTCTGGTGGAGTTTGGATAAATGGAACCTGGAACAAAGGTATTCTTAACTGTAACAATGATCCTACATTTTGGATTGATGGTAAATGGAATGGTGGTGATTTTGAGAATGGTATATGGTATAAAGGTATTTTTGAAGAGATAAATGGTTTATCTAGATTTGGAACAAAGGCATTTAATAGTAGAACCGCAACTTGGCATGGTGGCCAATGGTTAAGTGGAAGTTTTTACTCAAAAATGATCTTAGACAATAATGATAACCCTGAGGTTTCCTTATCACATAAATATTCAATATGGCATACTGGTTCCTGGTACTCTGGGGATGTATATGGTGGTATTTTTTATGATATAGATTTTAAATCAGGTGTTTGGTATGGTGGTATATCAGAGGAAATACAAATAATACAAGTTAAAATTGATTCTACAACAAGTAACTCTTATTTAAAATTAAATGGTGTATTTAGATTTAATATAGGAGATGAAATTACTATTGTATCTAAGGGATTACAACTTTCATCCAATGGTATTTTATATAGTGAATATTTTAATAGAGAAAGATATAAGGTACTTTATGCAGAAGCACCAGATTTAGATAATAAAACAACTAAAATTTATTTTGATTCAGATAGTTTATATTATTATGATGATGATGCCTATGTAAATAACAGAGGTGGTGTTGAAACAAAGATGAGAATTGTAAGTAGATTTAGGAATGCTGATTGGAGATCAGGTATTTGGACAAATGGTATTTTTGAAACTGGATACTGGCAAGGTGGTATTTGGTATGATGGTACTTTCGGTGAAAAAGCGAAATGGAGTTAAAATTACATTTTAAATTTAATATATAGTATATGATAAAGAAATATTCACAATTTATAAACGAAGCTGATCAAACTCAAGTTGAACCACAAGCTCAACTAGAGAAACCAGAAGGCATTAAATCTTTAGATGACTCTAAATATACTGAAGTTAAAGAGGAAATAAATAAAATGATTGAAAATACCATTCAAAAAAGTGGTGGAGAGTTAAAATCATTTATTGAATCATTTGAAAAGAATCCAGAAGATGTTAAAGTTGAAGGGTTTATAAATGACTCTGATATATATGACTTTTATTTAAAATTCAGAAATGATGTTGATGAGATTCTAAATAACATAAAGTTCTATGATGAATCGCCTACTGAAGTAAATGCGTTTGGGTTATATGAATATGTAATAAAAGGAACAGAACGAGCTTTTATGGAAGTCGTTAAAATGATAAACAAAAATCCTCAGTAATGAGGATTTTTCATTTAATAGAGGTTTGATTTTTTTATATATATGAAAAACTATATATTGACTTTTTATGGCTACACCATTGTATAAATCACTAAAAACTAACGGTACTACGTTTTATGCTTTCCCTAGTGCCGCAGAAGATATTTCAGCAGCATATCAGAACTCAAACTATAAAATGTATTTTTCTAAATATGCTTTATTAAATCTACCAAAGCAAGTAACTACAGATAGTCTTACTGGTGTCTCACCAACTGCATCACAACCAATTTATTTTGATTTTGATGCTACATTTAAAAAGTCAATTGCCGCAACACCTGCTGCTTCTTTTAGTGAACAAATAATTGAATCATTAAGAAACTATGTTGCTAATCAAGAAGTTACTATAAAAGAGTCAAAACTGAATAATACTGAGTATTACTATGATAATAATGCACTTGAAACTACAACTGAGAAAATCTTCTTCAAGTGGGCTAAGAAATTAAATATAATTGATTTTGAACCTGCTATTCCAGATGATGAATACTTTAGTAATTTAGCAGAGTTTCAATCCGGTAATGTAAATGATGACCAATACTTTCCAGAGTACTTATGGAAAGAAAGAGAAATTGTTGCTTGGAGTGTTAGACAATCTTTTCAATCAACTGTCAATGGTTGGTTGGCAATGGAGTTTAGTAGTGTTACTAACTTTAGAGTTGGAGATATTGTTAGAATTTACGGTAGTGTTATAACAGATGTAAGTCTTTCAGGTATTGAAACTACAACTGGTATTCAAGTTCCTATTCACTCTATAATACCACCTACTGGTAATAGTGGACAGGTAGTTATATTTAAAGATCTTGATGCTACAAATTTGGATAGTAATCCTATACAAGAAACTGCAAAGGTAGAATTAGTTTATAATAAGTTAGTTAGATATATTGGTGAAGTACAAGGTGTTAGTAATGTTCAACAAGCAAATCGTTCTTATACAGAAGTTCACGCTCACATTCCAGATCATACTGGACAAACTCCAGATATTCTTTTTAGAACAATGACGGATGTGAATTATATGCCCAATAAAACATTTCCTATTATTCCTAGTCAATATCAACCAGAGATAATCGGTGCAGAGTCATTTAACTCTCCGATTGTAAATACTCCACAAAATTACCCAGGTTCTTACTTTGGACAATTTGATACTGTTGACTTTACATATGAAACAGCACCTGGTGATTCAATCAGAAGAAGTGGCTCATATTACGGTATAAATGGTAATATAAACTCACCAATTGTAAATGGTAAAACGATTGATGGTATAACAATGGACTTTAATACAAGTCACTATGTTAAAATGAATATTCTAGGTAGAAACTTAACTAACTTTGATCAATTTAATGCGTTAGAGATAAATAATTTACCACCAGTTGCATTTGAATTTAATGCTATTTTATGGTATTATACTGTTGAAGACAATACTGGTAAATCTACAACCAATCTATATGGTGTTTCATTTTTAGATAATCCAGATAATAATGTAATTCCAGAAGAAACTAGTCTGAGATTCCCAACTTATAAAAAATTTGTGACTAATGGAATACAAGATGGTACTTCATTTGCATTTAGTTTAAATCTTAACTTTAATATAATAAATGAAAACCCACAAGATTCATATAATCCAGATGCAATAAACTCTATGTTTAGTATGAACTTGTTTAATAGTTCGATGTCTAAACTTGCTGCGACGAATGATAGTTTTATAAATTTACTTGCCGAGCAAGGTAATGTTAGAGATGAAGTAACTTTCTTAAAGAGTTTAATTTATACACAAACAGATTTAGCGACATTAAATACCAAGATTCAAAATCTTGAAAGTCTATTAAGATTATATTCAACTAATCAAATTGTATCATCAGATACTATAAATGTAACTACGATACCAGGTACACCACCTTATATACAATTAGATGCAACAAATACTTCATATGAAAGAGTTTATGTTTATAATGCAACTGATATGTATAGTTCACAAGGTATTATACCTGCAACCTTAGCGGTTCCTAATAATAGAGACTTTTTAGTACATTTTACTAATAATGATGAGGTTGAGTTGGATTTACCTAATAATGATAAACTAACTTTCATTTTTGACAGAGATTTATATTATAGACAATCTGTTGATATTAATATTGTTGGTGGTGATTATTCTACTCAAAACAAAATGTTAGATATTTATATGAATACTGATATTGTAAATACTACTCAAACAACAACACAAGTTTTACTAGCAGGTAGTATAAACTTACCAGTTTATTATAATTCATTTAATCAACAACCGAACTCATCATACTTATGGAATGAGTTTAAATTTGAAATAGATTTATTAGATATAAATAAACCAATACTTTTGGATGTTGGTTCTATATTGAGAGTACCACTAAAGGCTCCTCAATATTTAGTAACAAATTCAATTAAAACAGGTGATGTTATTCACTTAAATAACTTATTTGTTGGAACTTCTTCTATTTATGATTTCTCTGGTCAATATACTGTTCAATCAGTTCCTTCAGTAGATTCATACATAATATTGGATATTAGTTCAAATGCGAGTTTAGTTAATTATGGATCAACTGCTTCATTACCATTGACTTTAAATTCAACACTTTCTAATTTTCCGTATTTTAGTTTTAATAAAGGTAAAAAAATTAGAATAACTAGAATATCAAATTCTACTGTGTTAAAGGAAAGATATACAATAAATATTGAAGATATTAAGTAAATAGATTTTTAATTTTTAATATATACATTAAAATTAATAATTTATTATGGGATGTCAATCATCATTATTTGGGACTAGTGCTCAATATATCAAAGTAAGTGGAGGAGATTTTATTGCAATAGAAGGTGCCAATACAGTGGATAGACTTACTGTTTCTGATTTAAGAATGCCTTACAAGCAATTACTTAGAAGTAGAGTAATACTTAAAACTGGACAAACCAATTACTTATTAAATCACTTAGGACTAGGTGACAATGCAACTTTTCTTTGTATAAAAGCTATTTATGATCAAAAATCCGTTATCGAAGAAGATAACTATGTAAAGTGGAGTTTTTATGATGATATGGCCAAAGTTCATACAATGGCACAAATGATGGTTTTAACTGGTAACTCAACTAATAGAATCAAGCAACTTTATCTATCAAATCCAAGTGAAAAATATCCAGTATCATTAGATGTTATGGTTGGTGTTATTGATGATACATACACATTCTTTAATGACTCTGTAAATCAGTCAAGTACTTCATTTGTTGGATTAAATTGGACAGATATACAAACACATATTGTTGGAGAATCATTTAAAATAAATGATAAAGGAACTCCGGTAAGACCTTTAATTTATATAGAGATAGTAAATATTGAAACAATTGAGAAAACTGGTTCAATTTTAATTATAGATGATGCTAGTTATGGAACTATTTTCTTACAGTTTTTAACTGAATATGATGCTTATCAAGCACACTCTTTATTAAACTTTATTATTGAAAATCCTAATATAGATATTTCTGAATACCAATCAGGTGATAACGAAGACCCTATAATCTACTTCTATAGCTCAGTTGGTGACTTAGACAATGATTTTATTGCTTTAGATGGTGATTTAATCAATGGTCCTTATAATACATCAATGGGTCTAACTTTCTCTACTGAGTTCTCTTTATTGACTTATGGAACTACTGCAAGTGGTGGTACTTCAAGCATAATAGATAAGTCACAATTGATCTATTTACTAGTTGACAAAATAACTGATAATAGAGAAGGAACTATGTCAATGCAACCATCCAATATAGTTATAAGTAACGCAACTGCAAGTATTTCAACAATACTTATACCAGGTACTTATTCACTAACATTTAATTTCTCTGACATAGCACATAATACATTAGAAGGTATTCACATGGACCTTACAATAACAGCATAAAAATAAATTAAATAATGAGTTATAGTTACGATAAGTTTTTAAGACCAATCACTTCTTCTGATAAAAGTATTAAAATTTTAGATAATACTAATGATATTAAATATACAATAGATCCGTTTGTTATTATAAATGTTGCGGTTACTAATAATATATTAAGAATAAGTTTAAAGTCATTAAAAGTCATTTTATTAGATTTTTCTACTTCTAATGAAGCAAAAATTTCTTTAATTAGAATACAAGAACAGATTGATATTTTAACTAATAAAGTTCCAATTCTAATAGATAAAGATATCCAAAACTATATTCAAAGTCAAATTGAACAAGTTGGTATTATTATTGGACCTACCGGACCAACTGGGTCTACTGGACCACAAGGTTTAACTGGATCTACAGGTTCTGCAGATAGATACTTTGCAACTTCAAGTACAACTTTTCAAGTTCCTGTTGTTGGTGAGTATGTTGAGTTATCAACACAAGAAGATTTAGCATATAGTTCCGCACAAAGTATTGTTATCTATAGTGATTTACCAAATTTATATAATTCTGATTATGAAATTGACGGTACTTATTTTGTAGGTCAGATTGACTATTATGATTCAGAAACTGGTGATATGTCATTAGTAACTACTTTCTCATCTGGTTCAGGAACTTACAGTTTTTGGTATCTTAATTTAAGTGGTATGGTTCCAGATACAGTAACAAGCTCTGTGCCGTTAGATTTAACAAATCTAACAACTGATATTATACCAGCAGTAGATAGTTTATATAGTTTAGGAACAAGTGCATCACAATGGAAAAGTTTACACGTTTCAGGACAAACAATTTATATAGGTGGTGTTCCTTTATCAACTGATGGAGAATCATTAGTTGTAAATAGTATAAATTTGGGTACAACAGTATCTCCTTTAATTTTATCAGCCAATAATGATACTTTGTTATTAAATGGTACAGGTTCTATAGGTGCAACCGGTGCAGATGGTTTACAAGGTCCAATCGGTCCGATAGGTGCAACTGGTTTACAAGGTCCAATCGGTCCGATAGGTGCAACTGGTTTACAAGGTCCAATCGGTCCTACTGGTGCAGATGGAACCTCTATAAATTTATTAGGTTCACTTACCGATTATAACGAATTTATAATAGGTCCTGGTGCTAGTAATGGAGATAATGTCGGAGATTCTTGGATATTATTAAGTGATGGTAGTTTATATACTTGGAATGGAACAAACTGGTTTGATGCAGGTGATTTAAAAGGTCCTAAAGGAGACCAAGGTGAAATGGGTAATCAGGGTCCGATAGGTCCTACTGGTTCTCAAGGAATTCAAGGTTCAACTGGTCCAGCAGGTCCACAAGGATCGGCCGGTGCATCTGTTACGTTATTAGGTTCATATACAGATTTAAGTTCATTTAATTTAGGTGCAGGTTCTGCATCAGGTACAAATCAAGGAGATTCATATATTCTTTTAGACACTGGTAGTTTATATACTTGGAGTGCTTCTGCATCAATTTGGTTTAATGCAGGTGATATTAAAGGTCCCGCAGGTCCTCAAGGTCCTGTTGGTCCACAAGGTGTTGCAGGTGTCGCTGGTGTTGCAGGTGCACAGGGTTTAAAAGGTGTTACAGGTTCTCAAGGAATTCAGGGTGCACAAGGAATTCAAGGTGCAACCGGTCCTCAAGGAATTCAAGGAGTTACTGGTTCTCAAGGAATTCAAGGGGTTACTGGTTCTCAAGGAATTCAAGGAGTTACTGGTTCATCTGGTGGTTATCTTAAAATAACACAATTACTAAACAATGTAGTATCTGGTTCAGGTACAACAAATGGTCAGGCAATTGTAACTGCTTGGACCACATCATATACATCACAAGCAGGTAGTACATTATTATTTAATTTAAGTTTTACGGCTTGGATATTAAATTTAATAGGAACAAGACAATTTGATATACTTGTAGATAGTTCAGTTGTTTCATCAACAACATTTTTCTTTAATCAATTAAGTACACATACAACAATACCCTGTTCATTTAACGTTGAGAATTTATCTGCAGGATCTCATACAATAGAAATACGTATACCTGCAAATACAATAGTTGATACTCAAGATTATGCAAACTTTTCAATTATTGAAACAATGAGTAATGGAGTAACAGGTGCTCAAGGTGCAACGGGTCCAACAGGTCCTCAGGGGGCAACAGGTTCAACGATTATCACAACTCTTAACTTTACACAATCTAATGCCAATTCAATATCAGGAGTTACTACCACTGGTACTACTATTGTAAGTACTACAATAACATCCACTGGTTTACCAATACAACTTATTGCAACAGGAGATGCCAATCCAACATCTGGTGCTGGACAATGGTGTCAATTACAACTTTATAGAAACTCAACTGCAATAGGAAAAATAGTTCAAGCAGAGTCATCTGCACAAAATGAGAATATACCTTATACACTAAATTTTATTGATACACCTGGAGTAGGTACATTTATTTATTCTGTTAGACCAGTTACTATAAATGGTACATGGCAATTTGGTGAAGCAAGTGGTAATCACATTACTGCAGTAGAATTAGGTGGTGTTCAAGGACCTACTGGACCTCAAGGATCTACAGGTTCTCAAGGTATTCAAGGAGTCACAGGACCAACAGGTTTTGGATTACCCACCGGAGGTACTATTGGTCAAATACTAACAAAAGTAGATAGCACTAATTATAATACACAATGGATAGATAATGGAGTACAAGCAACATATATTATGGCAAATAATGGATCTGCTCAAGTTATTCCTACTGCCACACAGGTTACAATAACTAACTGGTCTAATCAAACAACAATAAATGCATCAGAATGGAATTCAACTACCGGAGTATTCACAGCAACAAAATCAGGAATCTATTTAGTAACAGGTAATTTGACATATGCAAGTGTTACAGATACCATAAATGCAGAGTATTCAATGAACATCACTAAGAATGGTATAGTTTTAACACAAGCAAGATTTTTTGTTCCGTTAAATCAAACAAGTTCATCTTTCAAACAAACTAATGTTGCAACCGCAATTATTAGTGTTACTATAGGTGATACAATTGCTGTAGCTGCAGGACAATTTACTGGTTCAAATAGAGCATTACATACCAATGGTAATACAATCACAATACAAGAACTACCTAGTAGAATCATTAGATAAATTTTAAACACATAATTTTTATAATCATAGAAAAGATTTGACAGATTGGTTTATAATTTTTTATATATACTTTAATAAAAATATTTTAATAAAATGAGTTATAGTAGTGATAGTTTTTTAAAACCAATTGGTTCTGATAAAAGTATAAGATTTTTTGATAATGATGGAAATTTAACATTTACTTTAAAACCAACATTTATAACTGATGTCACTCCAGATGCAAATCTTTTAAAAGTCACACTAAAAAGTGGTAAAATAATTACATTAGATTTTATCAATTTTGATGATACAATAATAGCACAAACTAAATTAAATCAACAAATTTCAACATTATTACAAACTAATGAGTACACTGATAATAGTACTCAAGGAGTTGTTGGTTATGTTACTGCACCATTTAGTTACAATACATTTTTAAGACCTATAACAGAGTCTGATAGAAATATTAAGATTATGGGTGTTGATTTAATAGTAAAATATACTGTTGATCCATTTTACATTATAAATACAAATGTATCCAATAATCTTTTAAAAATAAGTTTAAAAAGTAATAAAGGTATTACTTTAGAATTCTCAACTTTTAATGAATCCAAATTAGCTCTTATTAGATTAAGAGAACAAATTGATATTTTAACTACTAAATCTCCAATTTTAATAGATAAGAATATTCAGAACTATATTCAAAGCCAAATCGAACAAGTTGAAACTATAGTTGGACCTACTGGACCACAAGGTTTAACCGGTTCTACAGGTTCAGCAGATAGATACTTTGCAACTTCAAGTACAACTTTTGAAGTTCCTATTATTGGGGAGTATGTTGAATTATCAACACAACCATATTTGGCTTATACATCAGTACAGAATGTTGTTATTTATAGTGACTTACCTAACTTATATAATTCTGACTATGAAGTAGATGGTGCTTATCTTATAGGACAAATAGATAGTTATGATTCAGAAACTGGTGATATGTCACTAGTAACCACCTTTTCATATGGTAGTGGAACTTATAGCTTTTGGTATCTTAATTTAAGTGGTATGCTTGCTGATACTGCGACAGGAGCAACAGGTTCTAATGGTACATCAGGTACATCAGGTACAAGTGGTTCTGAAGGTATTCAAGGTTTACAAGGTATTCAAGGTCCGATTGGTCCAACTGGTGCAGCTGGTTTACAAGGTCCGATTGGTCCTACAGGTTCTGATGGTATAATTGGTGTTGATGGAACTTCTGGGACCAGTGGTATTGATGGAACTTCCGGAACCAGTGGTATTGATGGAACTTCTGGAACCAGTGGTATTGATGGAACTTCCGGAACCAGTGGTATTGATGGAACTTCTGGCTCTTCTGGTACATCCGGTATTTCTGGATCTAGTGGTTCATCAGGAACATCTGGCTCTTCTGGTACATCCGGTATTTCTGGATCTAGTGGTTCATCAGGAACATCTGGCTCTTCTGGTACATCCGGTAGTTCTGGTACATCCGGTACATCTGGTCAAACACCATCCGGAAACTGGTCTTTAACGGGTCTTACTGTTTCTGGTACATCTTCTTTTGAAGGATTGACGGTTTTACAAGAGGTAACTGAGGTTATAAACTCAACACCAGCAGCTACAGCATCTACTGTGGTTTACGATTTTACTACAGGATCAAACTGGTATCACTCTTCAGCAACTACTAATTATATAGCTAACTTCATTAATGTTCCTATAACAAATAATAGAGCTATTACTACAAGTATAGTCATTAATCAGGGAGCAACTCCATACATACCAACTGTTCTACAGATAAATAGTGTTTCTCAAACTATAAAATGGGCCGGTGGAACTGCCAGTGGAACGGCTAACCAAGTGGATATAGTTGGCTTTACATTTATAAGAGATGGTGCTGGTAACTGGGCACAAGTTTTAGGACAGATAAATACATTTGACTAATTATGCTAAGTAGACTTTCAAGTTTCTCAGGACCATTATCAAACCTATTCAGTGCAATAAAAGGATTTACATTACAAGGTCTAATATTAAGATATGAGTTAAAAGATACCAACTCATATTCATTATCATCAACCGTTACGGATTTAGTTGGAAGTAGTAATGCTACACTTTTAAACGGACCGACCTATTCGGTAAATGGATATTTAAACTTTGACGGAGCAAATGACTATTTAATGACAAATACTTCATTAAATTCCAAACTATCACCACCAAATACATCAAACGTCATATCAGTATTTCTTTGGGTCTATCCACAAGATAATGGAATTTTTGTTACTGAACAAGGCAGTTCAACTTTGAATAGCGCTTGGCACACTTCAATAATTGAAATGGTTTCTGGTCAGCTGAAATTTTCAGTTTGGCCACTAACATTTATCATAACATCATCAGTTACCGTCTCTCTTTTCGAATGGTATTATGTTGGGTTAACATACGATGGTTCTACACTAAGAGCATATGTAAATGGTCAACAAGTGGGGAGTGCTGTTTTCACAAGGCAAACACCAAATAGTGTAGGTCAAGAATTACACTATGCAGTGGCTGCTTATGACTTTACAGACTTAGGTGATGAAACATATGCTAAAATGAAATTAGGTGCTTTCCATGTATACAACGCAGCATTGAGTAATCAACAAGTTTTAAATAATTATAATTATCAGAAATCAAATTATATTTATACAGAAGATATGTTAATTTGGATTGACGCAAATGATCCACAAAGTTTTAGTGGAGGAACTATTTTTGATATAAGTGGTAATAACTATCATCACTCTTTAACATCAGGCGCTACCTTATCTAACATTGATGGAATAAGGTGTTTTGATTGTACCAATGGAGATAAAAGAATTGTAGTGAACGGCACAGGTCCGACATTATCAACATCTGGATACACATATGTTGTCTGGGCAAGACTTAATAGTGATAACTCATTATTTAGAACACTAATTTATACAAAATCACCTCGTTATACTCCAATAACAATTCCTGATTCTACACATCCTGATGCAAACAAATTAGGATATTGGGACACTAATTTCAGAAGTTCAGGATATGATATCTCGTCTTTAGTTGGTGTTTGGGTGCAATATTCTGTTGTTGGTGATAATTCATCCCAAACATTTTATATAAACGATTATCAAGTTGGAAGTTCAATTTCTTATGGATCTGGCGGAACTTTACATGATGGTTTAGGTAACAATCTTGGATCTTCTCAAGCTTTTGGTCATGTTGGAAACATGATGCTATATAATAAAAAATTAACACAAGAACAAATTAAACAAAATTATAATGCCTTAAAGCATGTTTACACACCTGGCTTCGTAACTAATGATTTATTACTAATGTTAGATGCTAATGAAACATCTTCTTATCCTGGCTCTGGAACGACCTGGTATGATATAGCAGGAAGTAGTCAAAATATGACACTTGTTAATTCACCTACCTTTGTATCAGGAACTGTTTCATATTTTGACTTTAATGGAACAACTCAATTTGCTACAGGAACTGGAGTAACGGTTCCAACAACTGCTTACACAAAATCAGTTTGGTTCTGGGTAGATGCTTATGTTGCTAATAATATAGTCAGTGGTTTTAATAGTGTTGGTGGTCACTTCTTGTATATGGGTAATTCCACAAAAATACTTGTCGGTCATCATAATCAGGGTGTTGCTTTTGACACTTATCAGTCTATTAGTTCGATAAGTCTTAATACTTGGTATAATGTTACTGTAACATTCAACACTACAAGTGGATTTAAAATATACATAAATGGTCAATTAGATAGTTCGCATAATATGATACTCGCACATTTAGGTAGCGGCACCACAAACTTAGGAGCTTACTCAAATTCTGGTGATAATTTTATGAATGGTAGAATATCTAAGGTTTATACATATGGTAGGGCTTTAACCGAATCTGAGGTAGAACAGAACTTCTTTTATGATAGAGAAAAATTTGGAATTGAAATAACCGAGACATTTACAACAGTTGGTTCTACAACTTGGACAACTCCTATTGGTGTAACATCAGTTGAATATCTTGTTGTAGCCGGAGGTGGTGGTGGTGGAAATGGATATGACAACGCTGGTGGAGGTGGTGGAGCCGGTGGTATGTTACTTACTGGTACAATAAATGTTACTCCTGGTCAATCATACACTATAACTGTAGGAGATGGGGGGATAGGTGGAGCTAACGCCAGAGCCAATAATGCTGGAACTGACGGTGAAAATAGTGTCTTTGGTAGTATAACTGCGTTAGGTGGTGGAAAAGGTCAGGGTTCAAGAACTGGAGGTGTCGCTGGATCGGCTCAAGTTTCAAACACAACTGCTCCTACTGGTGGAGCTGGTAGTGGTGGTGGAAACGGTGGTAAAGGTGGTGGAGGTGCTGGAGGATCTGGTAGTTCTAATTCAGGTACAACTGGAGGTGCTGGTGGTTCCGGTGTCTCATCTTCAATTTCAGGAACATCAGTAACTTATGGTGCGGGTGGTGCCGGTGCGAATGCAGGAACACAGAATTCTGGTGTTAATGGAACATCAAATAGAGGTAATGGTGGTAGAGCTGGTGGTGCGGCAGCTTCAAATTCTACTGTTGGAGGAAATGGTGGTTCTGGTATTGTGATTATTAAATATTAATTTACAGTATTGGTAATTTATTTGTATAGTAGTTTAATATATGTTAAAGATTTAGGATAGTTTGACTTATAACTTTTTATATATAGTAATATGAATAACTATGAGATGAATAATATACCGTTTGGTCGTTTAGTACAAGTAGTAGATGGATACTATTATGATGGATATGGTAATCCACTAAATATAGGAACAGGTACAACATATTCATATCCTAGTGGTGGTACTGGCTCTTCTGGCTCTAGTGGTTCTTCTGGTAGTTCAGGTACAAGTGGAATAGGAATTGATGGTTCTTCTGGTACATCTGGTACTTCTGGTATTGGCATAAGTGGTTCTTCTGGTACATCTGGTACAAGTGGTTCTTCTGGTACATCTGGTACAAGTGGAATAGGAATTGATGGTTCTTCTGGTACATCCGGTTCATCCGGTTCATCTGGTAGCTCTGGTACTTCTGGTTCTAGTGGAACTGATGGAACTTCAGGAACCGATGGAACTAGTGGAACTTCAGGTACTGATGGAACAAGTGGTACTGACGGAACTAGTGGAACTTCTGGTACTGATGGAACAAGTGGTACTGACGGAACTAGTGGAACTTCTGGTACATCCGGTTCATCTGGTAGCTCTGGTACTTCTGGCTCTAGTGGAACTTCTGGTTCTAGTGGCTCATCTGGTACATCCGGTTCTTCTGGTACATCTGGTAGCTCTGGTACATCTGGTAGCTCCGGTTCTTCTGGTACATCTGGTAGCTCCGGTTCTTCTGGTACATCTGGTAGCTCCGGTTCTTCTGGTACATCCGGTTCTTCTGGTACATCCGGTTCTTCTGGTACATCCGGTTCTTCTGGTTCTTCTGGTTCATCTGGTAGCTCCGGTTCTTCTGGTAGCTCTGGTACATCTGGCTCGTCTGGTTCATCTGGTTCATCTGGTACATCTGGTAGCTCTGGTACATCCGGTTCTTCTGGTTCTTCTGGTTCATCTGGTACATCTGGCTCGTCTGGTTCTTCTGGAAGTTCTGGTACATCTGGCTCGTCTGGTTCTTCTGGTACATCTGGTAGCTCTGGTTCATCTGGAAGTTCTGGTTCATCTGGAAGTTCTGGTACATCTGGTTCTTCTGGTAGCTCTGGTTCATCTGGAAGCTCTGGTTCATCCGGTTCTTCTGGTAGCTCTGGTACATCTGGTAGCTCTGGTTCATCCGGTTCTTCTGGTACATCAGGTTTATCTGGGGTAAATGGTGTTGATGGTACATCTGGTTCTTCAGGTACATCTGGAAGTTCCGGCTCAAGTGGTTCATCCGGTTCATCTGGAAGTTCTGGTACATCTGGTTCTTCTGGAAGTTCTGGTACATCTGGTACTTCTGGTGAAAATGGTATATCGGCAGGTCAGACATACTACTTTAATGAAAGTCAAAATTCTGATATTTCTGGTTATAAAGTATTATCTACAGATCCAAGCAGTACAACAACTCAGACAATTACAAGAAATCTAACAGGATCACAGCAGAATGTTTTAGTTTCCGACTATGTAACACCTCAATTAGGTTTTTCTGTAATCCCCGGAGGAACACAAAGATTTCATTTACATTATTTAAAACAAGCAAGTAATGATGATATTGATGCTTATGTTGAAATACAATTAGCTGATTCGACAGGAAATCCAATAGGCCCAACAATAAGTACAAATATCGCCTTAATTGGTTGGGTTAGTTCAGTAATACCGGTTGAAGTTAATGTCGATATAGTATTACCAACAACAACAATCGATCCAACAAACAGGATGATTGTTAGGTTATATCTTAGTAATAATGATTCAACTGCTCATTCAGTTATTTATTACACGGAAGGAAACTCATATTACTCTTTTGTAATAACATCAGTTGGTGCAATTGCAGGAACTTCTGGTACAAGTGGTTCTTCTGGAAGTTCAGGTACATCTGGTAGTTCTGGTACATCTGGTTCATCTGGTACATCTGGTTCATCTGGTAGTTCAGGTTCTAGTGGCTCATCTGGTTCGTCTGGTACATCTGGTAGTTCTGGTTCGTCTGGTACATCTGGTAGTTCTGGTTCATCTGGTTCAAGCGGTTCATCTGGTAGTTCTGGTACATCTGGTAGTTCTGGTACATCTGGTAGTTCTGGTACATCTGGTTCATCTGGTACATCTGGTTCATCTGGTAGTTCAGGTTCTAGTGGCTCATCTGGTTCGTCTGGTACATCTGGTAGTTCTGGTACATCTGGTTCTTCAGGTACATCTGGTTCGTCTGGTACAAGTGGTGTAAGTGGGATTGATGGTGCTTCTGGTACAAGTGGGTCATCTGGAAGTTCAGGTACATCTGGTAGTTCTGGTACATCTGGTAGTTCAGGTACTTCTGGTTCGTCTGGTTCGTCTGGTACATCTGGTTCTTCTGGAAGTTCAGGTTCTAGTGGTTCATCTGGTACATCTGGAAGTTCAGGTTCATCTGGTTCTAGTGGTTCATCTGGTAGTTCAGGTACTTCTGGTTCGTCTGGTTCGTCTGGTACATCTGGTTCTTCTGGAAGTTCAGGTTCTAGTGGTTCATCTGGTACATCTGGAAGTTCAGGTTCATCTGGTTCTAGTGGTTC